ACCAACGGATTAAAAGTCCGCTGCTCTACCGACTGAGCTAACGACCCGAGAAACGCGCATTATAGGGAGGCAGCGTTATCCCGTCAAGCGTTGGCAAGAGGGCGTGGCGTGTATGGATACTATCTTATTTAATTTAAATGGAATATATACTGAATTAACTGAAACATTCTTATAACCTTGTGCTACTTCATGAGATGCAAGTCCAGTTCCACATCTTGGACAATATGGTAGTATTTTAAATCCTTCATATATTTAGCTAAAGCTTTCTTTCTATCGTGTTTAGGATTGAATTCTAAAAACCATTGTCCATTTCTTATTTCGTATCTATAACCCATAATAACTTCGTGGTAGAATCTTAGTGTAGCTAAATACATAAATAAATTATGTCCTAATACATCCTTAATTATATCTTTCAGATAAGGCTTCTTTAGTATGATGCCGTTTTCCCAGCCTTGTTCCATTGTACAGTCTATCTCTAATTGTCTATCCCACTGTGTTCCTGGGACTAATGCTATATTTAAGATTCTATTACCATTCTCTCTTGTAGAAATTATTTGTCTACTTCCTACTATGTTAAAATTAAGTCTTAATGGCTCTATATTATACATACTAGAGAATTTACTAAATCTAGGATCAGTACTACCTTTGAATATACCATTATTGTAAGTATTTACTACATGTATATTTATGAATCCAGATGAATGAGGATCTTTAGAGTAATTATCTAAGAATTCTTTAAGCTCTCTACTATAATTTTTCATATGAGGTTTATGTATTTCCGAAGCTATTTTTATGATCTCTTTATTTATGTTTATGTCAGTTATTATATTACGTTTTTTCTGTAATATATTAAATCTATCTTCTAGACATGTCTTAATAGTCGTCTGTACATTAACCGCTACAACTGGATTATCCCAGTTATCTATATTATCTGCCAAATGTAAGAAATTAGGATAGTCTTCTTCCTCACCTTCATATCCGTCAAACTCATCTGAACTTCTAATATGGTCAATATATACCTCAGACGGTACTAGCCACTCTTTCAATGTTTCTACCATTTTATCTGTATATTTCTTAGCTATTACTACATCCATTCTTCCACCATGAGATGTAGCTAAATCGACTACTGCTAATTCAGCATTGTCGTATATTTTAACAATATCTTTCTCATTATCTTCGTGTATTCTTACCGATACTAATTCTTTACCCTTAGTAGAAGTTAAGTCTATATATTTTCCATTATCTATAGTTATTTTACATCTACCGAAGAATGTACTACGCTCTACACTAAATTTAGATATATCTTTAGCGAATATCTCGAATGGTAAAGCATTCTTAATATATTCTTGAGCTCTATTATATATTACATCAAACATCCCGTGCTTAGAATCCATAAATCCGAACATATTGAAGAAGAAATTTAATTCATAATTGTAATATTTCATATTATGAAGATCTAACGGACAATACTCTAATACCTCATTATTTCCTTCACCGCTTGTATCCACTCTTACGAGTTTAATTACAGGATCCCCTGCTAAGAAGTCTAATACAAAACTATAGGCACTTCCATCGATTTTTCTTCTCATTTTTATTAAGTTTCTACTGTAAATACGTTCACTATTATATGTAATATTATCTTGTGGATCATCTATATCGAATTCTCCTTTTCTTAGATAGTCTCTAAACATTCCCCAGTTCTCTTTATGTAATAAATTAATCTCTTTAGAATCATTGTCGTAATTAATCCAATTTAACATTTCCCATAATTTATCTAAATATCCAGCTACGTAAGATCTAGCCAAGCTTCTTTCCATATTATCATAGTATGTAGAAGCCATATACATAGAAGTAGTAGATTTGCTTATGATATCTCCTAATTTCCAGTGTAGATTTATATTCCATATTTTTTCAGAAACTTCTCCATACTCTCCTTGTATTTCCTTTCTTACATCATATATAAGAATCTTGTCAACATTTGTTGAATAATCACTAATTTCTATTTTTACATCTTCTCCAGACTTCTTATATACGTGCATATTATCTATTCTGGAGACACAAAGAGAATGTAAAGTTCTACTATAGTATATAACATTACTAGTGAGTGAAATTGTTTTAGAATTTTGATATTCTTTGAATATTATTTTATCTTTATGCTTCTCTATATCGTCTTTATAATATTCGTATATAACAAACATTACTACTTCCCCGTCACTAGTCTCATATTGTTCGTTAGGATCTTTAGGACACCATAATCTAGTCTCAGTAGAACATACTGGCCACTCTGATCCTTCTTTAGCTTTTAAGAAGACATCACCTTTGTCTTTTATCGTTTTCATAAATTCTAAAAAATCTTTAGTCTTTTTCATAATTAAAATCCTCCTATATTTTTATTAAGTAATTAATCAGTTCGACATAAAAAGCCTCCCCTAAACGGAGAGGCAAATTCTTAATCTAATAAATAACCTATACCACTAAATAATAATGCTAATACTCCAACACTAATAAACGTAAGCATAATCAGTATAGCCCATCTGTAAAATCCATATATAAATTTTTCTAACAATCCTTTGGGGTTATCGTCGTATTCTTCGCTATCGTATCCCATACATATTCCTCCCAGTATTATTCATTCATAATTACTTCGGTTGAATATCCCCTAGATTGTATTTTTCTTTTAAATACTCTATTGCTTCCTCTTGAGTAGTAAATTCTTTATCTATTGTAAATCTATTGCTTGCAATATCGTATTTCATTGCTCTTTTATAACATAGAGATTCTAGAATATCCATTTGTGAATAATAGGATCTTACATTTTTCTTCTGTAAATCGTTGAATAAAATATCTTCTAACGACGCATCCCACTCTAATTCTCCACCATCATAACCAATTAAGATCATTCTTCTAGGTCTATAGAATTTAAATTTACCATTCTCTACAATTACTTCTGCTATAACGTGATTTATAACCCAATTATCAATAAAACCTTCGTCGAATCTTCTAATATTGACTTGTAGTATATCGGCTCTGTCATATATTTCTACTTCGAATATAGAATTATCTTTTATATGTTTTTTCCATTCTTTTACGGTACCTTCGTCGTAACGATTTACATCACATATCAGATTTATTAAAGCTTCTTTTTCTTCAGGATACACTATATAATTTTTAGATTCTCTAGCTTCTCTAGCTAAGCTATTCTTCATAGCTACATGGTAAGAAGATAAAGTATAAGGATAAGTAGCATTATCGTCTTTAGTTGGATGTGTCAAAGCTTCCTTGACAATCTGCTGCTCCGCTCTGATGTCTATGTAAAAAGGAAATTTCAATTCAGCAGGTTCTGATAACATTTTACTCAAATAGAACTGAGATACATTTACTGCATTAAATACTGGGTATCCTACAACACCAACGAATTTAAGCTGTATATAAATTATTAAATCAGTCAATGAATTAAATGTGCTAGATTTATTCAAGTTAACTCCATATTCGTTTTTATCTCTAGGTAAATTATAAGGTCTCAGTCCATAGAATTTGTTCCCACTATATTTATAGCTACTGATATAGAATCCACTATCGTTTCCGAAATCTATTTGAGTTTCGCTATAGTCTGTACCAATTAGATTAGTATATTTGAATTTACGACCAAATACCGCTTCCACTGGTTCTATAGATTCATAATATTCGTAAGCTTTCTTTAATATAACTTCTCCTACTGATCCTTCTTTTTTTAATTGATTAAATATATTAGTCTCTTTTTTGAGTGCGTCGTCTAATCTACTCATAGTCAATTCTATTTTATTATTAGGAACTAATTCCTCATAGAAGTAAGATTGTCTACCTTTCTCTATATTATTATACGATACCTTAATTGCTGGTCTACCTAAATATCTCTCACAAGATAATTTAATATTATTTATCTCCAATAAATCGGCACCGCTACATTTTAAAGGATTCATTTCTTCTATATAAGATTCTTTTACCTTACCTTTAACTGTATTTAACATTACACGATAAGTGTGGTCGTCTTTTATTTTTGGCAGAGATCCTCTTTCTGTTAAAGATATTAAGTCATCCGTATAAGTATAGAAATAACTATTCGATAAATACTCATTTATATCCTTTCTAATTTGCTCCACAAACTCTTTATCTAATCCACCATGTGTTAATAACCATTTTTCTAGTTTAAGTATTACTTCCGATACGACTAAACCATCTTTACCAGTCATCGTAATATTCATATTTGAATTCATTCTTAGTCTATTAAGGAATGCATGACCTTTACTTAACCTACTCATTTTTTCGAAATCGTTTTCGTATATACTATAACATTGATCATCCATATAATATTCTAGTACGTGACATTTTAACGCTGGATTAAAATACAGCCATATCCCGAATCCCATTTTATTCCAATTTACTCTATCATAATTCTCGAACATTGTTACTGAGTAAAATAAAGGAACACCGTCCAAACTGTCTACACGATTAAATCCTCTCTCGATTGTAGACTTATAAACCACACATCTTAGTCCACCACCAGCTATCTCTCGTTTTTCACCTTCTAAGCTTGGCAGTAATTCATAAAAATTTGTATTCATATCGAATACCTCCTTAAAAAAAATATTTATAATTATTCATCGATTATAATAAGATAAAATAAGATACTTTCCCACTCCACTCTTAGGTATTCGTATCCTATTTTATCTAAATCGACGTTAATTATTCATCATCTTTATTCTTAATAAATTCAGCTATTTCTACTACTATCAAAGTTATAACAGATATAACAGCTAAAATTCCTAAGAATTCCACTATATTCACAACTAACTCCCCCTTTCTATTTAAGCTACTTCCTCTATAGGAGTGTTTTCCATTGCTAATATAATATCTTCTATTAATTCTTTAAGAAATTCTTCTTTTTCGTCCATCATAAATCCTCCTTAATCTATGAATTTTTCTATATATTCTATAATGATCTTCTCATCTTCTGTAAATTCTAAGTTAGCGTCTAAAGAATATACTCTAACGGCATTATTTCCATTTTCTGCGATAAAGAATACTTTATTAGCCTCTCTATCTAATACTACAGAAATTCTATCTCCATTTTCTATATATCTAAGAATGTCATTCTCTCTTAAATACTTAGCTTCTTTTCCTGTTACACTACCGTCTGAACATCTGAGGGCTAGTAATCTATCCCCAAAGTGTTCCTTTATTTGTTTTTCCATCTTCTTCTCCTTCTAACCATGTGTATGATTTATCAAATAATATATCTCTTAAGACACGGAACAACTTCATTGCTCCGTAAGTATTAATAGTAAATTTATTTCTTGTAAAGGTTTTATTTAAAGCACTAATAACAAATTTTCTGTCAAGATATATCGACTCTTTTTTAACATTATATAATTTACTAAGTAATTCTTCTTTAGTTAACGATAACACAGAATTCGCTTTATCTATATGTCTAATCGTAGCTAAATAATCGTCGTTTTCTATTACACTAAAATCTAATTGCTCTTTCTTAATATCCCAGGTAATAAATACCCAAGCTGTGTCTCCTGCAATATAGCTATTAGATACTATAATAAATCCTAGTAATTTTTTATTAAGTTTCTTTTCTGCAGGTGACAACTCTTTGTCTAATTCTGGTTGTCTTTCTATTAAGAATTTAGGAAATCCTTTTCTCATTTTTATTCTCCTTTCTGGAGTTCTGTTTCAATAAAGAAATTGAAATCTGTTTTTTGTACACCCATTATATCAGCTAATTCCTTCAAGAATATTTCTTTTGACTCATTGTCTATTATTATAGGAGCTTTATTCTCAAGAGCCTCAAACGCCCATCGTAAATAGTCTGCTAAGTCTCTATAAAAAATTATTGATTTACCATCTTTCTTGTAATTTGCACATATTCTTTCTATTATACTTAGTTTATATTCACTCACTGGGTAGTTTAATTCCAGATAGTACGTCTCTTTTTCAGTTTCTTGTTCAGTATGTGTGTCTTTGGTTCTCTTAATATCTTTTTTTATCCATATTGAGTGAGTCTCAAGTCCACCAATTTCACCTGTTAACCCAATAAATTCTTCTTTACCATTTAGTGGAGAGCTAGTCCCCACTGTTATCAGTCTTTCTTTCTTATCTGTATTTTTCATATTTATTCACTTCTTTCTGATGAATATTGTCTTAGTGTGTTAGCCGCTGGATACTTCTTTTGTAGTCCTACTCTATTCTTTAAATAAATGAATACTTTAGTTACTAAAGTTATATACTCCTTTAGCTTTTTATTAGAATTATAATCAAAGTTAATTCCTTCTGCATAAAGATTCTCTAATACTTGTTTTATTTTACCAATTATTCTTTCTGTATCATATTCTGAATCTCCTGTAAAGAAATCCAATAATTTAATCGTGGTATTAAACTCATTATCATCTTTATACTCTACATTGTATAATTTCAGAATTCCTAAAGACTCATTAGGGTTATGCTCTACTCTTATATTAGATTTTAATCCAGTTTTTTCTATAAATATATTTAATGACTGACCTCCTAAATTACCATTATCTTCTAAAGATATCGTAGGATTCCCCCAGTCAGGATTATTAACTTCCTTTTTAAATATACTCTGTCTAGATGGATGTTCTGGTCTAGGACCCTTTGCTGGTGGGTTAGTTCCTCTTTCTCTAGTGTTTTCTAAATCTTTTCTACTAAAAATACTCATAATAATTTCCTCCTCTAATTTATTTATTTTATTTAATATTATTTTTCTCTACATATTCCATAATTCTATCGTATCCATTAGCTTCTGGATCATCTTTACAAATTAAATTTAAATCAAATGTTAATGGTAACATATTTTTCGAAATATCGTTTTCGTCTTTTTCTCCTATAGTTGTAACATATCGTAATTTCAATTGTAGATCAACATTTGCATTTTTATAATATACTAATAAATATTTTTTAGCTCTTTCAGACATTGCTTTTATATGACCTATAATATCACCATCTTTGTCGATACTGATATTTGTGATTAGTATATCCTTTTCGTATTTAATCATAACTTCATTTTGATCATGTGGTGCTTGTAAAATCGGGCCAAATAAATTACCTGAATCAAGCATCTCTCTGAAAGGATTTTTATTAATTAAATTAGACACCTCTTGTATTGTTAATTTTCTTTCTAAATTATCAATTACAACTGGTAATTGTAATCTTGGTATTTTCATAATATTTCCTCCTTCAATAATTAATATAAGTACTCAAATACGTATCCGAATGTATTATTTTGTCCTACTCCTATGTACAGTATTTCTTCACATTCAAAATCAAATAGTGCAGGGTATTTTTCTAATCCCCTAGAAACGTTTAATTTCTTATTCAATACATAAAGTATTCTTTCGTTTAAAGTTTTAAACAACCAATCTCCTTCTGCCTCTAAATCATCACCTTCTACGAATTCTTTTTCGTAAGGCCACAATATACTTTCTAAGTCTTTTGCTATTTCCCAAGAATTCTCATCTACTATAAAACAAAGATCTTGTAAATCACCATCATTTTCTATCGTCATTATATGCATATGCTTATTTTTAAAGACGTTATTCTCGTCATCTTCGTCTTTTAATTTCTCTATCATACATACATAATAAGGTAATCTACTACCTATTTCTTTAATGTGATCTTGTCTTTGATATAGATAAATATCTACTTCCACATTACTATTTTGTATATTAGATAATCTTAAGAATCCTACAGATCCTAAATCTTTATCAGTTAATTGTTGTAACATCTTTTTGATAGGTCCGTTTATTCTATCAGTTATATTAACTCCTTTTTCTGGTTTGTTGTTATCTAAAGTAAATGATAAATCTACGGTGATGGATCTTATCGTAGAATTAATTACATTCCCTTCTTCGTCTCTAGCAGCTACGTATCTTAACACTAACTCTTCTTTAGTTTCCATATTATGTTCTTTAACTATATCTATAGTACCTGAAATAAATTCCTTGTCATTCTCGTGTAATATAGACACCTCTGCTATAGGAAATCCCTTTTCGTCTAGTTTAATAGATTCAACAAATATTTCTGGTTTATTAACTTCCACTAATTTACACGGAGCTAATGATTTACTTAGCATAAAATTACCAAATAATTTCTTTCTTTCTAATTTAGTTCTAAATACGTAATCTTTTAAAATTCTTTTCCAATCTTCTTTAGTCAAATCTTCTTTTAATCCTTTTACAATAATAGGTGCTGTAATATCTTTTAACATAATTAAAATCCTCCTAATTTTATTTTTTTAATATAAATTATATTTCTTGCATTCTTCAATAAATTTATTTTCTTCTTCTTTTATAAGCTTATTCCAATGGTCTATTTCGTCTTGTGTTTTAGCTTTACTAAGTCTATCTTTAATAAATGCTATTTCTTGTAAGTGTTCCCATGCTAAATCTGCTGTAGTAAAGTCTGCTTTTATTAGCTGTTCTGGTCTAGCTGGTTGAAGTTTTAGTAATTCATTATAAGTCATAACCAAAATCCATCTAGCCTCATCATCAAATTTAGATATCACATGTAAGAATGTACTTTGATCCATACTAAATGCTGGGTACGCCCTACCTTTTTTGTCAGTATATTCAATCTGCTCAACTTTGAGCTGATTAAAAAATCTTGTGTTTCTCATATTTTCTAGTATGTTTCTAATGTCCCTTAGAACGTTACGGTGTTCTCTACCTGTTACTTTTGCTATATCAAGACTAGTGGCAAATGCTCCTGCCGGTCTTTCATCCGATAAATAATTTGCTATAATTTCATCCATATTAGCAAACAAGTTTTCATTCTGTTTCATTTTAATACCTCCCATTTTTTTTTTTAGATAACGGATTGCTCGGATTTGAACAATCCTCATTTTTACATATATTTTTGGTGTGTATTTATATTATATTTAATTAAATTCGGTGTCCTCCGTTTTGAGTGCTCCTATCTACTAATTAAATTTCTCTTTCTTACGTTCATAGTATTCCATATCGTAAAATACAGCCTCTCTGTTTAAGTAACCGTGCAATTTAACAATACAACATCTTATTCTAAAAGATCTTCTCGCATATCTGGACATTAACTGTAATACTCCATTAGTCGATATTTTAAATTGTAGGCATCTTCTATTATTTCTCGTAATGTAAAACGACTCATCAAAAAGCTTAGTTACATCTATTCCTCCTAGTGACTTCAACTCTTCACTTTCTTGTTTTATATCATTTAACATATTATAGTAGTCTTTGTCTATAGGTAAATTTTCTAGAAACTCCTCTAATTTTTCATTCTTCTCTTTTTTAGCCATATCTAGCACCTCCTTTCTTATAATTTAGTAAACGACATAAAAAGGAGGCCGATTATCCGACCTCCAAGAATAGACATAAACTAATTTACTTTAACTATATTTGTTTGCTGCTTTATTGATAATATTTTCAATTTCTTTATCTGTTATATTTTTCTTTTTAGCAACAACCGCTGGTTTCTTAACTGTAGTTGGCTTTGTAGCTGGTTTATGACTGTGAGAATCTGCTATTTGTTTAGCATCCTTTTTAGTATCTACAGTATTACAGTTGCATTTAGGTTGTTGTTTAGGAGCTTCTGCTTGTTTATTATCTTTTTTCTTAAATACTTTCTTAAGATTTTTTTCTACTGTAGCAAATATAGAATCCTTTTCTTCATGTTTATTATGATAATTAGCTTTTAAAGAATAGTCTGTATTATACATAATATAAGACTTCTCTTCACTAATATATCTACTTCCTCTAGTAGATCTTATCTCATTTACGTCTGGATTCTTCTGTATACTTTTAGCAGTCTTAACGTCTACGTAAAGTGTACCTTTCTTCCATGATTTATTTTTAGCTCCATTTACTCTACATTCAGCAGGTATCTCTAATACAACTGTATCATCGTCTCCGTGCTCTTTAATACCTTTTCTTATTTCACTTCTTACTTTAGAGTCTATACTACAACTCATACTACTTACTTTTCTAGGTGCAGGATTAGTATTATTTGTCTTTCCTTTACTGAAAGTATTTGCTCCTACTAATGCTGATGCTCCTACCACAATTCCCATTAATTTGTTATTTTTCATAAAATATCATCCTCTCTTTTTATTATTATTTTTTATATTTTTTAAATACTTAATCAACATAAATAAACTTCTTAGCAAATTCATTATAGTTAAAACTACTAGAATTGATAAAAGTTTACTGTCTGTCATAATAGCTATTACTACTGACATTGCCACACAGATATCCCATATACTAAATACCAAAGGATGAGCTTTGTCAAAATTATACAATTTATCCCATAAGTTATCTAACATTATCTGTTGTCCTTTCTACTACCGTTACCCCATTCCACTATAGTAATCTCTACATTGTGTCTTTTTATTATACCTTGACTTAAAGGTGCTATTTTACTAAAAGCCCCTCTACTTAAATCAAATGTACGACCTTTAATATAAGGTCCTCTATCGTTTACTCTAACGACTACACTTTTCCCTGTGGCTTTGTTTGTTACTTTTACCTTTGTACCAAATGGTAGTGTCTTATGAGCTGTCGTCATGTCCCATTGATTAAATCTTCCTCCTGTAGCTGTCTGACTACCGTGTAAACTTCCTCCATAGTTTGATATATCCCCTATCAATATGTGGACCCGATCTTGATATTTTACTTTCCCATCATTTACAGCAAGATCTTCTGGTACCTGTTTCGTATTAAATATTCCTTCTTCTTTATCTAAACTTCTTTCGTTTCTTTCCATAGCTTGTAGTGACTCGGATCTTGTAGCTCTTTGAATTTCCTCATCGATTTCTGCGATCGTCATAGGACGACTTTTAAGATTATTCTCCTTCATTATTTTTTCTACTTGACTTAATAATTTATTAATCTCCTTTTTACTTCCATTTTTCTTTTCCAGCTCTCTTACTCTCATTATTAAAATTTCTACTTGCTTTTCCGGCATCACCTTGGTTGTATCTGTTTGAGCAAAAATACTAATACACAACATAATCATCATAAATCCTAATATCTTTTTCATTACTATTTCCTCCTGATTTGTTTTTTATTCTAATATTTCTGCATCTTCTATACCGTCAGTAATCTCGCCTATATTTCTGGATCTAGAATTCTTTATCAATTCTAATTCTTCATGTAAATAACCTAAAACATCCGTTATTTTCTGGATTTGTTGTTCTAAGTTGGTGACTCGGTCATTTAGCGAAATTATATTCTGACTATTAGAAGATACCATGACCATCATAGTTTGTGTTCCACGAACGGTCCCTTGTACTGTTTTTATTTGTCTTTCTAATTCTTCTAATTTCTGCGTTACTTCCCAATCATCTGTCATAGTCCAATTATTCTCCTCTCTTTTGCGGACGTGCAACATACGCCCTCCTTACTTCCGTTTATAGGAGTAAGGAAGGCAATATTTTATTTATTGTGTGGTTTGTCAGTGGAACCTATTCCACCATCTCTGATTGGTTTCTCCATATTGACTAAAACGTCATCGTCTGTTATTTCGTATTTCTTAAACAATATTTGAACGATTCCGTCTCCTGCCTTTAACTCCAATGCTCTAGGTCCAAAGAAATATAAAGGTATTTTGATAGTGTCTTTATAGTCACTGTCAATAATACCTACACTATTCATTAATTGTGTATACTTCTTAACACCTACGCTACTTCTAACGTACATTTCTGCAACGTATTCAGGACTCATTTCTATTTTTATATAAGAATCTACTACGTGACATCTAGTACCAGTATTCTTCATAACAAAATCTACTGGCATTTTTATGTCGTATCCCGCTGATGTACGTCTTTTTCTTTCTGGTATAAGTACCTGAGGATTATCTTTAATCCATTGAGGTACTTTAGGATCATTTTTTAATCCTTCTTCATCGATGATAAATCTGATCATTAAATTAGTTCCTTTCTTTAATATTTGTATTGATACTCACATTTAGCGTTAACTATGTGAGGTTTTGTAAAGAATATGTTGCTCTTAATCCCTTGTACTTTAAGTCTGCATTTTCCACCTTTAATGAGTTCTACTTCATTAAACTTATACATCGTCTGATCATTATAGTACACCGATGAGTGTTTGAAAACTCCTCTACTCGTATATACGATTTTATCTCTAGAAAATGGTAGGGGATTTTTCATCACTTTTTTTATCGTTACATTGTCATAAACGAATACCCCAAGTGTACTACAGTAAATCCTACCGATAAAGAATCCAGCTAAAAGTAAGCCGAATAAGAGCTTTATTCTTCCTTTCATATACATGTCCATAGCTTGTCCTCCCATCCGTTATCAATAATAAAAAACGGGTTAAGACACTTCTTCTATAACAGGATCTTCACAGAAGCCTTTATATAACGTTACAGCAGCATTATTACTTGGTCCTATCTTAGGATTGTATTTAATCTCTACTGTGTTTATAATACTTCTTGTAGGTCCTAAGGACTCATATATTCTTTTTCTCTGGTCTGGCGTATCCCATACAATTACCGGCAACGTATCTCCGTCATAGTCGGCGTTCATTGAAGGAGCGATAAAGAAGTTATGTCTCATAACCATATCGTCTGTCAGACCATAGATCTTTAATCCTAATACTGATGTCGTGTAAATACACGGCTCTCTATTTATGTAAACATATGGATTCTTGATCTTAGGAAATATTTCATATCTAAACATTCCACGTTCATCTGGTGTCATGTTATAGTTGATATTTAATATATCACTTATTTTATTAGGAGCTATCTTCATTTTCTTACATATAGAAGTAACGTCCTTAGCGAATGTTGCTCTTACGAAATCTAACGGAAGTCTTAGTCCATCTACTGGAATTAATTCATCAGTAGAAGCTTCTAATACTAATCTTCCTGAATTATCTACCCTCGGAGTAGCAGCGTCTGTTCTCCAGAATGATTCCTTATCTCCTCCAAGTTCTTTAAATAGCTCTTGGATTATCTTTCCCATAGATTGAGTAATAGTTTTTAATTTATTTATCAATCTACTTTTAATCATATTAGGATCTTCATTAATAGCTTTTATACATGCAGATATCTTCATATATTCACTATTAATTCCTGATTGTCTAACATCTGGTACTCCTAATTTCTCTTTGATCTCCATTGTTCTAAAATTCTTAGATATTACTGGTAGAGCACTTACATACCACCTATCTTCGTATTTCAATAGAAGCTCTTTATACTGATTCATATATTTAATAATAAAGCTCTTTAAAGCTTCTTTATTAAAGAACAAATCTTTCCATTTAAAGTCTTCTATTTTAGCTATATTTTCTTTATTAGCCTTTTTCTTACCTCCGTTAAGCTTCTCTATTAAAGTAGCTCCTTTATAGATATGCTCATACATTAAATAGCATAAATATGGATGTAACATTTTGATAGGTTTGAATGCTGCTCTTTCTTCTTCCGTAAGACTCATTGTATTAGGATCTCTAGGGTTAATCCAAAACCATCCAATCGCTTTAGGTTTAACTCTTTCTACAATTGTCCCACAACTAGGACATTCGTCATATAAGTGATCACTTCCTGATAGATTACCACATCTACAGGAATACATATTAACTAACGTATCATCTTCATCCTTAATAGATAATCCAAATTTCCAAGAAAAAATACTATCAACACTTGACAATTTCTTAAGTTTCTCTACCGTGGCTCTGTCGTAATAATCGTTATAATAGTCGATAGAGTCATCGATAAGAAACCCATCACCGTCTAATGAAACAGATTCTCTCATTCTTTTGTCGATATCCATCAAATTTACATACACACATTTTTTCATTTCTAACATTCCTCCTCTTTCTGAAAATAAATAAAACTGTCCTCCTTTCTGCTAAATTATGTGGTTTCTAATTTAATGGTCACTTACATAATATATAATTTCATTTAAGTAAACATTCTCTATTGAAAAAAAAAAAGAAGGCGAATTAACGCCTATTTGTTTGGTGACGGAGAGCCGCCGCATACGCCGTACGATTCTCCTCAATTATTCTCCCGAGACGTTGCACGTAAGCATGTGTCTCATCGAATTTTTGTGATTGAGGATTCATGTTCACCATAACCTCCTCCAAAAATTTCTTTTCTTTTTCCCACTTCTCGAAATTAGTTTTCGAGAAAGTGTAATAATTTCCTCTTCTATCTGTTCTGTCTACTCCTGCTACCATAATTACCACTTTCCTTTCTTTTTTAATATGCTTGATTTTGGTCTTCATATATATAATATAAAATTATAAAAAAATTACCAAAACGACATAAAACCCCCCTCCACAATGGAAGGGGGTAAATTTGAAAGGAATGTTATATCTATTTGATCTTAAAATACCTTATCTAGTTATACGTTATTCGTGACAAATAGAGGGTACTGCTTTTCGTTACTATCTAAAGTAATTCTAGCTTCACTTCTATTTTTTATTAACTCTGTACAACTCTTGTCTAATAATTCTAAAGATGTCATTAATGGATTCTGTCCATTAGCATCTTGTCCTGGTCCTATTTTAGCAACTGCTATTTGGATTAATCTATTTATCAGATTAAGTCTTTCTGTTATAGGCATTTGTGTCTTAGCTGATATAAAAGCTACTACTCCTAGTTTATCTAATATACCTGCTGTAATATCTCCAAAATCGTTGTTAACTATACCAGCGTAATAAGATAAGCTTTCTCCTAATCCTCTTAAACCAGGCTTTTTCTTTTCTTGTTGAATTGATAGATTATACTTAGTATCATCGTTTACTAAATCTTTAGCTTTCTCACTAGTAATCAATTTTTTCAATTCTTTATTTTCTACTACTAATTTAGCTATATAAGTCATATCATTTAACCCAGGAAATTTCTTAAACCAAGAATCTTCTTCTGGTGGAGTATCTGGATTGAATTGAGGGTTCTCCTTAAAGTATCTAGTAATCACACAAGCCCAATCTACTGACAATTCATATAACAAAAGTGCCAGTCCTTCAGCTATATAAGGTTTACCAAAGTTCTCTCTACCATAAACATTTAATGATTTAGTAATATTTTTATCACACATCATATCAAATAATTGATTATAGATTTCTGCGAATCTAAATTTCTTTTCGTCAAATGTCTTATTTAAAATAGTATATAAATCTTCTACGTATTTATAGTTAGGTGCTTTAGTTATTCTACCATGAACTATAAATGCGTCCCAATCTATTTGTGTATCAATCATATATTGATCGAATTTAGCAGTTACTTGGCTTATAACGTCTATTGTCTGAATTCTAGTAGGCTCTAATTCTTCTTCAGCTACTTCTTCGTCGTATTCTATATCAGAATTGTCGTCTAAAGCTAAATCACCTTCATTGAGCGGGTCATCTGTTATAATTTCTTCTTCACCAGGAACTTCTGCTAATTCGTTTCCTAGTTCATCTTCAGCAGCTTCTCCGAATGTTAATCTACCAGATCTTCTCATTTCATTTATGAACACTGATTTCAACTGTTTACACCTCCTTCTTATACATGTTGCTTATATTTAATTATAGTCTGCAAATCTTTTTCGTATGAAGAAATAGCTGATATGAAATCGTCTGCTTTATATTTAGCGTAATTCATTACCATTCCTTCACTTATATAAACGAAGTCAGAATCTTCGTCTATTATAGATACACTAATAACAGGTAACTGATCTACTACTCTTTTATAATCTTCTTTTTTCATAAGATCTAATCCCTTATTCTTCATTTCTACATATTCACCAAATGATATAGCTATATGGAATAAAGGTGATTTAACTCCTTCGATCTTGTTTATTATTTTACTAAATGAATTACTCTTAAGCACTTTCTTCTCAGCATCTGTTCCTTTCTTCTTCCAGAAAGTTACAATATTCTTTAATTTCTTGATAAAGCTTCTTTCTTCTCTTAATACAGTAACATTTTCTAAAGCTCTTTTATTAAGCTCTATTATAGTCTTCATTATATCTTCTGTAGGAAGTGATCTAGGAGCTATGCTTAATCCTAACAATGTTTTTCTAGATTGTATCTTCTGGTCTAATCTAGTTACGTTATCATTATCTTTGTACTCTATTACTACTTCTATATAAGAAGGTAAAGCATCTCTTCCGTGTTGTATGAATTGACCAGCTTCTCCTGCACCTACAGCACAATCTATTTTGCTTATTAGTTCATAATCTTCTGGGTGACGTCTTACAACAGATGTAAATGAAGGAATTATATATAAATACTCACTATTATGTGGTCTCATATATTTACTAGCTCCGCTTTCACTAAAAGCTGCTAATACTTCCTCATAAGATAATTCACTCTTACCGTACAATTTAGCAGCAGCTTTAAGATCTTTACTCATAGGAGATAGAATCTTTTGTGTCTTAGCCATTCTAGATACTATAGAACCACCATCTGTTTGTGCCATAGTACTTTCTAAAATAGCCTTTGTTTCTAGTAAGTTTTTAACTTCTAATGCCTTAGCATATTTAGTAGCAAATGTAGTACTTATGGCATCACTTACAACCATAGGTTGTTTTAATACTAAATTACTTCCATATTTTCTTTCATTATTTAAATTAGCATTCCCATTAAGTAAATTTATAGGAACAGCAATTAAAGTAGCGGCAACATCAACCAATGATCCTACACCAGTAATTGACTTACCTAAGTTAGCCATATCTTGTAAATCTTCTACGTCAAATCCTGCTTCCCCTGATGTTTTTTCTCCTGCCGGTACTCTGTCTTTAAGTACGATATCTTTATCAGGTACACTAGTAGCTTCAGGACTATTTTCATCTACAGGAGGATTATATACTAAATTATCTTTAGCTTTATCTAATCCCTCTATAATATCTCCTACTTTGTCTTCTACAGCATCTCCTACTCTTTCACTCAATTCCTTAACTTCGTAATGATCTTTCTTAATATCTTCTTTTACTTCATCACAATCGTTCAAATAAAGATCTTTAGCTTTATGAGATGCTTTAAGCGCAAATAAAGCTATGATATTGTCAGCTAAAGAATCCATATAATTTTCTTCTAATTTGTCTCCACTTCTATTGACAGTAGCTACTAATCTTTTAATTTCGTTCTTAATAGTAAAATAGCTTTTTTCGAATTTACCATCAGCAAATATGTCAGATGGCTTATCTTGTGTGTGAATATCTAATTGTACGATATCATTCTTAACATTAGATATTTGAGTATTTAACTCAGGTACCGGATGAGCTGCGTCCATAGACTCAGCACTACACATTATTTTAATTTTCTTTATAGCTTCATCTTTAATCTCTCTTAAATTCATTTTTCCTCCATTCTCGTATATATAAAAAGATTCACCAACCGTTTCTCCTTCTAAGTCATCGTCCAATGAATCGAATAATACGTCTAAATCTTCTTCATCTTCAAATAAATCAGCAAAAGGATCTTCGTCGGCAAAGTTACCTGTTGTTATAGCTTCCTTAAATTTTTTAAAAGACTCTAATACTTGAGATTTAAATTCTTCTCCGTATTCTTCTTTATATTCTTCAAAGAAGTTATCGAATCTTTTCTTAGTCCATCTAGACAATTTAGCTTTAATCGTCTTTTGATCGGGTGATCGTTTAGCGTCTAAACGTCTCTCACGTTCATTCTCTTTTTTTATATCTTTAACTTCTTGTAAAGAATCTCCTACGAATTGGAAAAAACCTTGTTGACCTAACCAATCAGCAAATACTTGTCTAGAAGATTTACCAACGTTATGTAACCATTTACTGATTTTTTCCCAACGTTCCTTACGACTCATCTTATCAGAATCTTCCTTTTTATTCTTTAAAATCATAGATAAACATTCATCTCCTTTCTAATAATTTGTATACACGTAAGTTAAGCCACCCTTGAGAAACATAGATATAATATAGGGGATCATCCAACCCCTTCAATCTTGTTATGAAAACGCCCTTTTCAAAACGAGACTCCTTTACTGGTATAAACTGTCATATTTTGGCTGATGTGGATTTGTCCATATTAGTTATCTTTCTGAAAATACGTAGAATGCCTCCCAATCAGGGGAGGCTTTTTATGTCGTTAAAAAAAAAAGACGACATAAAGTTCCCCTCCTGATTTTAGGAGGGGTTCTTCTCATCCATCTCTTTTAAAAAGAATAATTTCCTATACTGATTTACAGTAGTTAAAACATCATGTGTTTGTGTCATCAATAGAGGATATTCTTTATTTATTAATGCCTCTACTTTCTTTAATCCTAATCCTTTAATTCCTTTATACTCATTTCTATCCATTCCTCTGATTAAATAATAATATGGTAAAAAGCTATAATGTATTTTAGGAAGATCCTTCTCTATTAACATTAATTGTCTATCGATTAAATATTTCCCATTATAGATAGAAATATCATGGTATGACAATATACAATTATAATGAGGATCTCTGCTAAATATTATATACTTCTTATCTGGGTGTAGATCAATCTTTTTCCATATATCTATTATAGGACTATCCTCTGTTTTTATTAAATCTAAATTAGGTTTTAGATCAGCTAATTTCTGTAATTTACTAATAAGGAATTTATCTATAAAATCTCTTATATTCTCATTCTTATATCTCTTCATTCTATCCTTACACCAATCTTCATATATAGAAGGAAAATAAGTATATTTCTCGAGATTATAATATATAGATATCTTACTCTCTGTAATATAAAGCTCTAAGAAGTAAGCTAAGTTAGAAGTAATAGTATTTACCAACTTTCTTCTCTCAGATTTCTCTTCAGGTAAATCATCTTTCATTACTAACGATAATAAAGAATCTAAATCTATTATCATTTCATCATACCCAAAGAAATCTCTGTCACCTGACATAAATAGGGACTTAAATATTACCGTCCCTATTAAGTCAAAGTCTTCTTCCTTTTTTACCCACTTATCTGACATATATACTCCATAAAATGATATAATGATACTTCCCCATTGGCCTCTTCTAACTGGTCTACTGGACCATCTTTATCTAGATTTATGTTACGTCTTTCATCATAGTATTTAACAGAGATTAAATCTTTTATACCTAATCTACTTACTATTCTCTTTAATGAAGTAGTAAGACTCATAGATAATTCTACAACGAATGTATCAAAGAAATTATTGAAAGGATTGTTTAATATCATCTTCATATAAGGTAAAATAAATCTACTACCTAAAGATGCTATTTTTGTTACTATTATTTCCTCAGGAGACATATCTAGTCTTTGATAATCTAAGTTATAATCTGTTAAAGAATAATATTCGTCTATATCTAAAGCGTGGTATGATATAATACCAGCAGATATGTAAGACGCTGTATAAGTAATATTCTCTAATTTACTTTGCACGTCTACTGAATTCACGTATCTCAATAAACTAAATCCAGGAGGGATTAAATACAATCTATTCTCTCTAATACACCAAAAGAATGTAGGTAATATAATCCCATAATATAACTTATTATTTTGATTATAGTTATGCACTCCTATAAAGGACCCGTAAAGAATCCTACTAATATCATTCTCATCTAAGAAGTTAATCTTGTCTAAGAATTCTCCTTGTGTTCCATCGGGATTTCTTACAAGTCCGTATAAATACATATAAAAATCACTATCACTTAAAGTAGATAAATATCTCCCTAAATTATTTCGATCAATTATAGTTGTATTAAATTCTGTATCATCAAATAATGAATCGATTAGTACGTTGTTCATTTATCCACCTCCTCTAGGTCTATATCTTCATAATATATTCCTAAAGGATCTCTAGAAATGTCTACTAAACCACATACGACAGTCTTACACAAGTCAACTATATTATCGGCTGTAGTATCGTCAAATATAGCTTCCTCATTGTGATACAAATATATATTTAATATTTCATCACTTATACGTATAATATTACCTAAATAATTATCCCAGTATAGTCTTGTATTCTCTGTCGTTCTATAAGTCTTAATAAGATGCCTAATACACTCAGCTATACCACTAAGTGTACTCTCTATAACGCCCATTAAGATTCCCATAGACAGCTTACCAGCTATCTCATCTTCATCATATTGACTCTCCGCAAAATAGGTTTTGAGGATAAGATTAGATAACATAAATGAGATCTTATGTCTAGTTTCTTCTATTAAGTAATTTATATGTCTTTCTTCATCTTCATCTCTTTTCAGTATAGCGTATACTTGACTTTTGAATCCTATCCCTATATTAGATATAAGTGTCTCGTAATATAAAGGACTTACTTTTATAAGAAAGTCCACATAAGCTTCTATTTCGTCACCTCTATCAGTAACATCTTTTCTAAGAAGACCGTCAACTTCTTGGAACGTACTTTCTGCCCTTTTCAGCAGTATAGGATCTTTTCTTAACGCATCCATTTCCTCAGCTTCAAATCGATCCCGAATATATTCCCCAAATCTATATTCATTAGGATCTCTATTAGGGTTATTAAGATTAAATCCAAAGAACTCCTTAATCCACATATTCTACCACCTCCCACAATTCAAATCCACTTACTATCCTTTTTTGAGGGTTTACACAATTCATCCTCAATCTAGGAAAAATGTCAGCTGTATTCCAGCTATTACAATAAGTATAATACTCGTCTATTATTTTATCTAACTGCCAACTATCGACGCCAGGTGTTAGACAATAAGGATGATAATCATTTATAAATAATCCTCCTACAATAAATAGGTCAAATATTTTATAAGCTAAGACATCTATATTCTTAGTATCTACTATAAATGTCCTTAGCTCTTCTTTGACTGCTTTAATAGCTCCCTGATCATCAAACACACTATTCTTAAGTATCTCATAAATCATTTTCATTTCTAGTCTTCCCACTATCTCCCAATATACTTCTTCGTAATTGTTAGGATAATCTCTGTTAATTTGATTCTTTAATATATGTAATCTACCACTATCCTTTAATGCTTTATAATAGTGGGCTTGTATAAATATCATGGTGCACCACCTTCTTATATTGACGACTAGATATTATTTCATCTGGTATATGAAAATGTAGTATAGTATTCTTTCCTAAAGGTGTCCCATTCTTACTGAAGTATACTCCTAAGTAATCTAGATTATAGAATTTAATCCAGTTATCATCTTCCTTTCCACCTTTCTTTGCGTTAGCCGCTATTTTCTTATTATCTTTAGTCTCTGTATGTTGAGTATAATGAGCGTACGCAAATAAGTTAAATATATCGAAAGGATTAGGATCTCTTTTATTATCTCTAAATAATACAGATTCTATCATCTCATCACTACTTGTCTTTATTTTACTTAAGATTTGATTTGGTTTAAGATTAATTCTTTTAGTAAGTAATTTAGGGTCTAATCTTCTATCTCCTTTTCCTGTCTCATTTATATCACTTAAGATAACTTCTTCTAATTTACCTAGGTGTATAAAATTACGAACAGGTGTAGGTTCACCATTTCTCTTTTGTAGTAATGTCTTAACCGCGATATTTACGTCTATTTTTGTTCTTCTTAAGTTAGCTCTTATTCTAGATTTCTCATCTGGTATACTAAGCTTACTAGCTTCTTTCTCAACCTTCTGGAATTCTTTAGGATGTTCATCCATATATAAAGCTTGTCTATACGTGTTCATGATTAATTCTTCCCATTCAGGTTCTTCTCTTTTGAATACTAATAAATCAGTAGGCTTATGATTCTTTACTTCGTCTACGCATAGTAAATGGAATGGATTTGTTTTGTAACTAAACCACTCGATGTAGAGACATTTACCAAACATCTCATCATCTTCTATTCCTTCATACACCGTATAATACTTTCCATTAGTGAATACTTTCATTGCTACTCTTTCACCTTTAGACGTTATTCTATTACTTTCTGCACTATTATACACACCATAATAAGAAATACCATCTATAATGTATTTACCCGTCTTATCTATTTCAGGAACAATTATGGTTTGCTCTTTAACAAACAAACCACTCTCACTTCTTTCCTCTGTCTTAGGAGGATCTTTCTCTATCCTTTCCAAAGCTTCTTGTAGTATTCTCTTAGCATCCCAATTCACATTTTGATATCCTTCTACCTCTCTGTCGAATTCTTCTAAGGTAATTTCTAAAGCAGATCTTCTAAATTTAGGACTTACAGTCTCAGGATCTATTAAATACTTCAATTGTAATTTACTAAAGACATTATCGATATTATTTATATCCACACTATAAGGAACATTTATATTCTTCCCCAACTTTACTAAGAACTCCTTATAGTCTGTCTCAAATGTGCTTCTTAAATCAGCTAGATCTTCATTCCATCCTACTAATATAGTACCCTTAAGATAAGCATAACAATCTCTGATAATATCTTTTATATCTCTATCTTTAGAATTTAGTAGGTTAGTATTAACTATATGTCTATCTAAACAAGTCATAAGATCAAACGCCATATCATTCATTATCTAATTCCTCCCTTATTTGTACTAAAGACTATCAATTAATGCTTTAAATTTAGGAGATAGCCCATTATTATTTTCTTTATTTGTAATATGATCAATATACAACTCCCATGCTTCAGTTAAAGATTCCATCTCTTCTTCTCTTTCGGGCATAGGTGAAAAGAAATCAGTGATCTTGATTATACCCCAATGTCTAGTAGTCGTATTTGAAATTTTATCTTTTTCAAATGTACCTATAGAAAAATGAGATTCTCTTTCTAATGTATAAATTCCATCCGTCATTTTTATCAATCCTCTCTATTAAAAAATAAATTATGTTCTGGACATAAAAAGAAATGCCACTAGCACCGTCTAATGACCGTACTAGTGGCTCCTGCTAAACTACATAAATCTTTTTCTAAAGTTTACGTAGAAAGCAGTTTCTAATTCCTGCACACTCAATGTGTAAACAGGTTCTATTTCTACTAAGTTTAATCCTAAGAAGCTGCAAAGTAATGATGCTGTATTAGCATAGAACTCGATAGTTCCATTTGTTTTATTCTGTCTATTAGGAATAGCGTATCTTTTGTCAAATATATTAGGATAATCGATTGATGTAATTAATTGCTCAGCTTCTACAGCTGTTTGTTGCTCTGCTAATTGAACAACGTTTTGAGCTTCTTGTCTTTGTATTCTCAGACTTTCTTCGCTTAAAGCAATTGTAATTATAGACTTAACTCCTCTCTTTAATTTGAATGCATTGTCAGAAGATGGTAAGTAATTCTTTAATACATTGCTTAACATTTCACTTCCTCTTCCATATACTGATTCAAATAATGTTGCTAATTCTGTAGCAGTCAGAGTTGTGTAGTATACGTCTTTTTGAGTAGGTATTTGGTTTTCTACAAACATTTTAAGTTCTTGCTTAGTTATTTTAACAGTATACTCGCATGTCTTTTCTTCATTTAAAATTACATTACTCATTGTTTTAAGCATCTTCACTTCTCCTGTCATCATATTATCCTCCTCTTTATGAATTTCTGTACGTCCGAAATTATTAGGGGATCCGAACATTCCCTCTCCAAATAATTCTGCACCAGGTATTCCTTCTCCTGTAGGATTTGCATTTAAATCAGCTGGAATCTCATTTTCTGGTACAATTCTTTCTTTTGTTTCTTTTTCTGTAGCATTGTTAACAGGTGCTCCTGCAAAAGCTTCAAAATTTACTTCGTTTGACATAATAATTCTCCTTCTCTAATTTTTTTTTTGTTTTTTAATTTAGCTAAATTAAAATAATTTAATCAAGTTCACCAATAATAGAGTCAATATCGAATTCTGTCGTCACAGATTCACTTATTGTATCGGCTTTCTTGATCTGTTTATAGTAATCGTCAGATGTTGTCCAATTCTCTGGTAGTATTTCCATTATATAATATGTAGTAAATGCTGCTTGGACTTTATCGATTAGATCTGACTTTGCTACATCGTTTGATATTACATTGTAACTTCTAAGATCATTACCAAAGAATAATATGAATGCTAATCCTCTTAATGTTCTATCGTTCATATCATCTAATACAACATCTAAAGGGAATTCATAATAATCTTCCTTAGCGTTCTCAATGTAACCTGTAACTTGTTCCTTGTAAGTCTCCCATAACATTACTGTAAATCTTCTGAAGAATGTTAAGAAGCTTTCCTTATTATATTTTATGATATACCTATTAATATCTAGCACAGATACAAATATATCAAAGTAATAAGGATCTAATGTAGAATACTCCAATAATTTATCAATTCCATGTTCCATCATAGCTGTAACATCTATTGATTTATCTTTAGAAACTTCATCCAATGTTACCCTTATATTTTCTAAAGCATTCATTAAAGTAAATACACTAACCAGACCTGGTACCTTTAGTGGTAAGTTCTCTATTACCACTTCAGCAGCTTCCGGTATTTCCATTATTATATCTAGACATCTCTGGAATGATGTTGCTTGATTTCTAACAATGCTTTCAATCAATGATCTTAAGAAGACACTCTCTTTATCATCTTGCTTAATAGAGTTATAAAGCTTAATAGGAAGTACGAATCTTTCTGTTAATATATTCTTACTTCTTGTATTTCTGTCCCACTCTATATGCTCTATGAAGTCGAGTATCGAATCTCTTACTTCTTCGTCATTACAGTTAAAAAAAGTTTCTATTAGATTGTCGTGCAACATTCGTAAAGTACCAACTGTATCTATAGCATAATAGATATCGTAGTACTTATTCGTAATAATCATATCACGAAACATATTTAACCCAGCTATGTCTAATTTAAGTAATACCATATAACCAGATATTTCTAGTAGTCTTTGGAGTACTTTAAAATTCTTAGTCTCAAGGTAAAGCTCAATTAATTGCTCCTCCTCGTACGCATAATCTTTCAATCTCCGTTCACCTCACTTTCTGTCATATTTTGTAATGTAGCAGATTACTATCACTGCTATAATATATAACTTGAAATAATTAAAATCCTCATTCCAAGTATACATAAGGTTCGACTTTAATCTACCAAAGCTCTCCACTATCGTCTAATAATATAGTCTTTTCTTGATATATTAACGATAAATACTCTTCTAGTGCTTCTAACGATGGTACCTTTATAGTAGACTCTTCTAACTCCATTTGACCAGGGTGATCTAAATCATTAGCTTTAAGTATTACCCACCATAAGTCATGACTTCCGTATAAACTTTGTGCTAATCCTTTAGGATTATATTGGAAATATATTTTCTCTTCATCACTCATAGTTAATTCTCTGTAATTCTTCTCCTGCCAGAAGTTATCAAATACATCGCTAATATGCGTCTCCATATCTACGTCCATATATCCTTTATAATAAGTAATACTTTTACCATTATAGAAATTTATCCAATCATTTAATTTTACTAACATTCCTGCACCGTTATCAGATATAGTACCCATTTAATTTACCTCCTTTATTTTACGTATCTTATTACATCATCCTTTTTAAGAGGAACTGCTCCTTCTACTCTCACTACTACAAAATTATTTACATCATATGTACCATTGACGAAGAATCCGTATGCTAATGACCCTTTAGGTACTTTAACATTATTTAAATTCTCAAAATAGAAATTAAGTATACTCATAGCTTTCTTAATATCATGTGTATGCGCTATTATATCGTCTGGTGCACCATCAGGACTAGGATCTTCAGAATCTTCTGTAATTCCGTCTACTTCGCTGTATCTATCTTTAAATACATCTCCTTTTAATTGGAAAGCATAATCTGTATGATTCTTAGCGTATATAGTAGTCTCCCAAGTCATATCTCCTACAGCTTCTCCTCTTTCGAATTGCTCTGGTCTACCACCTGAGTTAATTACATTTTCTCCTCCTTCATATTGGTTATCCATTAAAGGAAATAATGCAGGTATCGTAACTTCAAATACTTCGTCTCTTATATGATGATCTTTTTGTAACACACATTCAAAATAAGCTCCATAATCTATGTATGTACGTTGTCTAATGTTATTCGACATATTTCTACTCCTTCCTTAATAAAATACACAAATCGGTTTTTAAAACTCAAACTATCCTTTAGAAAAACAATTTATTTTTGAAAGGAGAATATATGTTAAAATCTTTAGAAGAGACTTTATATCATACATTTTTTATACAACCATCAAATGAAAAAATAATTAAGATAAATCTTCCTAATTATTATAACTTTGGAGAAATGTTAGATATTTTTACTGAGATGTCAGAAAACGATGTTTCTAGAATAACGTTATTGACTGTAAAGCATAGCTCGTATAAAATAGGTAAAGAAAAAGGATTCCATACTGTTTATTTATACGATTATTTGGACTTTAACGACAATGACTTCTTTGTCAAGGATTATATATCTGACAGAGGAATTGTTATATTAGAGAATGCTGATTCTATATCTTATTCTTTAGTAATGAATATAGCACAATCTATATCTCAGACATCACAACTATACGTGATGTATGATTCGTTTATACCTAGGAAATATTTACCTTATGAAGACGTAGTAGGATTAAATACTAATCAATACGAAGTATCTCGTATAAACAGCGATAAAAATGTGATGAATGTATCTATTAGACATTACTTAAATAGCTTAAGAGATAGAGGTACATCTTTAGACGTAGCTTTAGAAAAGGATAATAATAAAATACCTAAAGAAGAAATAGCTGTATTTGATATAGCGGCTAATCTAGACTTAAATAAAGTTATTATAACACCCCATAGAACGTTCGTAAGAGATTTAAATTGGAAGATAAGAGAATTCTTAGGCTTTACTACAGGAGAAGATATTTACTTACCTAGAGAGGGAGAATGGTTAATAGTCGATAGAGCTGCAGAAGCAGCTGCCGTAGCTGACAATAGGAAATTTACATTACCTACAGGATACAGACTAAAAGTAAGTGGATGTAGAACAAATGTAGATGGGTTATCGTATGAAATATTATTTGATTATTTAACCCCTGATGGAGAAATAGTTCCTTGTATAACGTACGCTTCTAGACGTTATTTTGAATTCTTAGCTACTGGCAATAGTGAATTAATACATAGTCCTTATAGCTATTGTCTATATTATGCTTATGTAGTACCAGCTTTTTATTCTATAAATAATGAATTTGAAGATGGTATTGTTTTATACGATAGAATATTAGCACCTGATAAGAAAGATCTTTACAGTTGTATCTTACCAATAAAGAAAGATATTACTATATTATTTAATAAAAAAGGAGAGAGAATGTTACTCAAATAAGAAAGGAGAATCTATGACGTTAAGAAAGTATATAGTCCATCTGGTAGAAGAAGAAGATGTAAAGAACAGCAAATCTAGTGAAGATCTTAGGGATAGGGTCGAAAGGTGTAAAGCCTATAATAGAATATTAAAAGATCCATTGTTACAATCTGCGTTAGATCAAAAAATAGATACAGAAATTAAGAAATATTATAATAGTCCAGCAGGATTGTTAGAATTAATATTCGATAGAGGCGATCTATTATCAATAAAATTTAAATCAGACGAAAGACATCCTCTATTAGTAGAAATAAAAACTATGATATCATCTTTAGTAAATTTACACGCAACTATAAGTTCTGATGAATGGTTACTAAAGAGATACCCTAATAGTGTAGAAATCATAAAAGACAAATTAATTAATTGGGTATCTAATCTTGCAGCAGATAGATCGGTTGATATTAATTGTCTTAAAGACCCTATAGAATTATTTAATAGAGAAGAAAGAGAGGGCTACTAAATTGACATCTTTAAAAGAATTTTTAACTGACGAATTAATTAAAGCACAAAAAAGATATGAAGCTATTAAAAATAAATCAGACTCTTATTCAATAGGATATATCAAAGGCGTAGAGTATACCATAGAGAGTATACTGAAAAACGATAAATTCGATAAGGTATTAAATACCATTATAGATACTGAGCATATGATGAAATATGATTTGAATGGGTTTGGTTATATAATTATAACAATAGATAATAGTAAAGTGTCCAGTATTGATTTTGTAGCTAAAAATGATAATCCTATCAAGAGAGATAAATTCATTAAAGAATTATTTACATTAATGAATAATATGTCTTATGAGAAATGGGATGTATATGACACAGCAGCTGCTAGAATAATGATAAAGGACCAATTAGAAAAATGGATAATAGAAATAGCTTCAACTAATGATCCTAATAAAAGATCAATTAAAGTTAATCTTATTTAAACGACATAAAAACCCCTCCCTGAAATGGGAGGGAAAATATGTCGTCAAAAAAAAAATTATAGTACGAAATCATTTGCTGTTGGTTGTGTAGCAACTCTAAAGTCAACTATAGCTGTTCTATTTACGTAATCGTCTAAAGTCTTCTTACAAATTTCCATTACATTAGGTAATGCTGTTGTATAAGCATGTACTTTAAATTGTATAGCCATATCAACTAATGAGTGATCTCCTCCTTGTGATTCTAACATGTTAGAACCTAAGTTGTTTGTAGGTACCATTCCATAAAGAACAGCTCCTGTTTCTACAACTTGGTAAGAAGGGTTAGTTACAACGTATACTGCTGTCATACTATGGTTACCTTCGTGGTACTCTAATCCTGTTAAATGAGGATATTGAGCAGCTGAAGATCCTGGTGCATATATTAAGTGCATCCATGTTGTAATATAGTTATGAATAGGCAGTGTTGTATATTCTGCTGTAAATGTCAAAGTCAATTGGTTTGTCTTACCAGTAAGCTTACTTACGTATTGCGAACTGTTCTGATCTGTCATAGCATTTACGTCTGCTACTTCCAATTGATAGTCTTCAAATCCACTTACAGAAATCAATGATCCTGCAAATAATACTTTCATGAATGCAGTTTCGTTAGGATACAATAACTTCATCATTTCTGGCATATCTCCAGGAACAAATATAAATCTTCCTTTCAAGAATGGTTGTAACTGGTTAAATGTTTTTTTATTGAAAATCAATAATTCATTATATAATTTATCATCTGCAGCTCTACCTTGTCCGAACTTAGTCAAGTTTCTAATGTGGTTACCCTTATTAGAAAGTACATAGTTCATCGTATCTAGAACTGAGTTAATTTGATTACTTGCCATTTATTATCTCCTTTCTAAACCTTACGCTGTTTCTGGTAAAGCATCAATATGAATTACATGGTATTTAATAGTACCTCTAAATCTAATAGAGATGTCGTGTGTTAATAGTCCAAAAGCTTTATCGTAAGCAGATTTAAATCCACAACTATATTGAATGTCGTCTACTTTTGGTCTAAAGATATCTAGAGCATTATTAACGTGAGCTTCTATTGCAGCTACTTGGTCTGCTGAAGTCAGTTTATGAAGATCATCTTGTAGTATAGTATAAAGCGTCTTCAATATTCTGTTGATTATTGAGTTGTTATGGAATTCTTGTAATTTACTAGTCTCTCTAATCTTGTAATTAGTTTTCTGACTATTTAACCACAATTGTCCATTACTATATACTTTACATACAATATATCCAGCATCTAATAATTTATCATTATTTTCACTAGAAAGATCTCCTAAAGCTCTATATCCTTTACTTTCAACTCTAGAAATTAATCCATTAGAAGTTCCTGCTATTGATTCCATATATCCTCTACTATAATGAGCGATTATATTATTCATTATAGCAAATGACATAGGTACTCTGAACATTCTGTTGGAAGAAGGATCTATGAAGTTGAAGTTACCTGGACAGTATAAGAAGTTTCTACTTTCCCAATTGAATTTCTTCTTGAAGTTAATAGCTTCTGTATCTGTCTTAGCTGATATAGGTGCATTGAATATTATTTGAATATCATTTCTTTTTTCAGAGAATCCTATCATAGATTCCTTTACTGATAAAGGATATCCCATATCTATTACATAGTCAGCGTTATTAGCTTGTAAAGAGAATAACTCTCTAGAATAAACTCCTAAGAAAGCATTACTAAATAACTTAGCTAATACTTTTTCCTTTTTCTCTGTTTGTCCTGCAGGAGCTACGTTGAATTCTTTTTCCCAATCGAATTCTTCCATATCCTTTAATACTCCGTCATCTCCTCCAGTAAAAGGAATTCTTCCAGCATTACTTACTTGGAATATATTTCCTAAAGCACTCATATCTGTAGGATTGAAGTATCTCATTGCGTGCCAGTTAGGATCATTTGGCTTATCAAATAATTCTTTAACAGCTGCTACTCTTTCTTCTAAAGCTTTAGCTTGAGTTCCTGCTAATGCAGATCCTGTTGTGAATAAAGTTGTTCTAGCGAATAAGCTTTGAATTATTTTTGCTAAAGCATTCATGTTAGAATGATCTAAAGTTTTAACTACAAATTCATCTCCAGCAGTATCATCTTGATATTGTCTTTCGATAAATAAAGGTATAGCACCTTCAAATACCTCATTATTTAATGATACAGTCTGTCTACTATTTGCAACTTCCTCAGATCTTCTTTTATCTCTTATATAAGAAGTAAAAATAGGTCTACCATTTACAGTATTCTTTTCACTTCTAGTTATGAATTCGAAGTTATTTCCGTAACTTCCTTTTCCGTTATACATTCCGTATATTAATGGGAATAATCTCTTATTTCCTGGATTAGGATTACTTAACTCCTGATCAAACTCAGATTGAGCTAATAATGTAAGATCGTCTACACTTCTAATTTCTCTTAATTCTTTAGTAACGAAAGATAATCTTGAAGTATATACTTTATGAACTATATGTTGAGAAGTAGGCTTTTCTAAACCAGCTTCTGTTCCTGCATAAGGATCTTCTACGAATCCTGATCCATCTCCTCTGATCCAACCAAGTGTCTTTTCTATAGATGAAGAATTTTCATTTTTAGTTTCTATTTGTAAATACATTATAAATGCAGCATTAGTAGCTGATTCATGTTTTACTGATTGCAATACTACGTTACCATTAGCTAAAAGGTGTAGTGCAGCAGCTGTATAAGGTAATCCAAATCTTGTGATATTAGGTTCCCCATATTGCTCTACCATTTTTTTATATCCAGCAATACCGTGGAACGTCTTCACTACTCCAGTAACACCTTTTTCTGTATACACCGGCGTATACATAGTACCTGCTGAAGATACTAATGTTGGCTGACTTACGATTGAGTGATCAGTAACATAGGAGAATACTCCAGGATCTTTATGATTAATTCCACCATCTGGAATATTATGAATTTCAAGCATTTACATTCCATCCTTTCTTTTATTATTTTTTTATAAGCTTATAAAAAAATCTATCTATTCACATATAAGGTGTCGCCAATATATGCAAATTTTTAAATCTTTTTTATAAGTTTGCGAGTTTTCTGGCAACTTTTATGTGTATTTTTTAAACACTAAATAAGAAAAATATTAAAATAAGAAAGGACGATAATATGGAATTAGAAAAAGATACTTTAGGTGTAGTAAGCGAGACTATTAAAAAGGTAGAAAATGAGGACATTACACCCGAGTCTGTTAATGAATTAGACGGTCAAATAATAGAAACCACAAATGAAGAAGGTAGAGTACAAAAATACAAAATTACTGTAGAGGAAAGAGAGGCTACTCCTGAAGAGTTAGCTAAAATAAATGAAGTACCTGATCAAAATGAAGAAGATACTAATATAGTAGAAGAGTCAGTATTTGACGTTAATAAAATGATAGAAGAAGATACGTCTATGAGTGAAGAAGAAAAGAGAATGATGAAGAAGCTTCTATTAAACGAAGAAGGAGAGCTTGACATAAAATTAGATCAAGTTAACTTTGAAGCTTTAAAATTCTCATTAGCTCAAGTATTTAAAACAGAAGAAAATCAAAAGATACTTCCTTATATCTATACTACTAACGAAGAAGAAATAAAGATAAATCATTCTATGTATGATATAGAAATAGATACTATTAAATATCATTTAAAAGACGAATTTAAGGAACTAGTAGAAACTTCTGAAGGAGATGAAGTTTATTCTCTTTATCAAATCTCTTATAAGAAAGTAGAAGACAAATTTAAAGACATTCCTGATATACTAGACAAAGACAATAAGGTAATTAATAAAGAAATATACGGAGAATTACTATACGCTTATTCTCAAATAAATAAAGTATTAGTGGAAGAGTATTCTGAGATACTAAGAAAAAAAGCTTGGAAAACTCATATAAATCAATTATTCCCAGTTAGTACTGGTGTTTACTTTGATTTTAAAAAGTTAATGTCTGAAATAGATGAAAAAAAGAAATATAAAGATCCTGATATATTAGGAAGAAAAAGATTATACGATTCTTTTATAAAGAAAAGTCATAGAAAAGAAGTAAATCCTGATCTATTAAATACTTTCTTAAATCTATTAGAAAACGGAGCTTGGATAATGGTCTTAGCTTACGAAATAGGTATCAATAAAGTAGAAGACTATAAAGAAGTATTAGAAAAGATCAATAATAATACATATGAGAATATTTGGTTATTTAGAAAATGTAAGCATGCCTTCTATAAGTACTTAGATATGACTTATAGAGATCAACCTCATTTGAAAGGATCTATAGGATGTCTAGAAAATCAAATAAATTCTAATCATTTAGCAGGTACTCAACTATTAAAGAATCTAGTAGATATATTCAAATTAAAAGATGATGCTGAAGCTTTAGAAAGTGAAATGACGATTAAGTAAACGGACTCCTATAAAATATTAAGAATAAAGGAGGAAAAATATGCAAGATTACTTCGGTAAAAAAGGACACCAAATAATATGTAAAAAACCATGTGAACTAGTAATCCATCGACAAAACGTCGTGGAAACTCCTGACGGAGATTTAGACACGTTTATGTTTGGTACATTACTTTTAGTTCATAACGGGTCTAAATTAGAGCCTTTTACTGTGACCTTAGCTACTAAAGTAGTGATACCTATATATTCGTCAGAGCAAATAACAAAGAATGACGATGACATACATTTAACGATACATTTTGAAGAAGGAGATGTGTTTATAAAACATGATGAAGTTCCTGCTAATATAAGAAATGTATATGATTTATTTAATAATGTATTAAGTGGAAGATTGAGTGATTCTATACCTTATTATAAATATTATAAGATATTATTGAATTGTATGGAATTAAATCACAAATTGTCATTCCCAAGAGTGTTATTGGAAATAATGATAGGTGAACTATTTTTAGATAGTAGAGGTAAACCTGTTAGACTAACACCAGGTGCTCATGGTAAATCTGCTTCAGTAGACGATTTAGTGCAAACAAAGAATACTTTTAATAGTATTACATTTAATGATCCTACTAAAGCTGCTTTAATAAGTATGGGAAGATCAAAAGAAGAACAACAAAAGAATCCTTCACCTTTAGAATTGTATTTTAGAAAGTAAACAGAGTAATATAATTAAGATACTCCTTTTATTGAAATTTTACCCCTCCATCTGGGAGGGGGTTTCTATGTCGTTTACAAAAAAAAAATAACTCCACTAAGGGAGTTACTTCTTTTTAACGATAACGCTTAATTAGCTCGTTAACGTATTTATACATTTCGTCGCTTTCGAAACTCTCTAATTTGTAATTAGAGTTTTGGCGGTTCCACCAAGTGTCTTTGTATTTAACTTTATTATCTAAGTAGTCTTCTACTGAATTATACATCTTGTTATTTACATTGACGTTAGCTCTAACTTCTTGAGATGCTAAAGGTAGTAAGATTTCTTTATGTATTTTAAATACTTGTCTTATTTGAGCTACTTTAAGTAAAAGGAATCTATAGATAAGGTCAGCATCTTCGTAAGTTGTATCTCTCATCGAAAATCCTTTTTCCTTATACACGTCCCCTTGGTCATCTGGTACCCATCCGTTGTCGAACTCCTTTAAGGCTTTGACGTATTTAGCATAACGTTCTGCGAATCCAGGTAAGTCTTCTGTATACCATCTTTCTGGGTCTGTAAAGAAATCTTCAAAATCTGTGTAAGTTTGTATGATCTTTATATCCAGTGGTAATTTCTCACCTCTTACTCCTTTACTACTGAGCTTATATACAGACTTACCTATTCTTAGATATTCCTTTCCTTTATCATACCAATTATTTTCATCGCCCATCGCTATAGCTTCTTCAGGAGTTATTGTTTTAGACGCTGGTGTGTTAGCTACCAACTCTATCATCCAGAACGGTGTAGGTTCTTCTGGATGTGTATCTCCGTCTTCTTTAGGCTGGCTCGTAGTGACTTCTATTTGATTTTCTGTTTGTTCCTGATTAGAAGTTCCATAAGAACTCTCAGCTGCGTCTTTAGACCCTTTCATTATAAGCCCACTGAAGCATCCTCCAATACCTAATACGAATATAGCAAACAGAGCGATCCACTTCCAGTTATTAGAACTGCCATTGTCCTTGCTGTCATTATTATTATTATTATTGTCATCGCTATCTAATTCCGATGAACTAGCACCTTCTGGTTCTGTGTCTGGGTGTAGTAGATCACGAATCATTCTCTCCTCTTTCTCTTTCTCTTCTATAGCTTTTTTCTTTTCCTCTATTTTCTGACATTTTTCTGCCCAGTAGATCTTTCTTCTCATCTCGTTATCCACCTGTTCGAGAGGAGTTATTCCGGTTTTTTCAAAAATTTCTTCCCTTTCTTCATTTTCGATTTCCACCATAGTGTACAATAGCTCGCTTAACTGTTCTGGTGTAGCATTCTCGAACATATCGTCTACTATTTTATTTATATTATTTCTAGCTTCTATAGCTTCTTTCTTTTTATCCTCTTTAGATGTTTTATTATTTTTCATATTTATCAATCTCCTTTATTTTTAATTATCGACATAAAAGACCCTCCCTAAAATGGGAGGGTATTATTTATTTTTCAAAAGTTAAGATTATATAAAGCCTATCTAGGCTGTTATCTCCTAATTGTCTTATATCTGTTAATCGCATACCTTGCATATCAGCGATTAAAGAATTTATCTCATTCTCTATGTCCTTTACATCGTATGTAACCTCTACCTCGATTACCTTTACTATTTGCATTATTTACCTCCATTCTTTACTGACATCTTATATTTTGACATAGCTATTTTTATAAAGAATTTAAATGTATCTTCATCGTAGTGGGATACATTATATCTTTTAAATAATACAGACGAGATCTTGTCTCTTATTGCTAAATAGATTCTTTCGATACACAGATCTATATCAGACAAGTCTTCATCTACGATGTAGTCATTTATATCCACGTACATATCATACAACCCTATATCAGGGGTAGTATATTTCTCATTTAATCTTATATGAATTATACTAACTTCCTGAGAGTCTACACCATTTTGATATATCATAAACGGTAGTAATTCCTCATTCATACGTCTTCTCCAGTGTAGATCTTCGTGTGTATAAGGGATAGCGTATATTATTAATACACCTTTATTCCCATTATCATATAGGTCAGTCTTTAGAGACACGTTATCTACGTCATCTCTCTTAGCGTAGACTTTATTTAATTCATCTATATCATGTATTAGCATATCTATATATCTCATATTACTCTCCTTTCAATATAGATAGATAGTATTTTTCTAGTACTACATCGCAGAACAATTTCAATTCTTCTATGAAATCTTCTTTAAATGATAGACTATTATTCGGGAAGACGTCGCTTCTGATTACGTTAATTATATATTTATTTAATCTTCTAGAAGCTAATTTGATATCTTCACTATCATCATTCAAGAATGGTCTAATGTCTAGAAGAAATTTATCGTCTTTGTCTTCATCCCTCTTATAGTGAATGTAATAGCAATCGTGATCTTTGTTGGAAATACCTCTTTGGTAGAGTACCCTTATCCCTCTACCTTCTTCGATAGCTGTAGATTGTCTATTGTCGTTTAAATCAACTGCTAAGAAATTAAAGTAAGTTGATCTCTCGTTTCCACTATCGTCTAACTCACCCCAAACAGTGAGCTTCTTAGCATAATTTCTCTTTAATATATTTCCTTCATTATTTTCTTTCATATTATTCCACATTGCATTAATCTTTTTCATATTTGTCTCCTCCAATTATTTTTTTTTTTAGTATTGCATGTATCTTATTGGTCTTTCGACAGTAACGCTTCTGTAGTCTCTGTATATAAGCTCGTCCAATATTAAAGCTTCTACCACATAACAGCTATTACAAATTAATCCTAATAAAATACACAAAATTATCTTTTTCATTTTGTCCTCCTATATTCTATCTCCTATAGGCTTAATCCAATAATCAAGCTCATTAGGAGATTTCTTAAGCTGGCGTCTAAGTAACTTCGCCATCTTTTCCTTTGTTGAAGTATTGTAGACTTCTCCGTTTTTCAAATAGAATCTATTCTCAGGTAATAAATCTTTCCAAGTGATTACTTCGTTTAATCTGCCGAAAAAATCATCTGGAACATAGCCTTCTCTGATCAATCTATTTATCTTTCTAAGATCAGCTTTACTAAACTGACCAGAAGCTACCTTATACTCCATATCACTGAAGAATGTATGCAACATTGCTACACGTTCTCCAGCCACCGTACTCTTAGCTGTAAGTCTTAGTAACCATTCGAAATAATTTGGATACTTATTATCTCTTGGTACTATATCTCTATACCTATTCTTAATAGATTGTAACTTACTACTCTTTTTATTTTTCTTTTTTCTATAGAGTCTTAACGCAGCTCCTAACATTAGATTGTAGTTCACACAAGAAGGAAATTTATTAAATTCTTCAATTGTTGATTCTAACATATCTTTTTCTACATTAATATCTATGGTAACTCACCTACCTTTCTTTTTTAAGTTTTTTATTTATAAAAAAAGTTTTTAAGTTTAGTCTCTATTAAGGTCGCTAATCATTTAAATCACGACACATCATAATATACCCTTGCGGGTAATTATCCGTGATTTCACCTCTACTATCGGAAACTACAACAATAATAGGTAGCAGGATTAGCGTTGCCTACTTCATCGATGAAGATTTGTGCACATTCATCGAAAAGGCGTACCATATCCAATCTACTTATTTATAGGATGATATGAATAAAGTCATCCATAGACTCGTAATAAGGAGCCACATGTTACTTTGTTGTAATGTTAGTAAAGGGATTGACTAACCGATTTTATTACAGGTATTTACAGCAAAGTAGTATGCCGCCGTTAGAGGCGTTGGTGTGTTAACGGATGTTGGGAAGAGATCGGATGGACAAGACCATCTCTTCCAAAACATCCAAGAAAAGAAAATGATTCATTCATATTATATCCTACTGGAAGTATGAATATAATATGTCTTTTCTAGCTTATAATATATATCTATATTTTTCTAAGCTTTTCAAAATCATATTAAATAATAATATATAAAATAAATAGGAGGAAACGAAGAATGAGAAATCAAATAAAACCAGAAGCTAACTATGCCGACCAGTTAGAAACATTAGTGACTGATCTATACGGTCAAGATTACGCAAAAGAACTTCGTCTGAGTGACGGAAGAAAATATAAGATAGGTACTTTAATAAATAATGGTATCTTAGAATTAAGAGGATCTACAAATCCAGCTAATCCTCAACGATACGTATGGACAAGAAATAAAATGGAAGATATCTATGTTGATGAGTTATTAGGCAATGTACATCTATATAACGTATGGGAAAAAGAATACGGACATTTACCTTTCGACATACTTAAAAAGAAATTATCAGAATTCCTACAAAAGAAAGATCAACTTCTTAAAGATTTTAACATATATAAAGATAGATTAAATAAAGTACAGAAATATGAACTAATTCAAGCTTTATTATCTAAGTACATAAGAGATATCGTATTAGCGTCAGGGCATCCTGATAATCCAATGAATAAGACTAGGGAAGCTATGACTAAATATGCTGAGTTATTTATGTTCCCAGACGACGATATTAAAGTAGCTTATTGGATGATAGACGAAATCGATTGGGATATTATACCAAATGAAGAACCTAAAGCTGAGGATATGTATAATTTCCAAAAACCTGTTGACCCAGAGAATATGCCAGAATTAGGTACAGAAATAAAAGAAGATATAAATCCTAATAATCAGGATAAACCTACATACGAACAATTAGAAGATAAATTAGTAGAAATACATGGCCTCAGAACCTATGATGCGGAGAAGATAAAACGTCTAGAAGCTGAGATAGATAATCTTACAGATAAGTTAAAAGAAGCTGCTGATGGAATACTTATGGAAGAATTAATAGCAGAGAAAGATAGACGTATACGTGAGTTAGCTAAGTCATACGAAGAATCTTTATCGGAGAATAACCGTTTAAAGGAAGAGAATGATATGTTAAAAGAAAGAATTGCTCAATTAGAAAAAAAATCTAAAGAAGAAGTTAATATAGAAGAAGAAAGAAGGAATACTGAGGAAGAAAATATAAGAGGACATTACATACAGAGAATAAAAGACTTAGAAGCTGAGTTAGAAAAAGAGAGAAAAGAAAAACAAGATATACAAACGTCATATGATAATTTAAAGGTATTGTATGACACTCTATTATTAGATAAGAATAATATAGAAGAAGAAAAGAACACTATGGAAGAAGATTTCAGACAACAAAAGGAATCTTTAGAGTTAACTATAAAAGAATTGGAAAATAAAGAAAAAGATACTTCCGATTTAGATAAATTAAAAGAAGAACAGCATAGAGAAATAAATGAGTATAAAGCAGCTGCTGAAGCTACTTCTATAGAGGTGTCTAACTTAAATCAAAAGATAGGTGTATTAGAAAAAGAAAAAGAAGATTTTGATGAAAGATATAACACTCTAAAAGTTAAATACGAAGAAGCTATTAGTAATCAAGTAGATCCTGAAGTAGAACAAACTTTAAGAAACGAAATCGAGAGATTAGAAAAAGAATTAGAGTCCAATAATAATAGTAATGAAATAAATGATCTTGGAAATAAATACGAACAGGAATTACAAGAAAAAGATGAAGAAATGACACGCCTAATAAATACTAACGAAACACTAGTGAAAGACATAGAAGAGTTAAAAAGTAAGTCTATGGATCTAGATAATTATGTTACTAAAGCAGAATACGAATCGGTAAGACAAGATGCTATACAAGCAGAAAAGAAAGCTAGTATAACTTTGTCTAACTATCAACAATCTGTAAGAGATATAAGAGATCAAAAAGAAGAATACGAAAGAAAATTAGCAACATTTGCTAATAGAGTTAAATTATTAGAAGAAAGACTAATTCTATTAGAAGGAAAAAGATCTAACGAAATAGAAGAAGAATTTAATAATCAATTTTTAGGAAATGCTATATCTACTATAAATGAAGTAGAGAATATACCAGATCCTGAACCAATACAAGTAGATCAAAAGGAAGAAGAGGATATTCCAGAATCTTTAAGAGATTTCTTTAACATGTAGTATGAAGGAGGTGTAATTGTGAATACAGAGATAGGTAAAATAATTAAATATTTTATTAACTTTACTAAATTAGGAAATTATATCTATAAACCAACTGACACTAGACTTTCTAGTGTTACTTTACCTGAGTTTTTAAGAGATGCTGAACTAAAGGGTCTGCTAACAGGTATAGGTGTTACTAGGTATAGTCAACAAATAGAAATCGCTGGTATGGCTACAGATGAACATCTTAAATCATTCTTAAGCTTACCAGAAGGTAAATTAATACTTCAAAGAATATTAGAATTATCAACTGCTAACGGTAATATAAACGTAGAAGAATTATTCGACGATATCTTTAAAGAACTCAACAACTAAAACCCATTCCTTTATTTTAAGTACCTATATAGGAAAGGAGAGGTTTATAGTGACGAAAGTAAAAAGACATTATAGACTCACACTCTTTCTGTTAGCTGTAGCTGCTATGTTAATAATTCCTTGGCAAATTATAGTCAAAACAAACGAAAATTACAGGAATGATTTTATTGTGCCATGTGTAATAGAGAATACTAGATTTTTGAGAGAAGTTACAGCTGATAATAAAGAAAGAACGCTTGGTGTCGTAGAATGTACTAATAGCATATACATAGAATTTGATAATATGGGGGAATATTATAATATCGCATTAACAAAAACGCCATATTTGTACCATTTTTATGTGTATCCGTTAAACGATGGTAATAAATACCTATTTAGAAAGATAAAATCCAAAGTGGATCTTTCGGATAGAGATGTTACATTATATAAAAATAAATAAAAAAACAGGAGGACAATTGTCATGAAACAAAAAGATCTTTTTAAAATCATCGCGGATGATGTAAAGAAAAAAACAGAGGTTGAAGTACAACCTAAAGTAGTTGGAGCTGTATACGAAGCTACAGGAGAATTAATTGCTAATACTTTATTAGAAGGGGACGATAAAGCAAGATTAGAAGTACCTCATATTGGTACATTCACTACAGTATACAAAAAAGCTGTAACTAGAAATGGAAGAAACCCTCAAACAGGAGAACCTTTAGTAACTCATCAAGATGAAAGATATGTAATTAAATATAAGCCTTATAAGAAATTAGCAGAAGCTTATAATATAGAAAAACTAGCTAAAAGAAACAAAAAATAATAAATTTGCCTCTCCGTTTAGGGGAGGCTTTTTTATTCGTTCTCATAATCGAAGGAAAGGATAACAATGGAGATGAAAGATTTAGTTAATTTTTTATTTGATTATGTAGATCCTGGTAAAGGAAAGATACATCAATCATTTAATATAGACGGAGCTATAAATAAAGCTGAAGATGATTTCTACGTTACTATGGATTTATCTGAAGAATATAAGGGTAAACTCCATAGAGCTATTGTCGGTAATTTCTATGTACTACAAATGAAGATAAAAAATAGAAGATTCTATGAGTTCTGCTCTTTCTACGGAGATCCTTCTTTCTTAATAACAGATGAGGTGATACTGGATCAGAAGATAGTAGACGGAAATGTTGCTTTAATTACTCCTAGTCCTTATTCTGTAGTAGAAGAAGGCTTTACTAGGGAATCTTTCCAGTTATTCATAGAATCTATGTATCAAAAAAATAAAGTGTCCCAGAAATCTATGGAAGAAACTACAGCACTGATAGACAGAATGGATCACATTGTAGGATACTTTATATATCGTGATATGAATAAAGAAACACAAATACTTGATCTTACTGATAAAGTATACTCTTTTAGTGAGAATAAAGAAAGAGTATTTATTAAGCATATAATAAAAGATGAATATAGTGATAATTTCTTATGTGTAGGATACCATATCGAAGAAACTGAGATTGATGGTAAAATACATAAAAAAAGAATAATGCATAACTTCGTGATTGATCAATCTTATAATATAGTAAAAAATATATCTAAAAATATAAGTGAACTTTTAGGACATAATGATTTTACTATTACGTCTACCAATTATGATATATTCGCTATTAATCTAACGAAAGAAAATAAGACACATGTATATTCTCATACATATAATAGAATACTTAATACTTTTGACTACCCAGGTGTTGATATAGTAAATATATTAGGAACTGATCCTAAGAAATATGGAATACAAAGCTTAATACTTCTATATTATTATAACATGGTAAAAAATGAAGATTTATTAATGTTTGCTAAATTAGTACCTGATAGTCAAGATTCTGTAGGACAATTCTTTAATATACCAAATGAAGATAGACGCATAATCAAACACATCAAAGGGACTGATATACTTTATACTGTAGTAGAAACGAATGAAGAAGATAAGCCTTATTTATTTACTATAATGTATATAGATGAGAAGTCTAATGAACTTGTAGCTGAGTATATTAAGACGTCTAGTGTACCTGTTACTATATGGGTGTCTAAAGAGACTGGTGTCATTACTTTCTTATACAGAACAGAAAATATCAATCAGATCGTACATTTCTGGAAAGATTACGGTACTACATATAAATATAGCCATATAGATCTAAAAGTAGAACCGTTGTTAGAAGATAAAGAATCTGTATATGAAGGATTAGAAAGACTTAAGAAACATTTATTAGAAACTAACCCTGATAAACTAGCGATGGACGAATGGGAGATAATGCATTACTTTGTAGATATATCTTATAAAGGAATTAAGAATAGTGATCTTATCACATCTACGTTAACAGATCCTGACCCTACGATAGAATCAGATTATTATGTTAATGTAAATACTGGAGAAGTAAACACTGACATGGCTAAATTATTTACCTCTATTCATGGTAACTTTATGGACTTCCTATTAGTTGATGGATCAATAAAACATCGACTAAGACGTATAGCTAACTTCGATATTCAGAAATGGATTAAAGAAAAAGAAGAAGATGATGCTTGGTTAATGGAACAATTAAAGAACCAGAACAAAAATTAATTGAAGTTATATATTATATCTCCGAGAAAGGAGGAAAAGATATATAAACCACTAGTCGACGAGTGGTGAAACTAAAAATTAATTTATTAGAAACGGAGGAATACTCATGAGTAACAACATTGTAATGAATGGGAATAACCCATTTGAAATTTTTAACTATAAGAACTTAGGTAGTGTTCGTACTAAATTAGACGAACATGGAAACCCATGGTTTTGTTTAAGTGATGTATGTAGTATACTAGGGATAGCAAACAACAGGAATGTAGTTTCTAGACTATTAGAAAAGGGTGTCCGTAGTATGGACACCCTTACACCTGGCGGAATGCAGAGCTTAGTTTTCGTAGATGAGCCTAATCTTTATAAAGTTATAATGGGGTCCAGAAAAGCTGAAGCTCAAGAATTTCAGAACTGGATTTGCTACGAAGTAATCCCTATGATCAGAAGGACTGGTGCTTATATGACACCAGAAACCTTTCTACAATTACAGCAAGATCCTAGTTTCGTTCGTACTTTAGCAGAGAATTATATAACTGCTTACGACCAAGTACAATATCTGCAAAACAAGGTTGACGAACTTCAACCAGCAGCTGACAAGTTCTATGAATGGTTAAACGATACTGAACCGAGAACGATCAGAGCGGCTTCTCATACAATAGCTATAAAAGGAATGGGATTGATCAACCTATTCAGATACTTCAGAAAACATGGTTTTGTTGATAATAAAAATATAGCTTATAAGAAATATGAAGATCAAGGATTATTCTATGTACGTCATTATAAAGAACCTTGGAATTCTACAAATAAGCCTTATAGAGCTCAAACTATGATTACTAATAAAGGAATCGATTATTTTAGATATAGATTATTGAGCGAAGGTTATCAAAGTTTAGATTTTGATGGAGAAGCAGAACCTGTAATATCAGAACCATTGACAATGCAAGAAGCTATAGCAAGATTCTCACCTAATAACAGATTAAATTAATGTGTAATTACATATTTGCCCTGAGATTATTTCTCAGGGTATTTTTTTAAAAACAAATTTAAAGGAGGAACAAAATATGGCAGACAAAATGAACATAGTAACAACAGAAGCTGAAAAAATCATTAGATGGGGTAAGGAACCTCAAGACAGACAAAGATTCAGACTAATGTACTTCAACGATGCTTATTGTTTTGAAATAACAAAAGCTGATAATGAAGGTAAATTCAAATCTAAAGATGCTAAATCTATAGCAGTTTACTTTAGTAATATTAGACCTATAGAATTTGCTAATACTTTCCATGAATTGTATAATAGAATTAAAAGAATAAACGATGGAGAAAAGATACCTAAAGAAGATAATCATATAATCCATCATAATGGAAAAAATAATAACATCAAAGATGCTACACAAAAGATCACATTTAATATCTACTCTAACGACAAAGAAGATAGAAAAGGAGCGTGGTCTGGTTATATTAGAATAGATAAGAAATCTAAAGATTCTGATAAAGACGAAAATGCTATATTCTTCTTTGGAGGGGCAAGACATCTATACAGAGCTTCTGACAATAAAGAAGCAACCGATTACGATGTATTTGCTTTCTTACAAACTTTAGAAGAAATAATGAGATCATGCGGTGCTAAAACAAATCTTTCTAGACACGAACATTTAAGAAGATGGCTAGAAGGAGAAAAGGAAGCTAAAGAAGGAAATTCTCAAGGATCTGAATCTAAAAATAATAAAAAGAAATATGATAAAGACTCAGACGATGACGAGTGGCCATTCTAAATAAATTACCCTCCTAATCAAGAGGGTATTTTTTTTTTTTCTGAAAGGAGGAAGATTAAATGTATGTAAGTTTTGACTTAGATGGTTATGAGAGTTCTACTATGCCTTCTATAAACGATAGGATGATGTATATCGATCAGATGAGTAGGTCAGGACCTTATACAACCAATATAGCCGGTCCTACGTCTTATATTGATCCTGATAAAGGATCTATGTATGGTAGAAAGGTAGAAAAGGAAATAACTGCTATAGCTAGATTTATATTAGATATAGATAAAGAAATAAGAGAAACAAAAAGAAGGATAGATTATTTCGCTGATAGTGGAGGACGTAATGGTCAAAGAGAAACAGAAATGCGGAATGTTTCGTTGCAATTATATAAAACTAAATTAGACGCCATTAAATCTAAAGCAGCTTTAGAAAGAGAGATAGATAAAGCTAGAAAAGAAGATATTAAACTTTATAAAGACGTTAATGGAAGCGTACCTGCTAATACACAAATATTACCTGATACTATTAGTAGCGATAGTTCCTTTATGTCTAATTTGTTAGGTAACGGAGTAGACAATTTCTTTAATTCTACTATACCGTCAGCTGTACCGTCTAACAGTGCTCCTCAACTAACACAAAATATACCTACCCCACAACCTATGAGTGCACCAGAGCCTGTAGCTGCCACTAAACCTAAGGAGTCTCTTTGACAAACCAGATATACTAAATGAAATAAAAAATAAATCAGTACCTGAACCATCTCCCGTAACACAAGAAACACCAAACCCAGAACCTACGATACTGAACGGGAGAAGGGTAGTAAATGTTATTAAAAATGCTCTAGGACAAGAGATACCTATATACGAAGATGGTCCTGAAGACTTCTTAGAAAATGCTAAAACATATTCTAATGCTAAATTATCGTATGAGAATATAGAGATAGGAAAGAATCCTAATATAAAGAAAGTATTTAAGTTTAATAGAGAAAGAAATGAAGGTTGGGTAGTCAACTACGATTTCGAAAAGAAAGAGGAAGTTAAGAAAGGTTCTGTCGTAGGAGTGGAGCAATTGTATCCTTTTAATATAGATTACAACAATGGAGTAGTAACGACTAAATTAAGAGAGAATTATCCTTTAATGATGACAGATGAAATACCGTCTGAAGAAATACAAAATATATACGCTACACTTAAGAAAATTGAAAACGAAAAACAACAGGATTAATATAGTAGGTAATCAAATTTGGTACATTTGTATGACCTCCTAACTTATAATATGGATTTCCTGAATGTTTTTTTTGGCATGATTGAGATCCTCCTCTAATTTATTTATGTTTGGAGCTACCTTATCCCCATAGGGTAGCTCTTAATTATTAACTTTATTTTCCATTTTTTTAACCTTCTATTGAATTTATATTATTATCGACATAAAAATGCCTCCCATTTAAGGGAGGCTCTTTATGTCGTTTATCTAATATCCCATTTAACTTTATAACCAAACCTTTGAGAATCTGGGTCATACTTTAATGGTAAACTTAACTTCTCTATAACGGTTGTATTCGTTATAGAAGATATATTCATACTAATTAATTGCTTATCTTCTGACTGTCCGTTTATTCCTTTAAATTGAATAAATTGAATGTCATTAGGATAAGAATCTTTAATATATTTTTGTAAATTAGATATATGGAATTCATCGTATTTCATAAATTTAATATTATCTAAGAATTCCCATACTGTTGTATTTAATTGATCTTCTGTTACTGTTGCTCCTAATTTCTTTTCTATTATAAAATGCATATTCAACATAACGTTGTTTAATTCCGTACTAGTTAGTCCTATAGTATAATTCTTACTATACCCATATGTATTAGCAAATTTAATACTATAAGAGAATTCTCCTTGGAATTTAGCTAGCTTCTTTTCTATAGCATATGTTGATTTAATAGCATCTCTAAATATTGTTTTATGATCCTTATAGAAATCATATTCTACTAAAGGATAATGGAACATCTTAATCGTAGATGCATCTACTACATTATGCTGTATTTTATGATCCTTACTTCTATTCTTAGTTAACCAACAATCGAAAGTAAATTTATTAACGATACCAGGTTCACTTTCTAATAAATCACTTATAGGATCTTTCTTAGTAGGCATTTCTATTTCTATAGATCCCTTAAGATTCTCTACATCAACCCATACTTGTGTTTCCGTACTAGGTTTGTCTATCAGTATTTGATCATTTTGTATTTTAGTAATAGTCTTATCTTTAATCAAAGTCAAAGAATATTCGTAATACTTATCATCAGAATCTACTCTATCTATATAAGAATCCATTTTACATCTTTCCTTATAAACTTCTTGTCCTTTCTGATTATATAACACAAAGTATACTTTCATAAAGCTCAAATCTATAGGTACGTCAGGATGAGCCGGATCTATTCTAAAGAATTTTTCTTTAGGTCTAGTTCTAGTTAAAGTGTCCCTTACTTGTAAAGTAATTTTTAATTCTGAATTATAATCATCTTTATCTATTCTTACCCAGTTACATAGATAAGAATAAGGTACTTTACTATTAAGTAAGCTATATTGTGTTCTAAATTCTTCATGTATATAAGGATCGTATAATCTTACTATATTTCTAGCTTGATCAAAACTAACTATAAAGGGATTCCTATACTTTAAGTATTCATTACCTAATCCAGCTAAAGCAGTTTCTTCTTTTATCTCTCCTTCAAATTTATCATTAGTCGCAACACATGTAGGTTTTAGCATATATATTTGGCTACCAGGATTGATTTCTTCACCATCTCTTTTATAATTCCAAGGTAGATTTAATGTATTAGTAGGTACTAAATAAGTAGAACTATAATTCTGAAATTTAAGTATAGTATAAATATTAAATAATTTAAGTATGTCATTTCTATACTTAATTACACTATACTCATTTAAGTAAGTTGACTTATTTAATTCTACAGATAAGTCATTTTCTATCACTATACTGTCTCTGGTAGATTTCTTAGCAATTACTTCTTTTCTAAGAACTTCTATACTTTTGGTAAATGACTCTCCACCAGCACTTAAGTTATCATTCATTAGTATAACAGTTATACCTAAAGATTTCTCTTCTCTTTGTATAAATCTTATAGAAGATCCTTGGTTAGTAGCGTATTGGAAATTACCCCTACTTCCTTTAGTGACGTATAAAGTAATGAATAACTTATCACCAACTAACGGTCTAAATCCTCCGTCTTGTGATTTATGTATTAACGTAAACGAATTAACTGAGTCGTGGTGCATAAATATACTATCTTCTCCACCTCTACTATTTTCGAAATACATTTTCTTTTTAAGTAATTTATAAGGATTAGTAGCGTCTAATCTCTCTGTCTTATAAACTACGTCCATTCCTGCTATTTCGTCTGTATTGACTGATGATTGTACTCTATAAAACCCATAGTCTCTGTGAGTAAATTCTTTCTCTTTTATTTCTCTTACGTACTGCTTAAGGTCTACGTATAAATTATAGTACCAACCATCTTCTTCCCTAACCCTTACTGCTAATATACCAGGATTTATTAAATCTGATATAGTGTTAATCTGACCTTCCATTAAGTACTTAGCTGTAAGATATTTATCGTTATTTACTCCTGTCTCTAATCTTATTTCTATATCGAAATCTAGTGAGTATATAAAGTTACCTACCGTTACGTAATTATATTTACTTAAAGTATAGTATCTTACGTCTCCACTTCCTTTAGCATATTTAAGGAAACTACTCTCAGGAATTACTAAACACATCTTCATAACTGCTGGAGTACTATACACCGGATCTATACCAACTTCTCTAGCGTGTTTATATATACTATTTAATTTTGTAGCGGTTAGTACGTTAGCTTCTTTTATAGCTTGATTACTTTTATATAGAATCATATCGTTCGTATTAGTTAAAGCGAATGCGTTTATCCCAAGCATTCTAATGGCCGATACGTCACTAGATTCCATACCAAACATTCTATAGAGTGTTAATAAATATTGCATGTAATCCGTATTAGCTACAAAATTATTATACTCTGCCATTTATATCCTCCTTCCATTATTTTCTACTTCCTCTTACCCAGTTAGTAAACATACTTATAGCATTTTTATAAAAAGCACTATTACTTCCGCTATTCATAAATTCACCGTACCTATTATTAGCACTAGTCCATTTACCTCTAGATATGTCATTATAACCTCTTCCTCCATGCTGTGCTTTCCACGCCATGAAGTCTGGGTTAAACTTAGTCTCATTCCCCCACAATCCAGGATTACTACTACTGTCATAACTATACGACCATCTATAAGGAGTCATACTATCTTCTGTCATATCGTCGTATTTAGGATGTAATCTTTCCCAGTTTTTAAAAGCAGCTTTATTTTCGTCTATATCTATCTGCCATAAAGTAGTATTATTTTTTCTACTACTTCTATCGTAATTTGGGTCATGTTCTGGTCTATAAAACGAACCAGGACCTTTAGCAGTACCCACGTCTTTAGACGCAAATAATAACACGTAATTAATTACACCACTCTCAGTAGCGTTAAGTCCTATTCCTACTAATTCTGCCCATTTGTCTTCCAAAGAGAATCTATACGGATAATCTTTTTTCGTAGTATGAGCATATGGCAAAATACCAGAATGTAGCCAGTACCCATTATTTTGTTTATACATATATTTATGAGCACCTTCATTATTAGGTATATTTATTCTAGTAGCAAAGTTTGTTGTTCTATTAAATATTTCCGCTATCCTATGAGCATCAGGTTTCATCATATAAGAAGCATGCCATCTATAAGCGAATGGTCCGTTTAATTGAGTAGCATCTTTAGCAGTTGCTTCGTAGTTAATCAATTGAGTATTAACACTTTTAGGAAAACAAGCTCCTAGCATTCCCATACTCATTATATTATGAACTTCGTCTAAAGTAAATATAAATATATTAACAGCATAATCAATTACATTATTAGCTATATAGACATTTCTCTTTGTTATAGATCCATTCTTTACTCCTTCTATATACTCTGTCCATATTTGAATTAACGTAGCAACATCTCTATCTCTATTATCTAAGAAATCTATGTCGATAGATTGCTCATTTAATGATTCAAAGAAATCTCCCCCATAAGAGAAATATTGCCCTTTACTGTTAGCAGCAGCTTTAACCGTTGATAATTCTATATCTGGTACATTACATGTATTACAAGTATTACTTAATAAATAAAGTAATCCTCCTCCTACTTTAGCACTCATACCGTCTATAGACGATTGTAATGATCTAGCAACTCCTATATTCTTCATAATTTTCATATACAGGTCAGGACAGTTATTTACTATATCAGGATTGATAGTACCTTTATTATCTATGAATATATTAAGATCAGGTCTACTAAAGAATATATATTGCTTACCAAAGTTTACTTGTTCTGTGTATTGTATTACTCTATTGATATTTAATCTATTAATAAGTAACGCCTTTGATTTAAGTCTATCTTTAGTAATCCCATGTGTATTTAATACATCTTCTAAATCCCAAGCTTTATACTCAGGACCAGGATTATGTACTTTACCTCCTGGACCACTTTTCCTTTGTCTATTTAAAGGCATATTAACAGAGTATTTCCAATTCTCATGTGCTACTCCATTAAATTTCTTACTTCTATCTTTCTCTACATAACGAGTAAGACCTCTACCGTCTTTGGCATTCCTTCTTACTGTTTTACTATCATCTATTAAACCGTCTGTAGGAATCTGAGTAGTATAGACCCATCCTTCTGACATTTTCCCTGTCTTAGGATCTCTAGTTTTAACATATGACAATCCATTTTGATTATTAGATCCAGCAGCAAATCCAGCAATTGTCCTGTCTCGATCTAATGGTCTATTCTTATCATAATTTGCAGTACCGTATACTCTGTTTACTCCATTATTTGTGTGTCTTGTAATAAATTTCTTAACAGAATTAACATAACTTAAATCAGGAGTATTACTAACTTTTCTACCTAACTGAGGTCCGTAGCTTCTATCAGGATTATTTCCAAATCCACCTCCACCACTAGGATTAAATATATATTGTCCTATAGTCTCTAATCCTTTACCAGCCTTTCTAGTAATGTCTCCTAATACACCACCTATACCATTCCTATCATTTCTAGTAACAGTCACGTCACTATAGCCACTACCTATATTAGAAGGTACAGGAGTAGGAAATCCTCTTTTAGGTATATCTCTTAAAGAAAATCTAGGCATACACCTTCACCTCCTATACGTAGTACAGAGCGTATTCAAACTCTAATTGTGTTTCGTTTATAGGCCATGTAGTAAAGTTAATCTTATGTGTACATATAATGTCTCTATAAGTCTGATGCACTGCTCCACCTACTTGTACTTCACAAGGTCTTCCAGCAAATAGCATAATACTATTTAAAGTACATCCTTGAGTGCTTCCTGTTTTATATCCCCAGAAAGGTAATACTTCATTAGCTTCTATTTTAAAGTTATAAACTACTCTACTCATTACTTCAGCATTACCGTGGTATGATGTATCGGGATTGTCCGGTAATATCTGATTATTCACATTTATATTATTAAATTTAGGAGTAGCTTTCTTCAAGTAATATTGAGCATATCCGTCATTTGTCTTATGCCTAAAAGCATATTTATTAAAATTATCAGCTACTACTTCTAATCCTGTATTAATAGAATTAAAAGCGTGTAATTTAGTAATATCATATCCTTTAGTATGTCTTTTAACTGGGTATATGATCTCTCCATGTGCTCCATCATTTCCTATACCGAATCCAAATATCTTTCTAGTATTTCCAAGATACTTACTAACCGTATCTAGGTTCATCCCACTCTCACTATCCAGATTTCCTATTGCTGTCATATCGCTATCAGATAATCCTTCGAAAGTATTAAAGATCATATTTTGAGTACCGCCTATAACGGAACTATTTGTCCCTAAGAATTTATAGAGTACTCTACCATCTTTATTCGTTATTTTTTGATGAACGATTGATACTTGTTTAGCACCGTTTGCTATCTTCTTTTTAAAAGCTTCAAAAGCTTCTTCTGTATGAAAAGTAGACTTGTCGAACATTTCTATTTCTCCACAGTAATCTGTTAAATTTATCATCTATTTATCCTCCTTGAATTAATTATTTCCTATTAAATGTAAATCACGAGTAATTGGGTGAACAAAATAAAGAGCTTCTTTACATCTTTGTATATCTTCTAGTGATATAAGATCCTTTAATATCCTTAATACCTCATTAGGATTCATGATATACAATAAAGCAAAAGTAACTTGTTCCCAATCTTTTAATTTAAGTATCACTTTTAATTTCTCCACTACTCTCATACCTTCAGATAAATTAACTAAGCTATAGCTAATATCTCCTTTGTATAAATCTTGTGTATATGATTTATAGAAGTCTAATATATCTTCTAAATACTTAATCAAATCGAAGTCTGAAAATAACGTTTGTGTAGTGTCTAATATATTACTTAAATTCTCATTTTTTATTCTATCTATATTCTCTCTAATTAAATTGATTACATTACCTATTTCTTGTCCATATTTCTCTTGTATTTCTTCTTTAGTTCCAGTATTAAGCTCATTTATCCTACTCATTAATTTAATACTATTCGGACTACTATTAGCTAAATATTCTTCTAGATTAGTTTTATGGTTATACATCTCAGGCATTTTCTCACTATAAGTAATACTTCTAATTGTATAATCTATCATTTTCCAATCTTCTGCTTTAGAAACAAATTTCTGTAATTCTTTTAATCTCTTTACTATATTATAATTATTCTCGAAAGCTCCTATAGCGTCACTTAAAGAATACTTTCTTCCTTCTACTACTTCTATTAAATCGTCTATGTCGTTTTTATGCTGAGGATGGTATTTAAAATATTCCTTATAGACTAATTTGATTCTTTTATAATCTATATTAGCTTTCATACCATACATAAATAATACAGCTTGTAAATTATCCGGTATATCAGGAGTAATTTCTAATTTTCTATATACTAGTATCTGCAACATAGTAATCAATTCAAATAAAGTAGCATTATAGTCAGCTGTGTCTAAATAAAGTCTAAGATTAGAAAAATGTTTTTTATGTTCTATTACATATCTTATAAAATGAGATGCTTGATAACTATAAGTAATTAAATCTACTTTATTATTTAATCCTATATACTTACTTTCTGTATAAGTAAAATCCATAGCTTTAATCTCATCTTCTAAGTTATTACCTTCGTAACCCCATTTAGGATCGTTATCGGCTACACTTTTGAATGGTATAAGATTTTCTTCTTTTTGTATATAAGGATAAGGATCGTCTGCGTTTAAAGGGGCTTTAACGTAGAACAATTCGTATTTGTCTTTAGGACTAGCACTATGGTCTACTCCATCACCCTTATTCTTTAATCTTTTGTATAAGAAATACTTAAATACACTAATCTCATCAAACATCTTAGAAATGTCATTAAATACGTCCTTACTACCTTTTTTCATAGTTAACGAATTTAATCTACTAGCTATTTTCTCTAAGTAACTAGTAGAGAAATTAAACTTAGGTAAAGAATAAGATTCGAATAAATCGTATATATACTTCTCATCTATAGTCTGACTATCTAGTTGATCTCTTGGTATATAAGCATTTGTATTAGCTATAGCAGACATAATTAAATGAACACAAACTAAAGGCTCGTAAAATTCGTATTGTTGAGCATCTCCTTCATGGTAATAATTTATCATATAATTATTTCTTACTTCTCTATAATGGTCTATAAACCTTCTTAAAGCATTATTGTAAGTATCTGCGTGTATTATATCTAGATTATCTGCTAATCTAGCATTTACTATAGATATATCCTTATCCAAGTATTTTAAATAATCGTACCCTCTTTCGGTATATTCTACTTTTAACTTAGCTAACTCTCCACTACTAGATAAGGCTTTTCTTTCTAATTTATTAAACTCATGCACTGGTTTATTTATATCTACTCCGTATATAATCGTATCTTTAGGAAGATAAACAAAAAATTCTTGATTTGGTACTAATGTCCCTTCCTTACCTATCATAGGAGGTAAACCTAGAAGCATTCTATAATAGGAATTATATTCTACGTAATTAGCTAATACTTGATTTCTTTTATAATTGAGTAATTGATTGATTTTATCTTCTGATAAATTATTATATATAGCATCCTTACTGAAAATCATTTGGTTTAATACGTAAGGATCATTAGTAAATCTAGCTAAATCATCTACTGTAAAATCATAAGAAGCTATAGTATCTGTACCATTAAAAGCATCTCTAAATTCTACGAAATTATCTCTAGCACTATAACCATAATTCTCTTTTATATATTTATCTAAAGCATCTGCTAATACTGATCTTTTTATTACGACATTTTCTACCACGTCTTTTAATTCTAACATTTTCTTCCTCCTTTCTTAATAAGAATATTTGTCTTTTATATTGTTTAAAAATATACGGGTTTCGTTCTGGTTAAGCCGATGGGAACGATTTTCCTTATAAAAAAACTAAATAAAAGAGAGGATGATTCTATATGAATTTTAATATTGATTTAAATGTAATTATATTAATTTTACCTGTATATATTTACTTATTTATATCTTTAACAAAAAAAGAAAAGAAAAATGAATTGACAGAAGAGTTAGTTAAGCTTTTAATAGAGAAACATACAACAGAAGCTCAGAAGCCTATAGAGAAAAATGTAGAGAAAGTAAAGGAAGATGTGAAAGTACTTGATAAAAAAATAGATACTGTTGAGAGTAATTTGAAAGTAGATATTTCTAAATTAGATTTAACTATAGGAGCTAAAATAGAGCAATCTATAGCAGAGTCTATACAATTAAGATCTTATTTAAATACTGTAGAGAAAGCAGAAATGGATAGACAATTGATAGAAGATAACGCTCGTAGATTACTTGATTTCCCAGCTTTAGAAGCTAGAATAAAAGATGTAATAGATTCTATATTAAAAGTATATTTCGATACGAATTATATATTTAATGATAAATACGTTAAGATGGATGGTACACGTACTTTACCTCCTATAACAGAAGAAACTAAGACAAATGATCTTAAGAATATACATCAAGAATTCTTAAAGGTAATAAATAAGAAATTAATATACCGTGATTTAGGAATGATATACGATATGACTCAAGATGAGACAGAAATGTTCTTAGTAGAGAAATATATAATACCAGCTTATGCTGATAAACTATACGACCTTGTAGAGAATTGGCAAGCACATCAAGAAAGAAGCCAACTAGATCGTGCTGACGAATTAGACAAGAAAAGAAAAAGAGCTGAAGAAAATGCTGCTAGAGAAGCTTATAAGAAATCAGAAGTAGGTATTTTAGAATCAGCTATAGACGAATTAATAAATCAATGAGACGAATAGAAAGGAGCATTTGTTAAATGATAATCAAAGCTTTAAATGAAGATAAGATGATTAAAGGAAAATCTTGTCTAGAAGTAATAAATCATCATTTAGAAGGTCCTGGTAGTTTATTTGATCCTAATATATTTGGGACAGGAGAAGATAAAAAGTATAAATTTGGATATATAAAATTAAATGGTCATTTTATAAGACCATCGGTATATCTTGTTGCTAGACGTCTTTTCCGTGAACTACCTTCGATTGTAGACGGATCTTCTAAATTTACGATTGATAAATCTGGTGACCTTGTTTTAGACAACGTTAACGGGAATACTGGATTAAAATGGTTTTACGATAATTTCGATAAAATCAAAATTAAGAAATTACAAGATACTGAAGGAAATAAATTACAAACACAGTTGATGAAAAAGTCTTTCTATAATTTAAAAAGAGATGAGTTTTTTATAGACAAAGTAATGGTAATGCCATTACACTACCGAGATATTAATACAGAAAAGAATTCTGTTAAAATAGACGAGTTAAATCAATATTATATGGATTTAATAAAAGCTGCTAATTTTAAGAAAAGACAAAATCCTTTATTAGACTCCACATTCGGAGATATTAAAATACAAGGATTGATTGTTAATATATTTGAATATATAGCTAATGGGACATTTGGTAAAACAGGATTACAAAGAAAAGGTGTTATGGGGAAAGTAATAGATAATTCTATACGTATAGTAATCGTAGCACCTGAAGTGAGACCAAAAGATACTATAGGGAAAACACGTTACTCTCTTGATAACGTATCGGTGCCACTGCATCACTTTATCAATAGTCACCCAGTACAGGCTATATCAGCTACTAGGTCTGTATTACAATCTTTTTTAAATTACGGATTCTTCCAATCATATGACCAAGAAGAATTTGATAACTTTTTCTCGGATGATTATTTAAAGGATATAATAAAGAATTTTGATCATTCTCAAAATGAAAGAATATCTTTATTGAAGGATGAATTTGGTAATACAGTTAAAATGTATTTTGAATTTAAGCCAGAAGACGGAGGATCAGTTAAGAAAGAAGAAAGAGAGTTAACTTGGACAGATGTGTTCGTTATGGCTTGTTCTTTATTCTCAGCTGATTGTAGAGCATTGATTACGCGTTATCCTATAACAGGATCTAAATCTATTATGCCTACTAAATTAAATATAAAAGTCTTCAATGACGATGAAGGAGATGTAAAAATCTTCCTTAAAAAAGGAGATAGACAACCACTATACGAATTTAAGGATTACCCTGACATATCTAAATATTTAAAGAACAGATCTCACTTAGACAGAGTATTCTGTGAGACAATGCAGCTATCAAATTTAATCCTTAAAGAATTTACGGCGGACTTCGATAAATACGTAAAATTATCTTAATATAGTATAATATAAGGGTATTATAAAAATAAAATAGAATCGGTAATAAAATGAGTAGATCATGACTGGAATAAATGAACTAGTATTTAATATTAAATATTAGGAGGTATTCTATATGAATTATATTATCGACCAATTAAAATTATTCCCATTAGACTTGGGTCATCTATACGACACCAAGGGAGTATATTACTGTAGTGAAGCAGGGGATATTTATTCTAGGAAAGGAGTAGACGAGTTCTATAAATTAACCGCTAATCCGAATCAGAGTGGATATCTTAGAGTAAAATTATATTATTGGCAAGGTAACGAAAAAATGACTAGCGTTTTCTATAATCATCGTTTGGTTTTGGAATCTTGGGTTAGATATAAAAATCCAGGGATATTCCATTATCTTGATTTTTCACTCTACACAGTAGATCATATAGACGGTGATAAAAATAATAATTCTGTAACCAACTTAAGATTCATGACAAGTTTCGACAACATAAGACAAAGAAAAGCTATATATCTAAATTGGGAAGAAGACGTTAAAGATAAGATTTGTCAATTGTATTTCGTCGACAAAGGGTTGACGAATGATATAGCAAAGAAAATGAAACGTGGAACCGCTGGTGTAAGCTCTCTATTGAGATCAGAATATGCAGAACAATGGTGCGAGAATAAAGGTGTAGAGTACTATATAAGACCACCTAAAGGTGGTAGAGGCAGAATTACTCGAGATATGAATCATTATCGTACTGATTGTACAGTTAGTCTAGAACAAAAAAACAAAGCCTACGAATTATATTTTAAAGATGAATTGCCAGTATATAAAGTAGCTAAAGAAGTACATGTAAGATCAACTACAGTTTCTGAATGGTTAACTAAAGATGACGCAAGAAGATGGTGTGAGAAAAATAATATCCTATATTTTTTAAGATAAAAATCTGTCGAAGTAAAACCACGAGAATTGCTGGAAACTCCTTAGAGTCTTAATAACTACAACATAATCCGAAAGGATAAGTGTGAATGTATGAGAATATTAAGAATTGGACAATCAGCCGCCGAGCCTCTAAATTCTATAAGAACATGAGGAAGGCTCAACGACTAGGCAATTAATTATTTTATAGAATAATTAATATAGTACTGTAACCACTAAAACGCATGTGGCATCTCTTAATAGACGAGATGAGGAAGCACGTGGCATATATAGTCTTATATAAAGGTAAAATTCTATGTATGAAGATATAGTCTGACGTTACGCGAAAGCATAATGAAAGTATATTATCGGGAGATAAAATGTCTATTAAAACTATTTATACGAAAGAAGGTAGAATTGCAGCTGATAAGATACTGTCTAAGCCAATATCTCTTTTATCTATAGATGGTCGTAATACCAGAACAATTGGTACAGAAGGAGTACAGTCTCTTTATAATTTAACCGTAGCTAAAAATGGGGTTAAAGCTAGTAAAGAAAATAAAAATTTAAGTAAAGAATTAAAAAAGTTTTTTACTAAAGATGAATACACACTTAGTGAGATAGTTGATTTAATTGATCCTTACCCTGTAGACGAAGTAGTACAATGGAAAGGTAAATTTACTACATTAGGAAGAGTGATATTCAATGAAGTGGTATTTTCTGGAATAAAAAATCACCAATTCATAAATGAAACAATTGACTCTAAAAATCTAAGTAAAATAATGAATAACTATGCTGGGAAATTAGTAGCTCATGAAATTAGTGTTGACGATTATAAAAAAATATTGAACAGACACCATGATCTAGCATTCGGTATAGCAGAAATTGTATGTGCATCTTTAAGTAGACATATGTTGATAGATCATGACGAAGTTTTTGAATCTAAAAGAAATGAGTTATTACAAAAATACAAAAGTGGTATAGAGAAAAATGATATAGCAGCGATGCAGGCTTTTGAAGATGAGTTAATAGCTTTCTCTAAAGAATATTATAAAAATGACCCTATGATTGATTTATATAATAGTGGAGCAGGTGGTTCATGGAAAACTAACTTTAAGAGTTTAAAAGTGTCGTTAGGTGCTATACCAGATCCTGGTGTTGGTACAACCTTAGTTACTCGTTCTTTAAAAGAAGGACTTGATAATAAAGATATAATGCCTGCGGCTAACTTACAAAGATTTGGTGCATTTATGCGTGCTCAAGCAACAGCTGATGGTGGATATATAGTTAAACGTATGAACGCTGCTTTCCAAAGCGTTATTGGAATACAAGGAGATTGTGGAAGTAAGCTATACTTAGACACGATTGATTATGATAGAAATGATTTGTTATATAGATATATAAAGGTAAGTGGAAAAGAAATACTAGTAACACCCGATATAGTTGATAAGTATGTAGGTAAACCAGTACAAAAAAGAAGTCCTATGTTCTGTAAACAAAAAGGCGCTTACTGTAGTCACTGTATGGGAGAATTGAGTTTTATACTGAAAGAACAAGGTGTAGTTAATATAGGCTTAGACGTTAGTAACGTAGGAAGTACAATACTAAACGCATTTATGAAAGCTACACATGATATGGGAGCTAAAATATTTAAAATAGATGATTTCGATAACTTTATCGAAAAATAAAAAAAAAAAGAAATAACTAAAATATATAACCACTAATTTGGTTACATTTAAGTGTTTTTTTTTTCATTATTTTTACCCTTTCGATTAAAAACGGACATAAGGAACCCTCCCACTTGGGGAGGGCTTTTTATCTCGTTCTCTAAAACCCTAAGGTTTTTCCTATAAGGTCAACTTTATCGAAGGATTTATCTTCTAGATTCTCTAACTTCTCGATTGTTTTATCGATGTTATCTAATGCAGTCTCTAATCTTGCGAAATGTTTATCCATATTTTTTATATTGGCATCTAGTATACCCTCTAAATTTTTATATTCTTTCAGATAATCATCTAGTACAGCTAATTCACCTTCTACTTTATTGTGTTTATCCTCTTTTGTAAGTTCTTGGTGTAATATTTCATATGATTTTCTTTTTTCTATCAGAGCTCTCTTCACGGTCTCTGCACTATTCTTCAGATCCAGGTAATACGCTTTTATCGGACTCAACTATACCATCTCCTTTACTTTTATTTAATTCAGCCGTAAAGTGTAGCATTAAAGCTCTTATTCTATTATCGAAAGATAACGATCTATCTTCTAATACATCTTTACATAATTTAGTAACTCTTTCTATTTTATCTTCTTCTCTTTCTATTAAATAAGTCCATACTAATTGAGATATAGTAATAGTGATGTGCGTTAATTCATCATTCGCTTCGTCATCTAAATCATATATATCATACTTAGTAGTACAATCAAATAAATCATTATGTAATAAAGATAACATATCTCCTTTTATTTTTTCTACGTTGTCTGTGTCATATGTTAATAATCTGTGTCTTAAGATTAGATCGTTCCCGTCTTCATCCTTACCTTTTACGAGCATATAACCTAAAGAAATACCATCTACATTTGTTTCTCCATATTTTAAGATGAAACTGAGATGTTGGTATTCTCCCTTCGTCAATTGGACAGTCTCCTGTCTGATTCTTGTTCTAAATTGATTATTTAAATAATTACTCATAATATTTACCTCCATATATTTTTATATTTATTTATTAACTCACCAAATAAATCTAGAGACTCTGCTTCTTTTTTAGTAAATAACCCATTATAATGCGTTAAACTATCGAAGTCTATGGTTTCTGGAATTGTTCTGTATATTTCTTGGACCAAAGTATATTCGATCGTCTTATTTAATCCTTTGTATTTCTTAAGTATATACTTTAACTTCTCTCTTCGTCTATTCAAAATACCTCTATGACTAGTTAATTTAGTCATATTATGGGTACTGTCATATTTCTTTCTTACTCCTCTTGTCATATTGCCATCACTTCACTATTTGTCCAAAAGACGGAATATGTCCTATGACCATCCCTGGGATATCTATTAATTTATTATAGCTATTTTCATCTATAATTCTTTCATCATCTATATCGTTTATATCGTATTCTAAATCACCTAAGAAATATTGATTATCAACTGATATACTAGCTGACAGGCTATAGAATAAATAAGATTTACTACTATTAGTCATATCAGAATCTATATATTTAGTGATATCATGAATCTGACAAGTATACCCGTCTTCGTCACCAGTAATATGGTTAGTATCTCTGTAATTTCTAATACGTATTACCTGTGGTGATATTTTTTCTTCGTCTATGTAAATAGGCTTCGTTACGAAGAAAGTATCTACATAGTCAAATCCATTATGCCTATTACCCATGAAATGTAGTTCTTCTTTTTCTAATTTCTGATATATAGCAAATCCTTCATTCATAGCGTCTAACAAAGATATTTCTCCTAATGATGTCTTAGGAGTATAGGTTATATTATCAGAATTTATTAATCTCTTTAAAAACACACTATTCATTTATTTTCTCCTTTCTAAAAAGGGAGGTATTCCTCCCAGCCTAATTCTGGTATCTCATTAAGAGACATTTCGTTTATTGTTATCTTTCCAGCTGATTTGTTTGGTTCTGATAAACTCATTAAAGCATCAACTAAATATACACTAAATACATCCATAGATTCTTTGCTTACTTCAGTTAGTGCTTCATTTATTCTAGTTAAGGATATTCCTGTATCTCTTGTTAATTCTCCTTGAGATATAAGTTTCTTAACTACGAAACCTTTAGTGATCGTAAAAATTGATTTCTTTTCTTTTTTATTATCCTCAGGCTTCAGCAAGTAAAGTCCTATTTGTATATCATATTTATTTGAATCTAAAGATATTACTTTTTCTAATATATACCCTTCTGGTAAGTCAGGTTTCTTTCTTATAATATTTAACACGATTTATTCCTCCTAAAAATTATTTTTAATTACTAAATATTTTCTTACAGATATATATTTGCTTTTTAACAAACGAATGCCAGCTTTCTTCTATTTTATGGTATTCTTTAATTCTTTGTATATCTTCTAAATCATCGACCAATTTGATTTCTTTAATTGATTTGTCAGGGTTTAAAGGATGATTTAATCTTCTTAAAATACATTCTTCTATATCGTATTCCCAACTATAAACACCATGAACCGATTTCAGAATATATCCGTCAAAATACCATCCTGTACGTTTATAATCGTCTACAAAGAATTTTATTACGTTAAATATAGCATAGAATTTTCCATTTAAATTCTGGTTGAGTAATCTAAATAACTTTTTAGAAGAGTCCTTCTCTATGTTAAGTAAATCTTTTCTTTTCCATAGATGACCAGTACCTATCCCTACATCGTTTCTTCTAATTATAAATGTATCATTTATACCTTCAAATCCGTAAGCTCTATCTTCGGCAAAGTCGTTGTAAGGTTTATTCTCGTTTAAATCATACACTGCTTGGAATTCAACTACGATTGGTTGTTGTTGTCTAGCATTAGTAAGTCCTATTTGCATATAGATTTGATTTAGATCAGGTTTAAAAAAGTATAATCTAGGCTTCTCTAAAGCTTTTCCCATAATTTTCTCCATGTCTTTTTCACCGCCTCTATTATATTATTAGATTTTACTATTCCTTTTATTGGTTTATCCTTTGATCCTAAGAATATTTTTAGTTTCTCCCTTAATCCTCCTATATTATTTAAAAATCCATCTGGAACTATAGAATTTTCTTTAGAAGTTATACCTATTATTAAAGGAGTATTTTCTACACTACTTTCTTCTGGTATTCTTAAATAATTAGTATCTCCTATATTATAAGAATATTTCCATACTCCTTCACCTTCTATGGTAAGATTACTTACATCTGTCATTTTCCAGATCATTTTTTCTTCTCCTATATAATTAAGAACTCCTCTTAAGAATGCCTCTTCTTCTGGTCTGAAGAGCTGTACGAATAATCTTAATCTATCGATAATTTCTTCTAACACATCAGGATAGACATCTTCTAATATATCAGACAAATTTCTTTCTCTAGTACGATTCAATCCGTATGCATTTTTGTACATTCTAAAAGCTATCTCTGGACTTGGTGAAAAGATAAAGAAATGATGCACTAAATCACTTATAGAGTTATAACTATACGACTTCCCTAATTCATCTATAAATGAATGAATATCATCTAAGTCTATTTTTATCGGAAACCATTCTCGGTGTTCTATATTATAATATGTAGCCACAACAATCCTAACAGTACCGTCAGGAAATATAACGTCTACTAAAGGATGATCGTAGACATTAAATCTTAAGCCACTTCTATAATCGTTAGTCGTCACTGTCATCGCCTCCTATTATTATATCACCTTGTACAATAGCACTAGGACCATTTGTTTTAACTCCGTTATAAACTATACTTCCTTTGTCCTTTTCAAAGTAGTAATTTATAGGAGCAAATGCTTTAAAATCGTCTACAGATTCTTTAATACAAGCTAGTATTATATTATCTACTAATTCATTAGTATTTATAGGAAGAGCACCGTATAAAGTGTCTTCTGCACCTGATACTAATTTATGTAACTTATTGAACGATTCTAAATTAGGTGTCAATCTAGCAGAGATTCTAGTAATTATTTTATCGTCGAATTCTTTTTCTATATTAACGAAAAATTCTTTATCGTCGTCTTTATATAAAACTATTCTTAAAACATCACCTCCATCGGTCTTATTTCTAAATGATACCGTACCTATTTCTTTTCTTTCTTTTTCCATAATTTATTCCTCCTTATATTATATTTATTTTGAATCATTAAGATAATATATAATTTCATTTAATTAGACAAAAAAAAAAGAATCCCCTTTTATTGGGGACCTTTTTTTTTTTAATATTCGTCATCTTCGTCCTTACTAACAGCAGTACTACTATTTAGGGATTCTTTCCATTCCATCCCTTCTAGTAACTTTCTAATTAGAAGGGAAAGATCTTTAGATAGTCTTTCTCCGTAAAACGCCTCTGTTGTTACAAAGCCTATTCTCGCGGCCTTCATGATTCTTATTTCGAATTCCTCCTTTCTAACGGAGAAATCTTCGAGATCTTCTGGCTCAGCGATAGCCTTAGTTTTGTCCTTAGATCCATATCCACGTTGATATAGATCAGCTTTTGTGATGTGTGGGTTACCTTGGTCGTCTTTCTGAACAAGGAGTTCTAGTTTAGAATAGACCTCCTCGTTTTCGTATGTAAAAATGAAGAATGGGGACTTACAACCGAGTCCTCCATCTTCAATTTTTGTAAGTTTGTAATCTAGGAATTGGATTACCTCGTCTGGGTTAACCGGACTTTGCATACCTGCGTACTCATCCTCTTCTTCGATGACCTCCTCTATTACTTCTTCTTCATCGTCCTCATAAACTTCGTCTTCTGGATCCACTTCAGGACAAGGATAGAAGAAGTTAACTTTAAATTCTTGATCCGATAACGCGTCTATTGTGTCATCTCTTATGATGAAGTCCTTTGCCCCAGACGCCATATTGAAAATATCTAGGACAACTTTATCTACTGTATTAGAGTCGATATTCCAGTCTAATTCTTTAAGACATATATCGATCCATTTTCGTAGATCGTTATGTCCTAAATTCGACACAAATATTTCTCCTCCTATACGGAAGAATTCCTTCTCACCGTCGACAGATCCGTATAAGCAGATAAAATCTACCCAAACTCTATCTCCGTAGGAATTTAAATTTACAACTAATTTATCGTTCCCGTATTCAAAAAGGCTTATATGTAAAGCCCCTTTAAAGTTTAAATCTAAATAAAGTCCATTTTTTACTACATTTCTCATAGTTTTTCACCATCTCCCGAGATTTCTTTCTCGGGATCCTTTCTTTTTTTTTTTATTGTTTGATTTTGTTTTTGAATACCTTTGAACTGGTCTTGTTCTTGGCATTCATATATATAATATATAATTATAAATAAATTACTTATTCTAGTCAAGGAAACTCCTACTAAAACCCCGATCTATATTAAATAAATAAGGAGGTACTTATAAATGGATATAAGTCAAATCGTAAATATGATGACAAAATTACAACAAGATGTCATCGCTTTAGCTACTCAATCTGCTAAGGAAAATGAAAAGCCAGCTGAGTCTGTTCTTAAGGCTGATACTAGATACGTATACGACAATATGAGACCATCTATATTAGCTGAACCTGATAAAGACGTTTGGCTTAAAAGAGAAGAAATAAGATCTACTATGGCTTCTCTTATGGAAGCTAACGGAACACCAGGAGATCCTGTGACGGCTATAGAAAAAATAAATGAGCCTTCTATGCTTACTATATCAAACGATGTAGACGCTTACGGTTTAACAGCTGAAAAAAGAAGATGGCTTTTAGAATTTATTTTCTGTGTAGAAGGTGGATATTTTAACCACCCTAACGATCCAGGTGGAGAAACAATGTATGGGATAATTAAAACAGAAGCTCGTAGTTTTGGTTATGAAGGTGCTATGAAAAACCTTCCTAAAGAAGTAGCTACAGAAATCTATTTGAAGAAATACTGGGATAAAGTAGGACTAAAACAAATAAAGAACTTTGGTACTGCTGTTACTATATTTGATTTCCAAGTTAATAGTGGAATAAGAGGTGTAAAGATAGCTCAGAAGACTTTTAATAGATTATATGAGAATAAAGGAATTCTTCCAGCATTCGCTAAAAGTTTAGCAGGTACTGATCCTTTATCTGAAGATGGTGTACTAGGTCCTAAAACAGCTGAAATGATCAATAGCATATCTTTCTTAACATTCTTATCAGCTTACACACTTTTCCAAGAAGATCAGTATGAAGATTTAATGAGAGCTAATCCTAAATTAAGAGCATTTGATATAGGATGGGAAAATAGAATTGTTAAAAAGATAATTTATCTAGAACAAATGGCTAGACAAAACTTAATACCTTTGTTATAAAAATTCGTATTCCTTTACTTCTTTCTTTTCGTTAAGGGGGAAGTAAGGGGATACTTTTTATGTCAAATTCATAATATAAAAAGAAAGGAGATAAAATGTCTGAAGAAGTAAAACTTAATGATCAAACTCCTAAAACGACGAGTGCTTCAGCAGGAGATGTTCTTAAATTAGGTATACAAGAAGACGGTAGTGAAATAGTAGAAGTTACTGGTAAAGCTTATGTACCTAAAGTATTTTCTCAGAATCCTGGTAAACTCGTAAAAGTTGGTGATGAGAAAAGTGATAACGATCCTAAAAGACAATTCGACGTTAAAAATGGTGGTAAAGTTATTACTCCAGCTGGTGGAGATGGATCCAAGATCTATGATATGGGTGATGGCCGTTATATCGATTTAAATAAATATCTTACTAAAGAAGAAGCTCATTTCGATGATTGGGTAATGAAGAGTGAGCTAGCTAAGTATGTTCTATTAGATGATTTTAGAAAACGTTTAGATCAATTCGTTACTATAGACTCTTATAATGCTAAATTTGGTGATTATTTATCTAAAAGAGAATTAGAAGATATTAAAGACGAACTAAACGCTAGATTCCAAGGTATATCAGATAATCACTTTACTAAACACGAAGTAAATGTCATTATATCTAATATAGATAGATACTCTCGTGTAGAAGTTGATCATAAAGTAGAAGAATTACGTAATCAAGTTATTAATGGAAATAACGAAATAAAAGAAAAAATAAAAGATTTAGCAGACGTTAACTTTATTAAAGAAAAGCTTGTTAATTTCTATACAAAAGCAGAAATAGAAGACATAAAAAGTAATTTACAACAAGCTAAAGAAGAAGCTATAAGAACATTAACGGATGTCACTGTTCCTGAATTAATTAAATCTGCTACAGTAGGTAAGTATATAACTCCTACAGAATTAAATGAGTCTATAAAAGGATTCTTATCTTCTAGTATGCTAGACAGTGCTTTAAATAATTATGTTCCTAGAGCAGAATACTTAGCATCTTTAGATAAGTTAGCTACTAAAAATGCTATAGATAATTTAAATAGCAGAATAGTACCTTTAAATCAAATAGAATCGTTAGTGAATACTAGAGCTACAAAAGAAGATCTAAGAAATCTAACAGATACATCAGAAGGTAAGTTAAATGGACTCTCACAGAGATTAGATAGTTTACCTGATAAGTCGTACATCGCTACACAATTAGAAACCTATGCTACTAAAAACGAAGTAGAAGGTAAAATAGTTACTGTTAAGGAATTATTTAAAAACTACTATACATCATTAAAAAGTGATGAGTTATTAGAGGGATTAAAAAATGATCTTATAGCTCGTATAAATTTAATGCTTCCTAAAAGTGAATTCGATTCGGCTAAAGCTTTATTAGAAACTAAAGATAACGTAAATCAAATTAAAAATGATTTAGAAGCAGAAATAATTAAGAAAGCAGACAAGTTAGAATTCCAAGGAAAGATAGATACGTTAAAGCTATTAATTACTAACTTAAATTCTACTGCTATTACTGAAGTATTACTAAATACTAAATTAGATGAAGTTAAAGCTTTATTTGATGATTATTCTACTAAAGGGTATACTACACAAGAAATAAATAAGTTAAAAAATCAAGTTGACCAAGAAATATTAAGTGCTAGACAAGATTACTACAATAAAAGTAGTATTGATGATTTATTAAATGATAAAATCGGAAATACAGAATTAAAGGCTTTAGAAAATACTTTAAGACAAGATCTTGATAGTACAGTTGCTATAAATAAAAAAGTAGACAAAGAAACTTTCGACACTGCTTTAGAAAATATTCATACCAAACAAGAAGTCCAAGGGTTATTAGCTAATTATACAACAAATGACCAGATAGCGGCTAAAGAAACTGCTTTAGAAGAAAAGATGACAAAAAAAGATACTCTTCTCAAGAATGAATTAAATACTAAAATAGATACGGTTTCTAATACTGTTACTAATAATAAAGTACAATTACTAGCCGAGATACAGGAAGTTAAAGAAACTGTAGCCGATGGACAATCTAAAATAAACAGATTTGAAACTAAATTTGACGATTATTCTCCTACTACCGAGGTAGAAAGAAAGATACAGACGGCTTCTAGTGCGTTAGATAGTAAGATAGATTCTCTTAAGGGAGATAGTAATACAAAGATTAGTACTTTGAGCGATAGAATAACTCCTATAGAAACTTCTATAAGGGATAAAGTCGAACAAACAGACATCGATAATACGATTAAACCTATAAAGATTAGCTTGGAAAGCCAAATAAATAATCTTAATAGTACAATAACTGGATTTAGTAATTCTTTAGCCGATTATGTATTATCTTCTACTTATAATAGTGAGAAAATCCAATGGGTTAAAACCAATGCACTAGATCATCTTTCCACAACGGTTGATACTAATAAATCAACTTTCGAAGCATATGTAGCTAAGACAGATACTGCTATTAAAAGTTTAGAGGATAGAAAGTTAGATAAAACAGAACTTCCTACCGCTTTAGGAAATTACTATACTAGAGAACAAATAGATGAAAAAATAGTTCCATCTGAGTTAACATATAAGAAGACAGAAGTAGATACTTTAATAAACGCTCTTAAGAGTAAAATTACTGTATCCGATAAAAATATAGCAGACACTAAGAACGTAGTAAATGCACTATACAGTAACGGTCAGATTGATAACATGCTGAATGTTGTTAGACAGAATTTAAGTAATGGTGTATCACAACTTTCTAGACGTTTAGATAATAAAGTAGAAAATGACACTTTTGGTAAAGAATTAGTAAAATTAAATACGGCTATTGATAGTAAGGCTAGTAAATTAGAATTATCTTCTGCTATAGCTACTAATAATAGAAATTATTCTACTACAACAGAAATGATGACAATATTAGACAGACATAAAACTATAGTGGAAAATGATATAAAAGAAGATTATACTAACACTAAAGAAATGGATAAGAAGTTCGCTCTTTATACTCCACTAAGTACTTACGAAGGAATGCTTCCTAATCTTGTTACTAAGAATTACTTAACTGACAAAATCAGAGAGATAAACTCAATAACAAGAGATGAAGTAGAAGATTTGGTAAACACTTCTAAAAACGAAGTTAATGCTACTACAGTATCATACGTTACTCAATCTTTAACTAAGTATACTCCTACTGCTACTATAAATTCTTTATTGGATTTAAAATTAAATAAAAGTGAATTTACTACTAAATGGAATATGCTACCGTCTCTATACGTTGACAAGACAGCCTATGACGGAGAGAAATCTACATTTATTACTCAGAATAATATATATGGATTAATAGATGCTAGAACAGCTACGACTTTATCCAACTATTATACAAAAGAAAAAACAGATGAAATGATTTCTAATGTTTCTTCTAATATAGCTAGTAGTAATAATCTATTCTATACTAAGTCTGTGATGGATAATAAATTAGGAGGATATGAAACACGTGTTGACGCTGATGTTAAAAAACAAAGCTTCGATACTGAAGTACTTAAGTTAAATAATAAATTTAATGATTATCCTACTATAGCTGATCTTAATGCTAAATTAGCAGGGTTAGGTTTCCAAGGTAACACACAAGATTTCTACGATAAACCAGCTATTGATAAATTTTTATTAAAGAAAGTAGACATAGATATTTTTAATACATTATCTAATGACGTGTATAGAAAATCTTATATAGATACTACTTTAGAAGATTACGTTAAAAAGACACAGTATACATCAGCAGTAAATGATTTACAAACTAAAGTATCTACTATCGAAGGTAAAGATATATTATCTGTAAATAAGAATCAAGTAGTACTTAAAACAGAATTAGGAACGGTTCTAGATCCTTATTACTTAAAAAATAACCTCAACACAGATGTCAATCAAATAGTAACTACTAAATTGACTGATTACGTGTCTAAGGAAGATTTAAAAACGAACAATGACACGTTAAAACAAACATTAGTTGGAGAAACTGTATTAGCTGATTATTTAAAGAAAAATGTATTTGAGTCTTTTAAAGAAAGCGTATACGAAAAACAGCATGTTGATGATATAGATTCTAAATTTGCTAACTATACGACAACAACAGAACTTGGGACTAAATTAACTGAAATTAATTCTAGGATATTAACTAGAGAAGAAATCGAAGGTTTAGTTCAATCTCAAGGTGGTAAGAATTATACTAAAAATGAAATCAATGGATTATTAGCTGCTAAAGTAAGTACCCCTGATTTAAATCAAGCTTTAGAAGAAAAAGAGACTAAATATACGAATGATTTTCTTTCTAAATTAGAAGCTAATACTTTATATCAAAAGAAAACGGATCTTTCTAATATATTAGATGATTATTTAAAATTAAATATAGGTGGGACAGTAACTGGTTCTACGACATTTAGTAATGGGTTAGAAAGTAATACGTTTAAAACAGCATCTATCGACTTAAGTAGTGGAGATATAATAAATGGTAGGTCTGCTACATTCGAATTAGTTAGATCTAATAATATAAATAATACAGAGACTATTACTACTAAGAATTTAACAGCTGACAGCACAATAGATACTAAGAATTTAGTAGTAGAAACTAAATTAACTTTACCTAATGTTAAATTTCCAGACACTAAATCGTTTATGACTCTAAATCCTACAGAGTATACTGAATTGAGTAAGAATTTCAATACTTACACTATTGATAATTTAGGAGATGTAGTTCTTAATATAGGATTACCAACAGGTAATTTCTTAGAAAATAAATTAATTAAATTTAATATTGACGGGTCTATATCTACCAGAACGATTAAAGAAGGAACATTCTTAGATGACTGGACAGAACTAGCTAAAAAAAGTGATTTAACTACCCTAGAAAGTACGTTGAGTTCTAGATATGTGACTACACAAAATCTTACTACTAAATTAAATGATTATGTAAATGAGTATACTTTATCTACTAGATTAGGATCTTATTATGATAAAAATATTATAGATGCTAAAGTAACTAATTTGACTAAGCAAATAAATGGTCTCACAAACAGTGAGTCCTTAAATGAGTTACTTAAAAAGAAAGCCAGTCAAGAAGACTTTAACGAACTTAAAACCAATTTCAATCAATATAAGATCGATACTTATACTAAAAATGATATAGACACTTCATTTAAACCGGCAGTCATTAGAGAAGTAAATAATACTATAGAAAGTAATTATGTTACTAAATCATTATTATCTACTACTTTAGTCGATTATTTAAATGAGTCTAAATTACAAACCAAATTAACAGAACACGGTGCCGCTATAATGTCTAATATAAGTAGTAATTACGTAACGCTTACGACATTAGAAGGAAGATTAGACTCGTATTATAATAAAGATGGTATCGATAGTAAATTAAGACTATTGACTAGTAAGGCGGAATTGGCTACCACATTAAATGATTATGCTACTAAAGCTAAATTTGATGAATATAAAAATGAAGTAGATGCTAAAGTAGATAATGTATCTCGTGTAGCTACGAAGTCTAGGGATGATTTAAATGACTTTAAAGGGTTAGTATCAACTACATATATTACTTTAGAAAATACTAAGACTTTAATATCTAAATCAAATACTCAAGCTTTGACTAATTACTACGATAAATCAGAGATAGAAAGTAAAGTATCTACTATAAATAATACAGCTAATGAGAATAAAGATGCTTTAGAAAGAAAGATAGAAGCTTTAGATACAAAAACATCTACCAAAGACAGAGAAATAGAAGCTAACTTATCTGGATTAAATACTACTCTAACCAAAAAGGATAGAGACCTAGAAGTTCTTATAACTGCTAATACTACTAAATTTAATGATTATGTAACTACAGCAGCACATGAAGCTAAGGTACGGTCAGAGAGACAATTATCCGACGATAAATACGCTCCTAAAGCTGGTAGTGGAAATTACGCACTTAAAAGTGAATTGACAACAGAATTAGCTAAAAAATATAACTCTGCAGGAGGATCTATTTCTGGTAATGTAGATGTAAACGGGACCTTCCGTTCTAACGGAGCTGCTACGTTCGGTGTAGCAACGGCCAATAACTTTACGTCTAACGTAGTGACGGTAAATAATACTTTAATTACTCCTAGAGTAGAATATAAAGATAACGCAGTTCCTACTGTTTGGACTAAAACTTATTCTTCGCAAATATTTAGTAAAGTACTGACAGTAGACGCCGTTAAAAAGTCTAGTGTTAACTTATTGATGGTAAATAAATTAGAGCATACCAATACAGGAAATGCTCAACAAGATATTTCTACTAAATTCGGTATACTTAGACTATCTAATATAGAGAATGGTGGTACTTTAGAATTTGCTATTGACACGGTAAACGTACATAACGAAGCTCAAGCGGATACTACTATGCCTTATCCAACTAATTGGAAAAGAGTAGCCTTAGCAACTGACCTAGACAATCTTAAAAACCAAGTACAAGGAGGAGTCACTTCTTCTTTGAGTACTGTAACTTCTAAAGTAGATACTTTGACATCTTCTTTAAACAGTGCTAAAACTGAGTTAAAAGGTTATTCTGATACTAAGTTTAACCAATTAAAGAACGAATTAAGACCTATGATTGTTGGAAATACGTCTAGATTCGCTAACTACTATACTTCACAACAAGTAGACCAGAAAATAAAAGAAGCTAAAGATAGTATATTAAATACTACATTACCAGCATTAGAAACGAGAATAAAAGCTTATATAGATACTAAAGTAGAAGAAGTAATGAATGCTAAATTAGGAGAAATATCTAAGTTATTAGATAAGATAAATGGAGCTGAGATATAATGGCAAAAAAGGTAATGGATAAGTTAAATTACTTATATGAATATAAATTGAAGATTATAGATACCCTTTTAAAGAAGGGTATCACTCTTCCTAAAACGGCTACATGGAGACAAATAAGAACTTGCATTCTTTGGTATTATTTAAATGGCTGTTATACTGGTTCTATCATGTATGCTTATGGTGTTCCGTATGACGGTTTATCTATTTCTGAAAGAGAAGTGTTAGATAGATATAGAGAAAGATTAGAGCAAGAAAAAACAGAGGACGCTGGAATAGATGTTGAATAAATGGAGGTGTAATATATAAATGGCACATAAAATATTAAAAAGAGAAACACACGAAAAAGCAGAGTTAATGAAAAAAGATGAGTTAGCGATAACGGTTGATACACCACAACCCGATCCTCTTAGATTATCTATAGGAACGGTTAGACAAGGAACTACACCATCTGTAACAAATAGTGGGTCAGATCAAAACGTTATACTAGATTTTGTGTTACCATCGCAAGTTACTGCTGTACCAAATGATTATCCTATGGGTGTAAAATGGGTAAGTATCAGAGAAGGTAAATTATATCACGAAAATAAATCAGTTTATAACTTATCACCATCTTCATCAACCGATGGACCTACACACTTCTACGGAATAGATGGTGGTAAAGCTGGTGACATAATACATATTATATTAAGTAGTAATTATTTACTAAAAGAAAAACCTGGGTCAGGATATTCCTTGAAATTACAAGATGGATTGGAAATAAATACAAATAACTTTCACTCAGGAACGGTTTTTAACAAAGTAATGACGTTTCTTTGTCTCGCGCCGAATACCTGGGTAGAGATTCAAAGGAATTGGACTGACCTGGTTACACCGTTTGTTAAAGTTACTACCGAAGAGGAATATAATTCTATACCATACAAAGATCCAGAAAAAATATATTTAATAGTAGGTGAATAGGTATGGTTGAGAAGTTAAGTAAAGTAAGAAAAATATTTTTCAAAGATAAACCGATAAAATCAATTTATAAAGGAAGTGACCTATTATGGCAAAGCTTTAAAAAGGTTACATATCCATGTGATTTAAGGGGTATAGATCTCGACGTATTAGATAAAGATAGTCCAAAATTTAATAGAGATCTAGCTTACGCAGCATGGTTTTTACATAGAGGGATATTTTCCACAGTTGGATATAAAATACCGGGCAATGATACCGAAAAGAATAACTCAAAGATGTTGTGGTCTTCGGCTACGTCTGGTATAGACAGTGCTAGAGCTGCTAATTTATTATACGATGCCCATATGATGCAACCGTCTTTTTCAAACGGTAATAGTCCTAGAAATAATGGATACTGGGATTTTGCTGATCTAGATAATGGAACGGCACGAGCTATGGGACGTGCTAGTTTTCAAGATTTTCAATCAGATAAACCACATAAATTGTTGAAAAGATATTATGAATGGTCAGCTTCGCTTGAGAAGCCGGTTAAGATGATGGGTGTTTGCTGCAATATAAATTTAGATATAGAGAGAAAGTATTGTCTCTCTTTTTGGTATCGAATAAGAACTATTTCTGACGAGTCTCTGGATGACATTATCGTTATATACCCTGGATTCAACGAAACTTTGACTGGTTTTTCTATACCTCTAAAATCCTTGGGATATAGTAATATAATGGCTAGTGACGACCCTATACGAATTAAGAAATCCGAATTAATAATGGATAATCAATGGCATAGACATAAAGTATATTTTAGTACCAAAAATATCGATCCAGATGGCAATCTGTCATTTACTGTGATTCGTACTATGTTAGGATTTTTTCACCCTCATACGATCGATATCTGTTTAGCTGGCTTCTGTTTAAAATATGCTGAAAGAGATACTAATACTTTCACAACTGGGTTTACGTTCGACACGCCTAGAAAAAATATAACTAAAGAAAGTGAAGCTCTTTTTAACGCAATAGCTGATAATACGTTTTTCCGTAATCATGGGTATAAAATATTCCATCTATGTGAGTACATTCCAAATTTAGATCGTCAAAAGATCAATACAGATGACACAGATTTACATATAGCGGTCGAGAAACGTGTCAATAAATTAGACGAGGACTTAGACGAATTAGCTAATTGGTACCGAAATATACTACCGACACTAAATGTGCAAACCAGTTTCGTCTCATGGAAAGATATTTCACAAACTGGTGAAAATACTTTTACTTGGAAGTTCAAATACAAAGAAAGACCAAAAAGTCAAAAGGATTTAGGACTTATATCTAGATATGATCGTGGTGGATATTTTCCTAAAAAGTATGTCAAAAATATAATAGTAGACATGAAGCTTTATAGTATAAAACAGGCTTCCGATAATTGGTCGGATTACGGACCGTATGGTAATTATATACCTTATTTAGCAAATGTACTAAATAGAGGGAGTATGCACGATACCGTCATGATATTGCACGTAAAATATGAAAACCTGACACCAAAAGAATGGGTCGAAGACAAGTCACTGAGAGATAAGTATTTATATGAGTATGCTCCTGGAAAATATGGTTTGAGATTTGATGTCGAATATGTCGTTACAATGTATAATAAATGGATAGAGAATATGATAAATTTCTTATCCTATAATCCGAATATAAAAGGCATTATACTTGGCGTGGTGGGAAGAGATGGTAGATGGACATTCGGCGATGGATTTAGACCAGTTGACGCTGCAACATTAAAGAAAATACTTCTTCCGTGGTTTAATACATGGGCTATGACCCCTAAAATATTTTTACCAAAATATATGATAGAAGCTGACAATTTTGGAGTGAAGAGTTTTGTTAATCTGGATTTGGATGACGTTAATAAATCTAACGAGTGGTTTAATACTCTTAAGTATGGTGGAGTAGACACTGACATTCAAAATCTAAATTTATCAGCCGCTAAGGATAAATTACAAGATATTAAACTTATGGGATTGTGTTTAAATCACAATTCGTTAACCGATTTATCTGACTATCAAATAGACCAGGTCGTAGATACAATCCGAGAACAGGGTCTAAGTTTATTTGGTCCTGTAAATGAAAAGGATTTAGTGGTTAATAAAAAGAAAATAGATAAATTAATAAAAGCTATACCAACTTATCATGTTCATCTATCCCAAGTTTCTATGGTAGTGAATAATGATACTTTGGATTTTACAGTTACTATAGAGAATCGTGGTGAAGTGTCTACGAGAATTACAAGAATTGGTATTTCTTTAGGAAATTTGGTAAATAATCAATATGATTTCTCTGCACCTTTAAAAGTATTAACTGGTGATGATGTCTTCCTGAGACCTAAGTCACAAAAAGTTATAAATATAACATCTAGTACAAAACTAATTCCCGGAGATAATGATCAAATTGTAAAGATCGGGATGATGTTCGAAGGATCAGACGTTGGAGAATACCAAGGCGAAGGAGGTACGGGAGGAGGGGATACATACCACCATCAAAACTTTCAACGAGACTTTGATACAGAAGAATTAGAAGCATTATCAGACTATGTAACGGATTTTCCCTTATATTTACATAATACAGAAGAACAAAAACGAAAAAGGAGGTAGATAAATGGCAGACAGTAAAATAGACATCGTTGTACAGACCCCCAAAGATATAATAGATAAATTAAATACTCTGTTAAACTGGAAAAACGACATAATCGGAGTAATGAGATCAAAACATATAGCTAGAAATGTCGAGTTGAACGTTAATGAAGGCGATTCTTTAGAAAAAATAAATAATGAACTAGCGAAAAACACATATAAACTAACTGCACCGACATTTCCTGCTACTGTTGGGGCGGGTAAACCATCCACTGTTGTGATTAAAGATGTCCCTATAAATTGTTATGTAGAAGTAGACGGACAGAAATTTTTCGTAGATGAGAACACTCCGTCTGGTTCACATTCTTTTGGTAAAAACTTATCCGTCACGACAGGGATACACGGAAAAGGTGAGCAAGTTACTTTTTATGTAAAAACAAAATATGATCAAGATTTATTTAACGGAGTTGCAAATGTTACACTAGGACTACCATATACTAATTTTGCTAAATATACTATGAAAGTATTAGAAAACCAGCAATTAACCGATGGTAATGACAATGATATAGCTTACAATATAGAATCGGGTATGTCTTCTTCTATATCCAGATTAGTGATCACTTTACCTAAAGACTTAAGGGACGAGATACATAGAATTACAGAATTAGCACGTTCTAAAGGAGAAAACAGCGTAGAGAAAGTAGACGCTTATATAGTTTCTGTCAGAAGAGTTTTTGACGATGGTTCTGTCGATTGGTCTAGTAACGGTTTATTGCTCGATTGGTTGATCAGAGATGATATACTTCTTCAATATAGTGGACAGACAATTTGGTATCCTGGAGGAATGACTAATATTTTTCTAGAGAATGCTTTATTTTCAGATTGGGGACATGACGGGGCTAATAGCTTAATAAACAAAGTATTCCGTAATCATTTTTATCCTACAGAACCTAATGAGACTGTCGATATAAAAACAAATGCAGAATTAGGAAGCAACGATGCGGCACAAAAGAAATATGTAAATAGTATTAAAAGAAATCAAATAAGACCTATAGCTGTTACTATACATAAAGCTAAGGTGCCTGCTATGCTAGTAAAGTTCTTCAACGATAGTGTGATAAGTCCAAATTATCAGTATTCAAGTAACGCGAGTTCCGTGTTTGAAAGATTGGTTATACGAGGTAATGTAAGAAGATCTGGTTGGTTATGTATACGGGATTGTGGATACTATGATCCAGCAGACGAAACATTAAGGACGGTTCCTATAATAATAGACCCTAGAACGATGACGGATGAGGTTTTCCCTTGGTTAGAGAAATTAAAACTAACAGTAAAAGCGATCAGTCAGGTATATGAATCTCCTTTCGAAACTGGTGGTATTAGTATAACTACTTTAAATCCTGACGAAAGTAATAAATTATTGAATTACTTCGAGGTTAGATTTACTAGTAATAACCCAAGACATAAAATAAATGAGACTATACCTGACTGGATAGCAGTATCACCAAATTTAACTAACGAGAAAGCTGGATCCAATGTTAAATTTAAAGAATCTACAACTGAAGCTAAAGTTGATTGTGTAGAGATACCAATAACTCTCCATCAAACTATTAAAATTGACGGTAAGCGTTACTTAGCTTTTATTATTGCAGGACAAGCACCATTCTTAGAAGACAGTCGAATTGTGAGAGGAAATGATAATAATATATCTGGATATAAAGAATTAATACATGAGACACCGGATGGAATTAAGCAATACCATATTTTCTTACCAGGTACTTGGAATTATGGAGGCACCATAAACGAGAATCTCTTCACCCAAGATACTTATGTGTCAAAAACCATTCTTGGATCTGAAGATTGGACATTACGCAACTACTATAGAATGAATAGTAGTAACGATGTCTTACCTAGAGTATCTACTACCAATAATATGGCATACGTAGGATATTTATTCTTGATACCTAAAGATGTGGCTGAGAGAATGTATCCACAGTCAACGAAGATGCAATGGCAATAAGAGACGAAAGGAGTTTTTAAAAAATGATAAATACACTATTTAATTTAATAAGACAAAATATAGGATATATCTCATTAATACTTTTTGTAACAGGTTTCATCTGGCTAAATAAAGCGAAGGGTAGATTAGGAGAAAGAATAATTAAATTTATTACTAAAGCAGAATATGGTAAACTATCTAAAGATGCTTTATACGACATTGTATCTAAAATACATAGATCTGATTTAGACGAGAGAATGGTACTCGTTATGGCAGAGACTATAAGATCTATACCTATATTAGGAATAGCTTTTAAAATATTACCTAAACCGATTGTAGTTGCTTGGTTGAATAAACAAGTACAAGGAATATTTAACTTCGCAGAAGTAGCTCTTAAAGGTGGTAAAGTTTATAACGATAATAATTGCATTTTGCCAGATATAGACGGAGCTAATATAATAGACAACATATCTAATGTAGCTACTAAAGGACTAGATGTTATTATGCCAAAAATGGAAGCCACAGATAAAGTATTACTTGAATTAACAGACAAAGTTAATCAGATAAGTGAGGTAGTAAATAAAATGAAAATAAATAACATTACAACCCACATACCTAAAAAAGAAGAAGTAGTTAATACTGTAGAAGAAAAGGTAAAAGATGAGACAAAAGAATTAAAAGCCAAAGTTGGAAATATATTAGACACTTTACCTAATGTAAATGATATCTTAGAAAAAAGAAAAGATGATACTAAAATCAATGGTGAGGACGATAATTATATAACCATAGGCGGAAATAGAATAAAAATATAGAAGGGGGATGTATATGCTAAAAATTAACGAGCTCACTAACATAAAACGTACACCTTCCAAAAAATATACCTTTGCAGAGTCGGTTAGGTGTAAAGTTATAGAACTGAACTTCGGTCTTTCTGTTAATGAGATTAATCTTAAAAAATATATTACTGACCGTGTAGTGTCAGAATCTTCTAATAATAAAGAAGGATTCTTTAAAAAGATATGGAATGCTATTAAGAAATTCTTTCAATGGATAGGTACTTTCTTTAATAATATATGGAGAAGGATAAAAATATTTATTAAGAAATTAATACGTAAATTTAGAAGAAGAAAGAAAGACAACACCGATTTTTCCACTAAAGATATAAAGAAGGAGAAGACACCATTCGATAAAGAATATTTTAAAAAAGGATTTGACGAAAAATTTAAAAAAGATACAGAAGCTTACGGGTTTAAAGAAAAAACGAAAGAAGAAAAAGAGAAAGAAAAAATAGACGAAGGACTAGCTGAGATTAGAACGTATCGAAGGGAAACAATAGACTCACCTGAAAAATTAGTAGCGAAAGACGATTTTATAAATGAAAGTCCTAAAGTTATCCACAAACGTCTTGAATTAAGAGGTAATACGAACGGAAATATAGATGAAATGGAAAACGAAATGAGGAAGCTATTGTCGTCGGACGCTGGTAATAAATTAAAAATATACGTGCAATCCTTTAAAGGTCCATTTTATTCTATTACAGAATTATTAAAAAATTCATTAAGAAAGATAGACATGAAAGTAGATCAAAATAAAGTCGGAGAAGAAGGTCTGAGAAAATTATACAAAGATATCGAAAGTCTTAGAGATATAGCAAAAAAATATGGAACAGAAGTGAAGCATTTAAATAGAATACACGATCATCTGGACAATACAGTACATAAAATAAATAAAAATATGTCCTATTTCACTAGGGATATGGTAAGTGACTTCTTAGATAAAATAAATATATCAGATGCATTGATGTTTGGCATCAATTATATTAATGATTTTAAAAAAATAGGAATGGAATTCTATTCATTAAATCAGGATAATATTACTCTAGGTGTATCTGAGGTCGAAAAGCATTGGGATTATCTAGGAGAGGCTGTGGCTATTTTTAGTAAGCTTCAACCACTAATACAGGCTACCGCTATATATCTTCAACTCGATATGAATATGCTACTTCCTCTGGTATCACAGGAAACTTTTGATAAAGTTACGAAATCTTTCCAACTAATATAATATTCTATTTATCTATCGAAATAGAAAATAAATAAGTTCCTTAAAGTTAATTTCTTCAGTCAATATTTAGCTATAATTTTGATAAGCTAAATACCCCGAATTTATTGAGATTGCCTCTCCGTTTAGGGGAGGCTTTTTATGTCGTTCTCAACCCCTCATGTATTTTAAAAATAAAAAGGAGGAACAATTTGATCTGAAATGAGATACACAGAAAAAAGGGAAATTTGTAGTCTTCCTACAAAGATTTATAACATGATTAGGAGATTTGACAAGGTCTATAGTATCCATGGAATAAACTACGAGAAGAATCAGCCACTGGTTATAGAATGTACTTGCGATGCGCATTGGAGACATCGTAATCAGTTATTAAGACTATTCGAAAAAACTTTCCTACCAGTGGATACAAGAAGAGAATTGTTATATCTCGTTATTACTTGGGAAGACGATGGATCAGTGTTTATTAACACACTGCCGACTAAATGGCATAATAACATTAGGATGACTAATGTTTATTTTAACGAGGATAATTTAATCTTAAATCTACAGCGTGGATCATTTTCGACAACCCTTCCTTACGATAAAGAAATTTATCGTAATTACTATTAAAAAGAAAGGGAATGATTATAATGAAAAAACTTGAAATTTCAAATATATTCGAGAAAGAGGATAATTATTATTTTTTAAAGAATGAAAATATTAACGGAGCTAAAATAAAAATATATTATCCTATAGGATTTCTAGATCCTAATTTAGACGCTAATTTTTACGGATATACTTTGTCTAGTATAGTAAGACAAACTTTTACTAAATGTTATCTAGATTATCAAGTGTTTCCTAATTATACTTTATTTACTTTTAACATATTCGATCATCATTATATAAATGAAATGCTAGGTAAGTTATGGAATACAATGAACGGATTATCAGAACATAGTCATAGATTCATCGATAAAGAATCTTTAGAGTTTTTCTATGACGAATGGATAATACCAGATGATATACAAAGATATGAAGATGTAGAGTTAGTCACTGCTCTTAGTATGCAAAGAGCTTATTTAGATCAAGACATAAAGGAAACTTTCCGTAAGACATGTGAATACTTTACAGAGAAGAATGCTATTGTTTTCTATACGTCAAAAGATAGTATTAAATTAGTATCTAGGAATAACGTAGAATTTGAAAAAAGAGCTTACAATTATAATTTAGAAAATATTAAGAAAAAATATCCTGTATTTATTTTTGAAGATCCTCTGATGGGGGAAATATTTAATGTACTACTAAGACACGTAGAAGCTTATACGATAGATCAACAGATAATCGATGGTAAGTATACTATAATCTTTGTAGGAGGACTTATAGAGAAATTTAAAGAAAGTATGACATTGTTAAAGGATAAATTAGAAGAAATATTTGTCCGTGAATTAGTTTTAAATGTTATTACTAATGTAGCCAATAATTTCTTCGAGAGACAATTAGTAATAGACAATTTCGATTATAAGGTCACTTGCTTATTAAATGATCTATATTACCCAGAAGAGAATGACGAATTAAGATTTTATTCTTATTCTTACGATGATGTCATAAACGAATTTAGGAAACAGATCGAGGTGGTTATGTGCGATTATTAGAAATTTATTTTCTATTATTTTTTGGGCTTGTTACCACGGTGATCTTGGTGACAACCTTAAGTAAAATAAAGACTATACATAAAAATCGTATAGTCGATATAGGACTTACTGTATGTATTATAGCTATATTCGTATACTTACTAATAGCCGCGTTCATAGTAAGGGAATAGGGGTGGTTAAATGAAGGACTGCGAACATAAGTTTTCGATAACTTTAAATAAAGGGGGAGTGGATCGAGCTGCTAAAGATCCATTCTCTTTTATTGTTAAAAATAAATTTTACATTTATATTTATCTCAATCTACCAAAAGAAGTAAATGGAAAAACGATACCTGGTCAAATAGAGTTTTATGTTACTGTTATAGAGAAATCTATAGTACACGACACACCGGCTGATGATCTTCTAGATGTATGCTCCGTTAACAGTCGATTTTTATCCGACATATTAAGACCGGATCCTGAGTTTCTGTTAAGTAGATGGGTATCTATAATAGAATACCTAGAAGATAAAAGTAAAGAGAAAGCTGAAAATAGATTTCCTAACGAATATACGTTTGGATATTTAACTTGGAGAAAATTCAACATGCTATCTTTAAATTCCTTTGATACGTGTTTAGGAGCTAAGATGAGATTAGAGTATCTTGTTTTAGAAATGATAAGGAAAAAGATAATCGATAAGGATGAAATAGTAGCTTCCGATAAAATTAAGAAGTATACATCATCATTGATAAAACCGATTTTAGACATGGATTAACCCTCCTATTACGGAGGGTTTTTTATGTCGTTCCCTGAATAGTATTGCGGATTTGGGAATATTTTAAACAATCTTTTTAACAAAATTAACGATTAAGGAGATAGATATGAAAAGAGTAATAAATGATTTTAATAATAATGAGATAATAATAAATACCGTATGGGAAGCTGATGCTGATACGTTAGCTATTATTACTAAAGATATCAATACAGGAGTAAAATATTTAAGATCTTATAAAAGTCCTAAAATACCTATATATATTCTAAAATATGCACCTGATCAATATTTAGAATTTGCTAAAGACGAAGATGTCGAAGAGGTATGGGTTCCGTATCGTTTTCGTGAATGGTCTATAGCTAAAGCTTTAGGACATTTTAACTTCGCTAAAGACGTTAAAGAAAAGAAATTAAAAGCCAAAGAAATATTTCTAGACAAAAGATTATTTACAGCTGATGTACATATAGAAGATATGGTAATGAGAGAGTATGCTAAGTTCTGTACAAATAAAGAAACCTTCGTAGCAACTTATCCGGTGATAAAGTCATTTCATTTAGGAGGATTAGATATAGAGACGGATATTATGGTATCGGATGATCGTTCAGAGCAGCCTGTAATCGCCAATACGGTAATTGATAATGAGACATGGACTATCTATACCCGTTGTCTCATAAATGACGAATATAAGGGTCTTAAAGAGGTTATGAATGATATTCCTGGATTCGAAAAAGAATTTAAAAAGATATTACACGACCATATAGAGAATATAGATATAGACGAAGACAATCCTGTTACGAAAAAGAAAAAAGAAGATAACATAAAAGAAATAATCCATGAGATGGCTGATAAATTAAAGCTTGATTTAAAATTTACTCACGATGAAAGGGAAGTTATAGCAGAGCCTTTAAAATATGTATTTAATGGAATTAATCCTGATTACTTATATATTTATAATGCAGTGTATGATATCGAACAAATGAAACTTAGGGCAAAAGAATTAGACTTAGACTACGATTCTTTATTCCAATTTAGAAACGAAGAAGTCCATAATTATTTTTGGTATAGTGATAGTAACCCTGATCCTAAATTAAGAGAGCATCATTATAATAGTCATAATCCTACAAAGATATTAGACCAATTATTAGTATACGCTCATTTAAGACGTGCTAAGAATTATCCTAAATACAGCTTAGACGCTACAGCTAAAAGAGAATTAGGAGTTGGTAAATTAGATTATAGTATGCACTGCAACTACATCGGTGACTTTCCTTATGTAGCTTATAAAGAATTTCTTATATACAATATAATCGACGTATTTATTATGCTTTGTCTAGATAGAATAACAAATGACACATATTCTCAAGTGTATACTAGATTTAATCTATGTACAGAATGGGGAAGGATAGCAAAACCGTTAAAAAGGACAACCAGTGTATTTGATAATTTTACTAGCTTACTAGGTTACCATCCTAGTAATGAAGTTAACTCTATATTTCTAGGATTAAGAAAAAAACAGTTACAAGGATTAGAAAAAGTTGATAAAGATTTATATAATGTTGTACACCAATTAATGGAAGCTAATGTTGATGATAAGCATAAAAATCCGTATCGTATCGAAGGTGGATGCGTTACGGATCCTAATAAAATAAAAGATGAAGTAAAGCCTAATAAAATATATAATATACCAGTAAAGACTTATAACAAGTTAGAGAATTGTGCAGATTTAGACGCTACATCGATGTATCCGTCTAACACAGAAGCTAATAATGCATCTAAGACAACATTTATTGGTGTTATGGAAGCTAAGCAAAAAGATAATAAATCTAGACGTATGGCTTTATCTTTAGTTAATGAGAATTATTCTTCTATAGGAGAGCATTTTTTTAATTTACCAGGAGCAGAAGAATTAATTAGACATTTTTATAAAATAGGACCTAAATATAAAAAACGTGTAGAAACAATTGACTCCTTTAACCAGATGGAATCTGTTGATATAGAATTAAATTATAAAAGAGTAGATAAATTAAAGAAAATATACAATAAACTCTACAGAACTAAATTTACGGATAAAGATAAAGATTTAGGAAATGCTTCTCTATCTTCTTACTTCTTTACAAACGATTCTAAAGAAATAGAATTATCTTATTATTCTACTAAAATTAAATTAATTATGGAGTCTAGTGTATACGATACTTTTAATTCCTTTAATCAAATGGAAGGTCAAGGATTTATTTGTGGTGTAGTAAGAGCTAAAGAAAAGAAGATACTAAATCATAATGAAGAATACTTAAAATTTATGGTACCTACAAAGGAATATCCTAAATTAAGTGAATGTAAAGCTAAAGGAGTTATATCACAAGAAATTAGAGATGATATAGTATCTTCTAAAATACATATATATGATTTATATTTAGACAATTATCGTATACAAGTACTTGATAGATTACTTTTTTGGAATAATACTTCTGAAGAATTAGAATACGAAATATATGATTTATTGGACGATAATAATTTATCATTACTCAAGTTATCTACTAGATATAAACTAGAGACTAATACATGGCTTAAAGTAGAACAACATATAATTTTCTATAGAATTTAGCCCAACATAATTATATTTATCCAATACTATTTATAGGAAGTTTTTCATATTTATTTCCATACAGAATTATTTACCCCTCCATTAGGGAGGGGGTTTTTATGTTGTTGTCAACCGACCTTTATTTAACAAAAAAACAATAGAAAGGAGACAAAAATGCCAGAGGATAGAAGCATTAAAAAGAAACTAGAAGAGAACCGTAAAGAACTAGACCAAAACACGAAAGAAGTCATGGGTTATGGTTCTACTATGGCTAAAATAATAGACCCTAATATAAATAAAATAGATTACGAAAAAATGAGTATAAATAATATAAGAAGTAATAGTGCAAATCTATTCAATATTAAAGGTAAGGATAAAGATTCTCAAATACCGTTAAATGAATTATTTTACGCTCAAGTAATGTCTGTTAATCAAATTGATCCTAACGAATTAGATTCTGTAATGAATAGTACTAGATACCGTATGAGAGAGTATAGTGTCTTAGTAAAGGAATTACCAGAGATAAGAAATGTATTGAATTTATTAGCAGATGACGTAGTTTATCCTAACGCTAGTGGTCTGAGTGGTATACATATAGAATTTAAAAATAATACAGGAACAGAGGGAGAAGCTCATAACGATCTGATTAAATTCTTTAGACCATTAGAAGATATATCAAACACTTTATCAGCTAAAAGACTATATTCTTTTGATATAGAAAAAGAAGCTAAACAAAGAATAAAAAGTACAGCTATATACGGATGTACAATTGTTTGTACTATACCTTATTTCTCTATAGTGAATGATTTATTATATAATGATTATAAAATACACAAGATGGGAGAAAGTAGTAACTTAGTAGCTAATAACGAATATTACTTCGATGATTTCCAAAGAGATGTAGTCGATAGAATAAGTGAGTCATATGATATAAAAGAAAGTACTTATAAGAATAGAGAAGACGACAGTAGGGTTAATCAACTAATTAAAAAAATGACGTCTAAAGAAAGTCATATTAATTTCTTAGAGCATTCTTTCTATAGTCAAAGTGATGTTGATTTAATTACTACTTTATTATCGAAAGAGAGTGATTCTCTAATATCGAATAATGAAAATTATGTAGCGAATAAAAGTGGAGATATATACGATATATTAAATAAAACACCTAGCGGAGAAGCAGATGATTCTCGTATAAATCAATTACAACCACATTTAGAAGAAATAAAAGATAGAAAGAAATTAAAATTAAATATAGATAAAATTAAAGGCTGTACTACAGAAATCTTAGATTTAAATAGTACTTTACCATTATTTATAAAAGATGAATTGATGGGAGTATTACTACTACAACAAGAAAGTGACCAATTAAAAGCTACAGTAGGATCATCTTTAAAATTATTAATGCAGAATGCTACGTTTAATACAGGTACTTTAGCTGATGGATCTGATTACAGAACTAAGATGAAGACACTTTTAATGCAGGATTTAGGAGATATATTAGAAAAAAATATAGATAAGAAACTCTTAAGAAATAATCCTCAATTAATTGAAGAATTAGAATTCTTATTAGAGAATAGTAGTACAGAAGATTTACTGAAAACTAAAATTAGATTCGTACCAGCAGAATATCTAACTATGTATAGACTGGGTGATGGATTAAGTAGTAATGGAGGATTAGAAAGTAATCTAATGGGAACATCTTTACTAGAAGAAAGTAAACCTTACATCCATGCTTTAATAGGTTTAAATAAGAGTGCTTTAATAAATGAAGTATTCTATAGTAAGCCTAGATATTTATTTAAAATACCTCACAGTAATGACGCATCTGGATTAACTAAGATAATGGACCACGTAAGATTATTCCGTAATGTTCTGCCATCTCTAAAAGACGTAGGAGAACCAAACGTGATGAATAACTCCCTCAGATCCTATCATACTGTGCTGGTACCTCAATTACCTGATGGAAGTGACTTATTTACTATAGAAAAATTAGACACAGAATATCATCAACAGAACGAGGAACTGGTAGGACGTCTAAGAAATGCTGCTACACAGCCATTTGGATATCCAGCTGATGTATTAGACCCTTCTCAACAAATAGATTTTGCTAAGAAAATAGCTAACATAAATATGAATACATTAATTAAAGTACTAGCTATACAGAAAGCATTCACTATACCTTTAAGCGAAGAATGTACTAAAAGACTTAGATGTTTAACTGGTAATAATACATTAGAAGTAATAGTAACATTTGACCCACCTAAAGAAATTACTGATAGTATTACTAGTGAAATGTTAAATACTATAAATAATATAAGTGAAATCTATGCTAAGATGATAGAAGAAGATCCAGAAATACCTAAAGAAAGAAAAGAACTTATGAAGTTCAATGTAAATAAAGAATTAATTACAGATCTATTAGGATCTGAAAGATACGAAAAAGTCAAGAAGAAGACAATCATTAGAGGAGTTCCTTCTGATGAAGTAATAGAATAGGAGGATAAAAATGGTATTATTTTTGAATTTAGATAAGCAATTAAAAGATATAATTCCTTTAGATCAATTAGCTTCTGTTAAGGTATATTCTATAACGATGGAAAATAAAGCTTTAAATGGACCAGAAGTTTTAGATAGTATTATATCTATAGTAGATGCTTTCTCGTATGAAACTGATACAGCACTTATATCTATAAATGGATTAGATATAGCTTTAGATAATTTAAAAGAAACAAACGATGATTTGATGATAAAACAAAGAAGAAATCTTTTTAAAGGATTATTAAATCAATTCGTATCAGTAGGACATGAAATTGTATTCTATTTAGAAGAAGGAAAAGTTGATCCTGAGATATTAGAATTCGATGAAATGGATGGATGCGATATAATTAGAAATGAAGATAAGCTATACGAACATATGAAAACGCATAAAATAAAAAAAAAAAAGCCCCTCCTGTAAGGGGAGGGCTTTTTATGTCGATCCTGTCTATCTGAATATAGACGGATCGATCAGACGATACTCATTAGAATAATCTAATACAAAAGCGATAGGGATATCTCTATTTGGATCTCCGTATCTCTTTTTATACTGTTTAAATATAAAACCATAGTAGTCTCTGTCTTCGTTTTTGCGAGACAGGTCATCACGAGTTAGTATCTCCATATCTTGTCTGAAGTTAATCTCATCTACAGCTGGATTTTTATCAGATTCTTTAACGAAATCTGGTTCGACATGCTCAATAAAGTATTCTTTTATATTATAAGGCATAAGTAACCAGAAATCATTCAGGTAAGTTTGGCCACAATCCCAACATAAATTCTTCATATTAAAAGGAGCTTTACTCTGAAATCTTTTTATGTTAGTATGTCTTAGGCTTCTTTCGAAATCTTCGTATGAAAGATTAGGGTGTATTTTTGAGAATATACTTTTTATTATTCTATTTCTTTCAATACAACTAAAAGATAATTTCCAATCTGCTTCTTTAGTAACTTCCTCACATCTTTTAATTAAAGTATCTAGTATCTTATTAACTTTACCAAAAGAATATTCAGGAAGACCATCTAAGTCAATTTCATCTGGTGCGTCTGGATCGAAATCTGGGACTTCGTTAGGAGACGTATTTTCGACCGTCATATCTTTTTCCAAGAATTTCTTATATCTAGAATACTCTAGAGGCATTCCGATACCATCGTAGTGAAATCCTAACCAAATACCATATTCACTTTCTTCTACAGAAAGAAGATAATGATATCTTTTAGGTATTCTGTTAAGATCTACTTTGATATCGACCAGATCGTCTGACACAACTAATATTCTTAGAAATACTTCTTTTCTAAGAGTATCTAGATCAATATTAACAGGAGCTAAAGCATGTCCAAATATTCTAGACATGTTAGCATCCTTATACGAAGATCTACCATAGTCAGTTAGACACTCATCTAAATACCAACCATATTTCTTGTCTTCTGAGAAATATTTATGGAAATGTAATATTCTGTCCAACAAGAAATACAATCTTTCATCGTCTAATTGTTTCCTTTTATCTAATGACCTTTTATCATTAAATCCAGTATAACTAAATATACGGTGCACGAATACAGTATAATCTGCATCGTCTAAATACTTAGATGTATCGACTTTACTATATACTGTATCTATCGGTGGCAGAGGGAAGTTTAGATCAACGAAATTACTTTCTACCTCTTTTTCTAATAGGTGTATATAATCTCTTATATCACTAGGATCAATTAGAACATAATCTCCCCATTTAGTGAAATATGCTATAGGTACTCTGTCTATTATAACAGATTCCTCTATATCATGTCTATATAAATCTGACCATTCTTTAGATATGATACGGAAGATTTCTCTCTTTCTAGAATCGTTTTCGTCGTTTCTGTAAGAGTACAAGAATACGATATCTATGTCGTGTCTTACTTCTTCTGCCTTCGGCATTCTTCCAGAATCTACGAACAGAGAACTTCCTTCTACATAATTTTCCATCAACTTTCTGAATCTAGCTTCAGTTCCACTTTCAATAAAATGACTTTTAATATCATATGGTAGAGCTAACCACTGATAACCTAGTTCTAGATAGTTAGAATCATTTACGAAAGCGTGGCTTCCTCTTTTAAGATCCTCTAATTCGATATCATGAATTTTTAGACACCATTTAAGATCATCCTCAAATTCATAGAAATCTAGATCTGGGTAGTTTTTATTAAATACTTTTTCTACCCTCTCCCTAGCATCGTTATATCTGTCATTAACGTATAGCCACTTCTCTGATATAGAAGTGCTATTACATTCTCTTAGAAGAGTTTCTAGTATATCACAAACTTTCTCAGCAGTGAAGTTGTTTTCTTCTTCCTCTGTATCTTCTTCATCATCTTCTACATCTTTATACCATTTGTACGAAGGACCATTGTAAGGAATTATAGTTCTTATTCCTTCAGAGTCAAGATTTGTTATTCTCCAACAACGGCTAGAGTCATGTGTTGGATGATCTAAGTCCTCCATCCATGGCATATAAAGAAGATCTCTTTCGCCATCTTCTTCTGAACAAGGATAGTAATAATCGAAAGGAAGATTCTGTACTTTCATATCAACAGTTACAGTCTTCTTCTCAGCTTCTATTTTCTTTCCTTTCTTTCTCTTTTGGAAGACTTTTACTTCCTCATATCTTAGAGTATAAGGTACATCTCTCAGAAGTATTTCCTCGTTATTTTCTATACAATGTTTCACCTCATCTTTAATATCTTCTATATGGACATGCTCCAATTCTACTTGGTCACTCCATTCTTTAATCAAATTATTAGTGATTAATTTAGGAGTATTATAATTAAAACCACATTCTCTAAATAGACTCTCTGCTTTAGAGTCATTTATGAATGGAGGGTAATACCCGTCCTTTATTATATACAAGTTATGGAAAGAAACCTTTTTATTTCTTCTATTTAATCTTCCCATTCTTTGTATATTTATATTTAGCTTGTCGCTCCAGTTCATTATTAAAAGATCCAGAGAAACATCTACTGACATTGATACTAGGTCATTCGAAATAAGGAGATCGTATTCACCTTCGAATAGTCTTCTTTCGTTTTCGAACTTTTCGTCATTACTCATTTTACTGTGATGAAATATCACTGAGAGATCTCCATCTTTCACGTGGAGAACATTTGTTACTCTATACATGATACTCTCCATGTCTGTTATAGAGTTGCATATAACCCCTATTTTCTTTTTCTTAAAGTTGTCAACTATTACATCTACGGCATCATCTTTATTTCTCAATACCATACTTTTGTATCTTATTTTATTAGAAATTTCAGAGAATTTGATTATTTCAAAATCCCCTACATTTTTTAATTCCTCGTCTAGAGTAGCTGAAGCTAATATAACTTGCTTCAATTCTACATTTGATAAATATTCAATTAGTACACTTCTTACTTTTGGAGGATAGTTATCTATCTCATCCAAAACTAAAACATCATCTGTTGTCTTGTTATGTTCTCCTTTATTTACTACTCCCTTAATGTATTCTATCATGTAAGGGTCGCAAGTAATAATATTAATAGTAGTAAAATTAGGATCTAGTATTCTATCTTCTGTCATAACTGATGTCATAACTCTGATATTCAGATTATTAAAGTCATGGCATAAACGTCTGTACATAAAAGTACAGCTTGTGATGGTTGGGAGCATCCAAGTTACAGAGCTCCCTTCATTAATTGCTAATAAAATTGCTTCTGTCTTACCAGACGCTGTAGGAGCGTCAATAATAAGATTCCCTCCTACCCTTTCAGAAGCTAGTAATTGTATTTCATTCGAGTTAAATTTTTCCATAATTTCATTTCTTAAGTTTTTCATAGTTTTTCACCTTTGTCCTACACTATATAGGACCCTTTCTTTTTTTTTTATTATTTGTTTGATTTTGGGTTTGACACCAAGAAAAAAAGTACCTTTTCTGTGGTATCATATATATAATATATAATTATAAATAAACACCCTGCCGGCTTATTTATAACTATATAAACAACATAAAAAGCCCTCCCGTTAAAGGAGGGCAATATGTTTTATAGATTTCTTATTATATCTTTCTTTACTAATGACATTATTAATGTAAGTACTCCTTTTTGGTCTCTAATATCTTCGTTAGGGTGAGCTATTATAGACCATCCTTGTTGTTTGAGAAAGCTTCTGGCATTTATTAAATACGTATACTCGTCTATTATAGAATCTCTCTCGTATCTATCGTATTCTACACCAGTCTCTTTCTTTCTTTTTCTTCTTCTATATGAAATCGTATTAACAGATGCGTCTAGATATATAGTAAAATCTGGTATGATTATATCAGAAGACAGCTCCATTAATTTCTCCATGGACACACCATCTTTATACTGATAACAGAAGCTTGATAGAGCATATCTGTCACAGATAACAACTTTACCTTCCTTTAGAGCTGGTATTATAACATCTTCTAGATGTTTATATCTATCAGCAAATACCAGGTATGCATACGGTAATCCAGTAAGATGTTCCATCTGTTCTCTTACTATATTTCCTAAAGAAGTGTCAGTAAATTCTCTAGTAAATACAAACTTATTCTCATAAGGTTTTCCTTTGATAAATTCTTTTATATCATTTATTAAAGTTGATTTTCCGCATCCATTTATTCCTTCTATCGTTATAAATTGACCAGGATAATCATGAATTATCATTAATACCATCCTCCCGAAATAGGATATTCAATGTCTTTTAGTTTATAGTCTAATTCTCCCATCTTAAGAGACACTAAATTTACGAACATTCTCCAATTGTCTAATATCGGTATACTTAAGTGATCTGGGTTTTCTAATGACTCACTATAATAATCCGCTATTAGACTCCTAATTAATAACTGTATTCTTTCATATGTTAACGCATAAGACGATAGTCTATATTTCGAAATATCTATTGATTTTTTATCTATTTCGTCGTATGGTTCAAAGTGCAGTTTATCTTCTTTTCTATTGTAAGAAATTACATAGTGATCTTTGTCTATTAGATATATGAAACCATCAGCACCTTGTGGATAAAACCCTTCATCAAAAAACTCCATAATTGGAATTATCATACTTGGTGTCTTTATACCAATATTAGAGTCAAAAAATCCTTCATTGGTATTCATGTCCAAGCTTCTTACTTTAAGAACCTTTTTCCTTTTGTCATCCATTTTATTTTTCCTCCTCTTTCTGCTTTATTTCTATATCTTCCTTAACTTTTATTATTCTTTCTACTAAAGATTTAACGTTTTCATCAACTAATGGGTAAATTACACTATCTTTAAATTTTTCATATTCTACAAAGAACGATGGAGAAGCTACCATCAGACCAGTGTATACACTATGCTGCTTAATATTATATTTGAATCCTTCTTCTGTAACCCTAGGGAATGTAATAATCTTAAGATTATCGTCATCTGTGCCAGATATACTAATAGTCTCAGACAATGAAGTCATGTATACGTCTAAATATAAATTTAACCCTGATAAAGACACATCATCTAACACATCGTAAGGTTTAGGTATCATACCCTTAAACTCTATATCTTCTTGACCGTGTGTTATTATATTTATTATGCTAGTCATTCTTTCTAGAGTTTCGTTTTCTAGTGACACACCTTTACATAAAGTAGAATATTTTAAATAACCTTTAAGATTTCTCACCTGATGTACTTCTCGATGGTTAAATCTCTCTTCTACTATTAGATAGCCCAAGGATTCTTCTTTATTATATAAACGAGTAAAGAATAATGATTCTTTTCTATCTTCTATTATTATTTCTATAGAAGATGTATCTTCCTCTTCGGACAGTTCGTCGATATCATTGTCGTCGTTTAAGAATGGGACCATATTTATTTTTATATCGTGACCTAAATATAATGGACTTAGTGTATCTGCTATATTAAAGAACTTACCTTTTTCTAATTCCAATAAATAATATAAGACAGATACTATAGGATGCTCTTTTTTATATCCCGCTCTAACAACTGCTTGAATTATTTTATTGACGTCAGAAGAGTCTACACTAAATAACACCTCTATACTACTCACATCGGATTTATATGTTAAAGGATCATGAAATTCTCGTTTAATTCTGAAATAGCTTTCCCCGTCTATATTTTCTCTATATACGTTTACATCTTCTACTAGATTAGAGTATATAGATGGGTAAACTGATGCAGAAAATATATTTTTTATGAAAAAAGTATCGTTGCTAGCCATATGTCTTACTCTCATTCTTCTATATTCTAGCATAGATAATAATGTATTATAAATTTGACGTCTTCTTTTAGGATCTTTTACACTACTCATTAAAGGATTTATCTCTACTGGATAGTCTAATTCCTCTAAATCTTTTCTTAATACTTCCAATTCATCTGTGAATATATCTTGATAATCTTTTACTATATGTGGTAGTGTATATTCTTTTATCTTATCTATTTTATCTATTAATTCTTCTTTAGAGTATACTCCCTTCAAGAATAATAGTTCATCTATACTCGTTATTACTTTAAATCTATCTTTAGAATATAGACTCTCTATTATTACTAAATCATTCCTAAAAAGGTAGCCGTCACAGCTACCTTCTTCCATTATTTTTCTCATTTCTTCCTTATTCTCATAAACTAAAAATCTTCTTTTTTCCATATTTCATCAAATCCTTTCTATTTACCATCTATAACGTCAAAATAAGATTTTACTAATTCATGTAGTACGCCACTTTTAAGCGGTTTACATAATTCTTCTATCATTTTATTTTTTGTAATATCATCGCCAGGAAGTAATCCTCTACTGTAATATCTATAATTACCATTGAATGAGTCGTATAAAGGAGAAATAATTATTCCGTCTTCACCTTTACTAATAGTAGCTTCGAAGTAAATAGGATTTAGATAGTTATCATTTTTAGTACGGTCACTAATTTCAAAACAACGAGAGTTTTCTATAGGATATACAGACACCTTTATCACTTTCTCATCATTTTTTAATTCTGCAGATAAAGTATATCTAAGTGGTATTATATGTTCGAATCTTCTTACTGATTTATATCCGTTGAATCTCTTGATTTCTTCTAATATGTTACATTCTTTTGCGTACTCGAAGCTATCTACATCATCATCGAAAGAACCCTCCTCTCCATCATAGTACTCTTCTTCTGTTTCTGGTAGGCCATTCAATGTTCTTGTTAAACTATAACTTCTAACAAAAGCTTTCTCATCGTATAGTACTTCGTATATATACTCAGATATAACTTTTATCATAATTTGCTTTCCTTCAGAGTCTTGTTTAGTTGCCCCTTCATAACAATGTCTAATAGCGTTGCACAATTCATCTGAATTGTTAACATAGAAATAGAAGTAATCTTTATTTGGATCATCTTCATTCTTACATTTACCTTTATATATAATAGAATATTTACCGTCAGATAGTTCTAGTCTAATTTTTTCTATTTCTAAGAAAGGTTCACATTCATTCTTAAAGAACATTATAGCATTCCCAGACATTTTCTTTTTCTTTGCTACTGTCAGACCGTCAATTTCAAAAACTTGTTTAAAGATTTTGTGAAGTGACATAAATGTATAATAGTCTGGATCACATATCAAAGATTCTAGATATGTATAAATCATAAGATCTCTATTACTACATCCCGAAATACCGTATATTTCTCTATAGATCGGTAATGGTAATTCTTTAGAGATACTTACTTCATTACCGCAAGTTCTTTTGTATAACATAAAATCATTTTCACCAACTGATGTCCAGTAGATGGTGTCTGTTTCTAAATATGTATTCTCTTTTTCTGGGTAATCTCTACAATATTTAGTAGAAGTATCTATATTAATTCGAGAATACTTATACAGGTGATCCGAATACATATCTGGTGTAATTATAGAAGGTTTACCATATACTAATCTGTAATTACCTCTGTCTTCGATTCTTCCATTTATATCCAGTTTGCTAATATCCTTTATTAATTCTACACAATAAGTATCAAAACCATCTATTCTAGGCAGCTTTGGATTCTTTGACTCGTCAGTGTTGTAAACATTAAACAAACGTAGATTAACTAATACACGATTAATTTTCTTTTTAATTTCTTCTAAGATATCTACGTCTGAATTTTTATTCTTAAGGCTTATAGCGTAGCCATACATATTAGATATATGATTTACTGTCTCCACTGTTCCAGCTATTTGATCATATCCGCATCTAAATACATTTAAGATATCTCTGCCGAAAATACTTGGTCTTTCGGAATATACTCTGAATGAGTGTACGAAAGGGATGTATTCTATAGTACATGGACTAACAGCCATATTCTTACCCTCTATATGTATAAGAGGAATAGATAAGGTATCTAGTGGAGAAGTAGTTAGATCGTGTGTGTCTTGGAGATATTCTACTTTGATATATTCATTCTCAAATAGAATTTTTTCTACTGGGATATCCTCTCTTTCTATAGTTTTTGATGTAATTCCGGGAGTAAATTTTTTATCCTGTACTTCTTCAGGTGATAATATTCTAAATCCTTCTTGATTAACTTTTTCTTTTCTTTCTTCTTCCTCCTCTTCTTTTACTTTTTCTTTAAGCTGCTCTTTAATGTTACTAAGAGCAGTGCACGCCGTTTTTAATGTTTTTAGTTTAATATCTCCTAGCTTCTGAATTTCTTCTGTAGAAGCTTTTCTAGCGGCTATACTAGCTTCTAATAATTTTTCTATTGCGTCTAAAGCTTCTTCTATACCCTCTTCATCTCTTAAGAATTCAAAAGGATTTAGGTAGACTTTTTCTGTATCCTTTAATTTCTTTTCTAGAGCTTCCTCTATTTTCTTTCTAGCGTTTATATCTGCTCTATTCATCGCTAAGAATGATGTACTTATACTTTTAAACACCTCCCCTTTTTTGTCGTCATTAATTTCCAGATGGTCTAAAGCTTTATTAGCTTCTACTAGTATTTCAGATAAACATTTATCAGCTTTTTTCCCATCTTCTTCTCCAGAGAATAATAGATGTAAATTAGGTACATCTACCATATATATCTTCTCTCTCATCACTTCCAAAGTTCTATTATCTTTCAAATCATCATTTAGATCTAGCACTCTATTCAGCAATTTTCTTTCCATAATTATTTACCTCCTTTAGATTTATTATTACCAATTATATCTGTCATAGAGAAGTCTATTTGTCTACTATGAGCTTCAGCTTTTCTTAACTGAGCTTGTCTGTAGTATTTTTCTTCTCCATTCTTTGTTATGTCCTTTATCGTTTGCTTATAGAAATCTTCTTTCTTTCCTATAAGCTTATTTTTCATTATTTCCAGTTCTTCTGAGATGTATCTTTCTTCTTGCAAGTATTGCTCTTTTTGATACATAATGGACTCAGTATAGTCTGCTAAGTCTATATCGATTTTATTTATCGTTTTTCTAAGGCTATATAGATAGTCCTTAGTCTTTTCAATATCTTTTTCTAATTTCTTTATATTGTATTCCTTCACTAGCTCTGTTTTAAACAAGTAATCTAATGAATGTAAAATTATTTTATACATATTTATTCCTCCTATTTATTTTCTATTTTTTTTTTTGTATTCTCTCCTATTATTGTTGAATTGTTCCTAGTGTCTAAAGAACTCATATCTTGGACCAAATAGTTCGTGTAGTCCTACATTATATGTAGGTGATCCAAAATCGTCTTCTGGGTTTGTTCTTTCGTATTCGATGTAAGTACCCACGATAAATGAGTTTACATAGTCTACGTCTCCTAGATCAATTTCAACAGTACAATTCTTGTCTTCACCAGACTTACCATTATAAATCCATTTACAAGACGGAGATACTACTAGTACAGAATCTTCGTCCCATTGATTCTTCTTTACATCTTTCGCATACTGGTTTATTTTCTTAACCATATCTGATGTAAGTAAAACTTCTAATTTCTCTAACCTTACACCTTTTCTATTAACAGAATTAGCTACTTCCTTACTCAACGGTGTAGCTCCGAATGTTAATATTCCTAAAACTAAAAATACTCCTAATAATAATTTTTTCATAATCTTTCCTCCTAAATTTTATTTTTGAATTGTTTTTTAAGCTGAAATTTATTAATAGATTTATAAGGTCATTCCTGCTTACGTAATACCTTATATCAATATTTCTCCTTTCTAGTGTGATAATATATAATTGTAAAAAAATAAATTATTATGAAATGAACGACATAAAAGCCCCTCCCATTACAGGAGGGGATATTTTGAAAAATAGGGGTTATGGAAATTAAATGATTGTTTTTGTTAAATATAAGTTGCAGCTTACATTTAACTCATTTAACTTACCTTATCTTAATAGTTGTGATTTATTCTGCTCTTCTTGCTCTTTTCGTTGTGCTTCATTTATTAGTCTTCCTAGTTGTTTAATATTTCTAGTAGGAACATATCCTTCAATTCTAACTTTATTACTTAATTGCTTAGGAGCTAATCCTTCTTCTATTCTCTTAATTACATGTGTAGTGTCTACTTTCTTTCCTTCAGGAGTACTTTCGTCTACTTTAACGTTATTAGAGAATATTTGTAAACTTCTTAAAGCAGCTTCCTTTTGTATTCTATCACGGAATTCTTTTTCTACTTCTTCGAAATGCTCTTCTTCTGGTGTCTTTTCTGTTAATTCTATTTCCTGTGTACCTTCATTACTCGTACTAGAAGTAATTACTGTAGCACTATTTGGATCATTCTGTGGTATTACATTCATCACTGGCATGTTAGGAATACCGTAAGCAAACTGCGGCGGCATCATAGGACTCGGGCTATAAGTAGTTTCTACTTCTTCTTTTGGTTTAGGATTCAATCTTTCATCTATTTGATTATTCATATTTTTAATATGTATTATAGATGTAGGATTTTCTACTTCTATTGCTAAAGAAGAGAATATTTGAGAGAATAAAAGTAAAGTATGTTCTAGCATAACTTTGTCTGTCTCTATAGGAGAAATTACTCTAGTGTCTCCGAATATATTTTCTCTAAAATTAATATACCCATTCTTAAATGCACCAGAAACAGTCATATCAGCCGGTAACAGCGATTTAATTAATACACTATAAGCATTATTTAGTAATCCTAATATATATCTAGCGGTAGTATAAGTTTCTTCTCTTAAACGAGTCTTTCTTACTGAATCTATATCCATTGTAGATAATTTCTCAGCTTCTATCTTTTGTAGTTCTGTTTCCATTTGAATTTCTAATTTAAGTATAGTTAGATAAGCCGATACTGATCCTCCCATATGGTATCCGTATCTAGCAATGGATGTTAAAGATTTAGCAGCATCTCTATAAGCTGTCCATAATCTATCTGTGTCTACTCCTCTATTAGGAATTCCTATTAAGTAGAAATTATCTCTTAAAGATAATAAACGAGCTTTAGCTTCTTTAGAAACTTCTGCTTGATCACTTTTACTGTTAGCTACTAATCTAGCAATATGTTCGTCTAGACCTGGTGCTTTAGGTTGACCATCTTGAGGATAAAGTACTAATCCTAAACCATCTCTAAATTCTATATCAACTAAAACAGTTCCTTCTAGATTTCTAATCATTTTTTCGTATAATTCTAATCTAAAATGATCATAATCCCATATAGGAGTTACTTCTTCTTTAGTAACCTTTTCTCCGTCTATTACTCTTACTTTTTCTTTAGTTTCTGATGTTTTTAATACTTTCCATTTAAGGAATCTATTATTATCATCTCTGTCTATTCTATTACCTTTTATAATAGCTCCAGCTTCAATTACTTCGTTAGGATTTATTCTAGTTTCGCTGTATTCGTGTAATCTAACTACTTGAGCATTTGTTAGTTTAGCAAGATCTTCTCTTACTTTTCCACTGTCTTGGTATAAGTAATCTAATTCTAAGAAGTCACAATTCCAATTCTTCTTCTGTCTTAAATATTCCATTTTTTCTTCTCTTAAAAGTTCTCTTATAGTAAAGTCTACTCCACTAGCTATAAATAATATAGGAATATTATCTGTATTTTCTGAAGCAAATCTACAAAGATCTTTTACTAATAAAGCACTTAAAGGATTCAATTCATCATTTATAAGAATTATCTTAACACCTTTAAATTCTTTAATATCAGGTGATACAATAAACTCTCTATTCTTCATAGTAAATCCTGGCTTTTTATTTATTTTGATTTTATCTCCATTTATTTGATCTATAGCTATCACTAAAGTATCGTCTATAGGAGAATTATTAGCTTCCATAAAGTCTACTAATTCATTTATAGGTTCTAATAAGAATTCATTATTGTTAAGTGCTATAAATGCTGTATCCCTTAAATCTTGATAACTTATTTGCTTCTTAGCTCCTCTATCTATTTCATCTAATATTAATTTAATTAATATTTCTATAGCTTTAGGAGTATTAATTCTTAATTGTTGTATATTAGGTAATTTCTCATATATGTCATTAGCTGCAAATTTAATTAAGTTATATATTAACTTAGTAGCGGTTGTAGAACCATCTCCTGAAGTATCCTTTATCTTTTTAGCAGTTCTTCTTACTGTATCTAATATACTATTATCTGTGTCGTGCATAAAACACATCTTTTCTAAAGACGTCATACCATCTTTAGTATAAGCAAATCCTTCATTATTATATGATACTTGATATGCAACGTTTCCTGCTTTAGGACCATAAGTCATTCCTATAACTTGGTCTATTCTTTCTAATACAGAAGTAACGTATAATAAATCATTTTCTATTACGTTCGGTTGTGTTACTTCTAATTTGTCTAACTTACATTCTCTGTAATCCATTCTGTCTAATAGTGACATATTTATTCTCCTCTCAAAAATTATTTTATCTATATATAAGTTTAAAAAAAAAAAGAAGAGCAATCCTTGTGACCACTCTTCTTTTCCCAAAATCAAACACCGTCGGGAGAATCAGGAAGATCGAGTATCAACCCAATCCTCCCAACTCACCACCTAATAGGCGGTGTTTAAAGAAAGTTTTTTGAATACCGATGATTTTTTATTTGGTATTCATATATATAATATATAATTATATTATTTTTAACTCTTTCATTTCACGATACATTAGCTTATATTCTTCATCTGTCAATAATAAAGGTACGAATTTATATTTGTCAGATTCATTCATTGTTAAATCCCTTATCTTATTTATAACTGTATCACATTCTATTTTCCATTGTATATAACTTTCTTGGAAATTAGGAACATCTCCTAGTTTCTGAACTTTACCGTCTTCAAATATATAATAAAAACCAGCCATAGTAACTTTTTCTCCATTAGCTATAGCTGATACGATTGTAATTTCTAAAGGACCTTTTCTGAGTACCATTTATTCTTCTTCCTCCTTAGGTTCTAACTTAATAACTCCACTAAGGTGAGCTATAGGTAGTTGCATAGTGGTAAATTCTTCTCTATTAAATATTAATAGTTTACCTAACTCGTCACTTGTAGGAAATATCAATCTGCCAAATATCTGTTCTTGCAACATCTTAATCTTTTCAAGGTCTTTAGGATCTATGTTAACTGTTGTATCTTCATATATGGGTTCTTTATATTTATTATCAGATATAGCTTGTATTGCTATCCTGATTGCCTTATGCATTTTGTTTGCCCATCCATTGTTACTTCCTTTAGATATATCTACTAAATCTTTTAAAGTATACTCTTTATTAAAGTGAAGTATATTCTCAGTATAATATCCGTATTCTCCTATAAAGGAATACTCGGCTTCTAAGTCGTATTTATTTCCTTTAGGTACCTTAACACCTCTTACAAAATATCTATCGTTATCTCCTGAATTTATATGGAATATTTCTCTAGGCCATTCGTTATCTTCTTTAACGAACATTAGAGATCTTTTTACAACTCCCTTTAAGAAATCTGTGCTGTAATTATTTTGTAAATTATCTAAATTGGCACGTTTTAAAGGCCAATAATCTACTACGAAATCACATAACTTCTTTAACAGTTCGTCAGGAACTCTTTGTAACATAGTTAAAGACCCCATTAATCCTTGTATATATTTAAGTCTATTAAATAGTAAATCTCCGTCATATATGATCATAGAAGTCTCACCTTCTGTACCACTAAAGTCATATTCTGATATATAACTCTTTATTTGATAGCCCCAGTCACATATAAAATCATCACTATATTCTGTATAATGACCTATAAATAACTCTTCGTCAACAGAAAGATTCTTTGTTCGTTTATTGTAATCTTCCTCTAAAGTTACTCCTAGATATTCATTATATAAACTTCCTAAATCCATATCTATATTTAATTCACTAAATTGCTCTTTTAATGAGTCAAATCTAGAATTCATCGTATCGTCACTAAAAAATACACTGTCTAACATACTCTATTCCTCCTATTTAATTATATTTCTATTTCTTTTATCTTTGTTAATTGCTCATCATAAAAACCATAATTCATTTTATTGTCATGATTTCTTTTAACAGTTTCAAAAGCAGTGTCTACTACACCTATATAAGTACCTACTGTAGTCATACCTACCCTAGATACCCGTCCTATAACCTGAGCAGACTCACTTTTAGACGCTCTTGTTTCTAAATCTACTATAATATCTAATCCTTTAAGATCTATTCCTCTTCCCATACTTTTAGAAGTAGATACTATTAATTTACTATTCTGCATAATACTTTCTCTTTCTTTTTTTGGAGTATCACTATTTAATATAGATATACTTCCTTTAGGTAAACCAAATATCTTTTCTAGATTATCTCTAAAATTCTTAGCAAGAGTATCTCTTCTACCTATAAAGAAAACTGTCTTTAAAGTAGCTTCACTAGTATATCTACTCTTAATTATTTTATCCCATAAATATTTTAATACTTTATCGTATATTTTACTTTCTATAGCATATTTATGGAATTTCTGATAATTAAATGTGGGACCGTCTTTTGTGTATAAATGGCATCTCCAGTACTCTTTCTGAGATGGTTTACTATTGAATAATATAAACAATCCATTTCTCTCTACCTCTACCATATACTCAGGACCTATATTATCTACATCTTTAAAGATTCTTTGAAATGCTTTGTCGTCGTCTCTACTACTCTTATACGTAGTAGCACTCAAATATAAAGTATATCTTAAAGACGATATAGTATCGAATTTAAACATATTACCGTTTTCTAAATCGAACTCGTCAAAGACCTTCATTCCTATTTTCTTCTTTAGTAAGAATTCTATAAAAGCCTTTTCTCCTATATCTTGTAATAATATATAGAAGCTCTTATGAGTTGCTATGATCACGTCAGGTTCATAGTTACTTTCTATATAATCTAGCCAATCTATTCCTTCTTCTATAGATAATATATTTTTGCAGTAAGAATGTTTTTGAAATGATTCTATCCATTGTTTTTTTAATTCAACACTCTTTACTAATATAATAGCTCTTACTTTTAATTGAGAAATAACATTTGTCGCTACATAAGTTTTTCCTCTACCTGTTTGAAGAGATACAGTACATCTTTCTTTATCTTTAAATACATTCATTACATCTTTTATTACGTCACTTTGTAGTTTATCTCTTGGTTGATTTTTCATAGCAAATCCTTTTAATATATCATAAGGAAAATTACCACTCTTAACAATCGTACAAGCTATCTTACAATAACGCATATATTGTAATAACATATCCTTTGGGATTTTCATTATTCTATAATGGGTTTCATACTCAAAATATCCGTTAGGAATATATTCTTGTGTATAGAAATTAACAGTCGATAAGGCTCTTAAAAGTTGTCTATAATCGTATCCTTGTACTTTAGGTATTTTATAGAATGTAGAAAATTCTATGATTTGTATCGGTTCCATATTTCACCTCCTATAAACAAAAAAAAAAAGCTCCCATCTTAGGGAGCAATTTCTTATTTCTTTTTATCTTCTTTTTTAGTATCTTTCTGTTCATCTTTATTTTCGAAAGCATTCTTAACACCGTCTATAGCACCGTCGATACCTTTCTTGATGTCATCTCCGTACTTGTCCTTTATCAGAACTACTCCCACTGCTGTAGCTGCACTGATTGCAACTGTTTTTAAAAAATCTTTCATAATTATTCCTCCTAAATTTATTTTCCTCGTTATTACGGTACTACATTTATCCGTATGAGGATAGATCTTAAATATTTTTAATATCGGTACAAAAATTATACCGATCTATTTATAATTATACTAATCCTCCTTTCTAGTTACATAATATATAACTGTATTTAATTACTTTCTTCTTCTACAGGAAAAGGTATACCAGTGTCAGGATCATCAAATACTTTATCTCTGTACATTTCGTTAATAGCTGCTATATTAACGATACAGCTTCTTTCAAAGATCTTACCATAATTATCTACTGTCTCGAAATATAAACCTTCTTTAGGATGTACTACTAAGGGATCCATAAAGTTTAAAGGACTATAACTATTATCAGGAGCTTCTACTATTTCTTTTAAAGCTCTAGACGCTAATAGATCGAATCCTATTACCTTACCTTCTTTATAATTTACTCTTCCGATATTGACTGTCTTATCTTTATGATCATAAAACCATACATTTCCTAGAGTAGCTAATATATTTAAGAAATCATCCTGTGTTATAAACATGTAAGCTTCTTCATATTTCTCTGTATCCTCTATTCCTAATTCGTTTAAGACATCTTTTAATTTAGGCAAGAAGTTCTGACATCTCATTCCTACCGCGACTACTTTCTCGTATGTGTTTCTCGCAGATTTTTGATTGTCAACTATAAATTGTTCAAATGGTACCATAATAAATTCCTCCTATTTTTTTTTTATATTTTAAAAAGTAATGTTACCACAAATAGTAATAATCTGGATATCGCAAAGAATAATCCTAACCTAACCATCTGTGCCATTATAACATCACTTACACGTTCATAACTTGGGTTATCTATGAAGAAAGATAAAAAATGAAGTATTAAGAATGTAATACAACATATGTAGATCCCAAGATTTAACATTAACGCTAAAACCATTTATTTCTTCCCTTCTAATTTGTGCATTACTTGATTTAAATCATATCTTAAGTCCTTTATTTGTTCTCTTAAGATTTTATTTTCGGCTTCTAGATTCTCTACATTTTCTCTCTGTTTTAGAAAATCTAATCTCCTATATTTAGCCTTCTTAAGACACTCTTTCTTTAAATTATTCATATACCAAAATTGTAATGCTATTACACAAAACAAAACTAATCCTCCTAACACGAATAGGTCCTCCTTATTATTTAAAAATTTTTAATATAAAATACACAATCCAAATTATAACAGTACTTCCCCACATAAGAAATATCTTATCTTTAGGATATTTCAATTTCATTATATAATCAGTACCTGTAAAAGCAGCACTCAATGCTGTCATCACTACTCCCATATGTCTAAATGTAGGGAGTAGCACTTCTATGACATCTTTCATAAATTTACCTCCTATATCAAAATACTAACATCAAAAGAAATATAGCTATTCTAATAAATCCACCAACCATAGCTATTTTGATTACTACGTTCATAACATCAACCGCAAATCTCATTTCACTAGATCTTGGTCTGATTATCCAGGTTAATATAGAGCATAATAAAAATATAGCCATAGAAGCGTAGATAACCAAATCTAAAATTTTAACAAATCCTAACATATAAACATTCCTCCTAAATTATTTTATTGGTACTAATTTAAGTATACCTACTACGTACCAAGATAGTATTCCGCATCCTGTTATTACAGCTATAATTTTCCATGTATCAAATGATGCTTTTAGATAATCTTTAACATTACCTTTTTTGTCTACCCAAGACCATACTACTAAAACACATACAGCTAAAGTATTTAGTAATAACATAGCTCCTGCTAACAATGTTGCGAAAAATAAAAAAAGTTGTAAAACAATCATAGGTTACCTCCTTTCGTTAAAAATGTCTACTAGCGATAAATGATAAAGCACTAATGCCTAGAGCTATAACTCCCATAAATGCTGTTACCCCTAAAGATATAATATACCTTTCCCAATTATATTCTTTATTTACTATGGTACATATGTTACGCACAAAAGATACCAAAGAGGATACTAAGAAAAATATAGATACTAATAAAAAATCAATAGACACCACTATAAAGAAAATGCTCATGCTAAAATCACCTACCTTTCTATAGACATAATATATAATTTTATTATATTAAGAAAAAAAAAAGAGCTAACGGATTTCTCCGTTACTCTTTAAAGATCATTCCTAATATAATTAGGATGATCAGAATAATTAATATTGGGATAAAGAAATGTCCCACAAACATGATTATAAAAGCAGCTAAGAAGATGAATACTAACGCATTAAACATTTTTTACACCTCCTAATACCAATTTTAAAATTGCTCCAGCAACAAACTGGAAAAAGGCAAGAACTAGGAGTGCTACAAAGAAACGCACTCCTAATACTAATAAATATAAAAATAACCCAACTGCGATTACTTCAATAACGATCGTAAATCCGCTTACTGGATTCACTTTTAAATTATAAGCTGTTTCCAGTAGGTATGCGAAACCGCATCCTACTAACGCTATTGAAATGAGTGTTAATAACACCCACATTCTAGCATCAATTACTTCAAATCTTAATATTTCTACCATTTCTTTCACCATCTCCTAGATATTATAATCCAGGATTCCTTTCTTTTATTTGTATTTGATTTCGGTATCATATATATAATATATAATTATAAATAAATAACTAATAAAAGAAAAAAAATAGACCCCTAAATTAATAGAGGTCTATTATGTTAATTTATTTTACTCTTATCTAAACTCTCATCGGAATGCTCTTTTATTAATTTCTCTAACTTTTCTCCGAAGTCTGAGTTTTTATCTACAGCAAGTATTCTACCAATTACTTCTCCATTTACTGTTAAGTCTTGCTCTATATGATTATCTCCTATGGATGTAATATCTCCTTTATTTATATCGACATCTCCGAATACATCTTTTAATCTATCTACGATATCTTTGTCAGGATCGTTACTTCCTCCCATTTTCGATAATACTTCTTCTAATAGAGCATCAGCAGCTTCAGTAGCTCCTTCTTCGTCTTTGTCTAACATTTCACGAACCTTTGTTAGTCTGTCGATACCAATAGAATCTAGAGCATCGAATAAATCGTTTTTACTATTAAATAATTTATTCATGTCTTGATAAGTAGTGGCTCCACTAAATCCAAATACATATGGTATTTCTACCATTCTATAATTAATATATTTCTCTATACAATTAAACAACATATCATCCATTTCAGGTTCATTAGGCGAAAATGTTATTAAGTATCTGTCTTCGTCTACTTTTAAATCCTTTCTAAGTTGATCGTGAGCTATTTTTATGTATCTTAGTAAATCATAATAATCTTCTGGTGCATCTATCTCAGGATGCTCCTTTAAGAATTCTAACGCCTTTCTATCTATCTCTTTTTCTATTTCCATTCTTTTCTGTACTAAATCATATAAAAAAGGAGAATGACTCATACGAGTCTTTTCCCATTGTTTGATTTCTTCTTCGTTATGTAATTTTCCTACTTTTGTATTTTGGAATCTAAGAGCTGATTCCATTAATTCTGGTGTGTCCTTTAATACTTCCTCGTCAAATAAATCTCTAATTGTCATTACTTTCATATTCATATTATATTATCCTCCTAAAAATTATTTTTAATATTCTCCATGATATTGTGCAAAGTATTTATCTGCGTCTAATTCTAACATATTAATAGCATCGTCTATTTTATATCTTATATCTCCCTTTACTCTTTCTGTACAATCTAAATTAGCTATTATAGGAAATACTTTTTCAATAATCTTTTTCTTCTGACTCATATCTCTACTACTATAATAGAAGACGTCACTATAAGTAGTCTCTAGTCTTCCTAATTTAGTTTCTACCATCCTAATACACAAACTCCAACTCATCATATAGAATTCTTCTTCTAGTAGTTCATGCTTTTTATCATTCTCTTCGATAGAACTTCTATCCACGTCTATCTCTAATTCTATACCATCGTCGTATTGATATCTACTAGATACTTTTCTTACATAAGATTTTTCCATATTTATTTTCCTCCTTATATTACAACTTCTCTTAAGAGACTCTTCATTAAGGTTATATTCTTAACACCTTTAATAAGTTCTTCCCCATAAGCTAATTCATTTGATTTAAGTTTATTTATTATCCTATGGATTTTATTATAAATTTTATTACTACCATTTTCGAACATAGTTAAAATAGTCCAGAACTGTCTATTAAGTTTACTAGAAGTATTCCAATGACCTCCTCTGACATCTTTCTGTCCTGTTACTACGTTTAAATAAAATCTAACATTCTTTCTTTCATATACGAACATTATATCAAAGACTCTTTTCTTCCTAAATCTAACAGTTCCAAAAACTCTTTTTCTAGGAGCTATACCATTAACCCATACTGCATCATTTACTCTTTCTACTATATGATGCGGCATTAGGTTATTTTTCTCTATAAAAAGATCAGTGTATTCTTTATATCCCGCTTTCTTAATATTGAACCAGGACTCATTTTCTTTTTCCATGAGCCCTGTTTGTACATTTCTTTTTTCTTTAGGTAAATTAATTAATCTTTCATATTCTTTTTTTGATATAATATTCTTAGCATAATATATTGATGGACCAGCGTGTTCTATATCGTATTCTGCGACCTCGTTAAGTAGTAACATATTTTATTCCACATCAGTATAATATTCGTCATTATCTTCTGATACTTGATAATTCTCTAAATCGAAGTATAATCGGTCATATACGGTATTTACTAAATTACTAGGATCATGATAAGTTACGTCATTTAGTCTTTTCTTAATATATCCTTGAGATATTTTAAGTGACAATGATGGTATACTTGTGATAGCATTCTGTGTAGTTTCTATAATGTATTCTGGATTAGGTTTTGTCCAGTCTGGTCTATTCTTAGGATCTTCTTTAGATCTAACTTTATTTCTAAATAATATCTCTATAATAGATTTATGTACGTCTGGTATAACCTCCCCTACTCTATCGAGAAATTCCTCTAAAGTATCTACTTCATTCTTTCCTAGTACTGGTCCTTTTCTACTCTCGGATTTATAAAGATCTTCTATAGCATAAAACTTTTTAGCAACTCCATCGTTTCTTATAACGTGAGTAACTTCATTAACATTAGGATCAAGGACAACGACAGGTTCTCCTACATTAATCTTAAACTTAGGAAATCCACTAATACGGAAATCAGTGTTAGCTGTTAATAGATAATCTTTTCCTCCTTGATTAAGTACTAACTCGTCTACTCTTATAATATCCATATTACCAAATTCTTGATCTATTGGTTTTATATCTCCGTCTATATTATCATATGTCTTTTTCTTTTCTCTTAAAGGATTTATACAATGATCCCGTAAGAAAGAAACTGTGACGCCTGGTTTAAATTTTAGTCTATTAAATTCTCTTCTGTAGAAGCTATTGTCGTCTTCTAAATCAAACATTTCTCCTGTTGTCATATCTGTTAAGAAGAATTTACTAGCGATCAATTGAGGTGCTGTGTTATGTTTAGTCGATAAGATTAATTGTGAATATTTAGATATAACATCTTTACAAAGTTCTACTCCTAAATCTTTTCTATATTTAGAAGTACTTTTATTCCAGAAAGCGTGTGCTCCAAAACATGTTGCACAAATACCACTTTTACAAGCACATTTTAAAACAGATCTTACTTTGACATATGTGCCTTTTAATTCTTCGTAATCGTCTAAAGTAACTTCCTTTAAAGATCCGTCCTCTAGTACACGATATTTTCTTAGTATATTCTTTAAATCTTGCATACCTATTTTAGGATCTTCTGATACATAATAAGATTCGTAATTAATAGAACCACAATCATCTTCCACTATGGTAGCTTCTTGTGCGACCATAGAAGCTTCTTTATTAATTACTCCACCACGTCTTATTACGGTTCTATTCATATACATAGCATACGTATTAATAGAAACTACAACGAAGAATTGTTCTTTTGTTTTAATACCGTCTAACCATTTAACGGGTACTGCTAAAGGAAATATTTCTTCCATATTATGTATACGTGGTACTAGATGTATTCCTCCAAATATATTTACCATTTGGTCAGCTTTAATACCTTCTCCTGCCGTCATTAACTCTGTTATACCAGGAGCGTATACTTTCTTAAATGCTTGCTTCATTTCGTTTCTATGTTGATATATTTTCTCAGGTGTCCAGTTAGGATCAATCTCATCTCTAAGAAGTCTATCTAACTCAGGATTCCTAATAGCTTCTTGTAATATATTTAATAGATTGAAATCTAGTGATACTTTCTTACCACTATTTAACAAGTATACAATCTTATTAATTATATTCACTATCTCCATCATAATTTCCTGAGATTTAGTAATTGATACTTTTTGTTGATAAAGCTTCTCTACTATTTGATCCATATACTTTTTATAAGTACCGTAAGTCAGAGCTTTATCCCACATCCAAGTCCTATCGAACTTAATGTCGTGCGATTTAAATACAGTGTCTAAGCTACTATTAAGATAAGCAAACTGTACGGGGGCTTTATATTGTTTATCACCAAAACCGAATTGTTTGATTATCTTATAGTATTCTTTTTCAGAGTTGTCGTGGAGTAATTTCTCCATTTCATTCATCATAATCATTTTTTCCATTACCTACCTTTCTATATACTAAAAAATAAATTATTTTTACAATTAGATTAAATTGCCTCCAGAGACCAGAAGTAGAACCGAGTGTTCTACCTCTAAACGGTCTCTAGAGAACAATTCAAAATAATAAAGGAGATGATACCAAATGAAAATTCGGTATCTTTACACCTTAATAATATATAATTAAAAATTATTAAGATTCTGGCAATATGTCATTAGAAAATACAGAATTCAGCACAGGCTGTCTAATGAATCCTCTTAGCTTATTTAACCTTTCTAGTGTTTCTATGTTACATGACTTATATATTTTCTCTTTTAATATATAAATATCATTTAAGAAAGGGTAATATGACGTCTCTACAATATCTATTTTACTAGTCACCAAATCTTTAGGTATGTCTTCTAATCTAATACCAGGAATGGAAAATCTATTCTCTTCTACATACTTCGTCAATTCTTGTTTGTCGTACTCTTTACAAACAAACGTGAATTCGTAGATTGCATCATCATCCTTTTTACCCACTATTTTCTTTATATAAATAAGGAAGATAGAATCGACTGTAATAAAAGTGGAGTAAGCCTTTTTGATTCCCTTAAAATTAAGATGATTAGTATCTATATAGAAATCTAATACTCTATCTAACATTTCATCAAATTCAATTATAGAAGTATCTATATGATTAATCATAGCTAATATATTAAAAGGTAAGTATAAATAACCTTCTGTAACAAAAGATATGTCTTCTAACTTAACACTTTCTTCTACAAAAGGTAATTTAGATCTATAAAGGTCTAAAGCTTCCTTTGGTATCTCTAACTTAATCCCATTTATTTTATTTATAGTAAATTCACTATCTGGATAATATGGTAAATATGTCCATTCAAATTTATATACAATACCTTTCTCAGAATCTAGTACAAGATAGAAAACATAAGGATTCCTTTCATATCTATCTTTATTAAATGTACGAAGAATACTTTGATATTTAATTATATCTTCTCTACTTTTGACTCTTATCTTTTTAAATCCTGTAATAATTTCCTTTTTCATTCCATCATATCTCATTATTCTACCTCCTGGATTATTGGGTTTAAACTACTAAGAAATTCATCACTAACAGGCTCACCGTTAGCTTCTGGATTAATTAGTATTTTAATAACACGATTTAAACATGCTAAATGTTCTTCGTGTATATTAAGTATTTCCTCAGGAGTATCTTTTTTATTTAAGAAATCGAATACAGAAATATCCATATCGTAATCAGGATTATTCTTTTTAAATTCCTTTATAATATCGACCATCTTCTTCTCGCTAGTAGATACTGAAGACATGTGACTTTCTATCGTAGATACGAAATCATCGATTTCTTTTTTGCTTTTCTTTTGATGTTTTAATAAATTAACGACAGTACCTTTAATTCCATCTATAGCTTCATTAATCGCATTGTCGTTTTCGTTAACATTATTACCATACTCCTTTAAAGTAATTCTTTTCATATTCTCCCTTACCGATAAATGTAAAGGATCTAGTACCATTTTACTATCGTCTAAGATAGTATCCAAAAATTCTCTACTCATGTTTGTTACCTCCTAAATTATTTTTATTTGAATCATTTACATAATATATAATTTCATTACTTTACATTTTTTATAGGTACTATATATTCATTATCTCTCAATTCTATATCTATTCTAGGAAATATAGCAGACCCATATTTATACACTTCTATACCATCTATCTGTGTGAAGTAATATCTTATATTGGCATCCTTGTTATAATTATCCGTAACTTCTACCCAGTTACGGATTAAATTAAGTGCATTCTTATTCTTTTTATATATTTTCATTTTAACTACTATTCCGTAATTAGTTTTATTTATATATCTTACTTTATCTATATGACACTCTCTAAATATAAATTCAGCATCATAGAAATTACCTTTAAGATCAGTTTCATTTTCTATAGTACCAGAAGACATATTCTCGCAATAATTGGATTCATTTATTAGTTGTTTATTTTCTAGTGATTGTAGTATGACTGGAAATTCAGTATTGATACTTTTTTCGTACTCTAAATCATTCTTAGTTTTAAGATTAAGAAATAATATTCCTAAAGCACATAAGAATAATATACCCAATCCAAAAACCAACTCTCTCTTTTTGTTCACGTTTATCTCTCCCTTAAAAATATGATATTACATTCGTAAGTACTTGTCTATTTATATTATTACGGACAACGGTTAATCCTAATCCTTCTACTATAACAGCTGATAAATTCTCAAAGATTGTTATATCATCTATAGATATAAAATCAGTGATAAATTCATCTACGTCGTTACTGTCTAAAGGAATTGCTATTTTAGTTATATCTTCTATACTAGGCTTCTCTAAAGTAAAATTAACAACGTCATACCATTCTTGCTTATTCTTAACTTCTTGCTTTAATTTAGTCCAATATTCTTTTAATATAGAAAAATCAACACCATTCTTCATATAATCTAATATAGATTTATATCCGTTATATAAAGGCATAGGTAACGATCCCCAATTGATTTCTTCTTTCTTGTCTTTTTCTTGGAACTTTCTAAATCTAGAAAGTAACTTTAACAGATTAGCTTCAAATGCTCTTCTATTAGCATATTCTGTTAATTTTTTAAATTGTTCAGGATATCCTTCTTCTAAATCTTCTAATCTACCTTTAAAAGATATACTAGCAATTAAGAATGATCCTGGTATATGGATCTTCTCTCCATATAGAGCTTCATATACATTACATGCTTTAATTCTATCATTTCCTTTTTCGTAATCGTATAAGTCGTCAAATCCTTTCTTATATTTACTAATAGTAAATACTTGTATATTATCCTTACCTTTAAATAATTCTAATAATTCCTTTCTATTAGTATCTATCTTATGTAATATATCTCTTATATCAGGTATCTTCTTTTCTGCTATCATATTTAAAGCGATTTCTTTAGCTTTATCGGCTAAAGCTTTATTAAAGTTTCCTTTCTTGAGAGATAATCCTTTTAGGTCAGGCTCTTTAGACGGTAAGAATACTCCTTCTTGTATTGCTATATAACCTAAGTAATTCTTAGCCCCTTTAGTTACTTGTAGCGTAGAGAAAAAGAATTCTTGTTTATATGATATCATATGTCTATAAGTCTCAGGTATATTAGATTGAGTAGTATATCTCCATAAACCCGTTGCTACAATAGTAGATACAGCATTTATTATAATAGACCCTACTATATAGTCTAACATTTCAGGATCAAGATGAGAAGTAACTTCTTTATAACCTGGTATTTCTTTTATCTTGTTCATATCCTCTTGTAAAGTCAGTATAAGAGAGTCTGTATCGGTTACTATTATTCTTTCTCTTTCTATATTCTTGAATATATCCTCTGTAGAGTCTAATCTTTCTCCATATTCATTAACATCTCCTTCGTACCAATAAAAACCGTATAGAATTTCTTTCATTATAAGAGATAATTCATCTATTCTATCTTTTATGTACTCAGGACACTCCATAGGGTCTAAATATACTATCTTTTTAAATTTACCATATTCCTTATCTTCCATTAACTTATTTAATTCTTTATACTTATTATTCTGATCCCTTAATAAAGAAGATATCAATTTCTGTACATAAGGTAAATGTATTATAGCGTCAAAATTAGAAGTATAATAAACTAATTTCTTTTCTCTATCAGTTAATTCACTTATTCTCTTTTTAAGTATATCTAAGCCATAATAAGATTCTTCATAATGGTGTCTTAAAATATGCTTTAAAATCATTTCATCGGTTGGAAGAATTAATATATCATCATAATAAGACCAATCTACTTTTTTACTAGAAGCTTGATGAATGAAATTCATATGGATACTTACGTTATATGCTCTGTAAGACCCAAAATGACTTTCTATCGTTAATCCATTCATACTAACTGTACTTCTACCTCTAACTGTAGTAGCTGAGGCTATATCGTAATTATAATACTTACTAAATATATTAATCATTATACCATAAAATGTATTTAAGGCTTCTTTTGTATTACCCTGCATTAGATTATAGAAAGCTGTCTCAACAGGTTTACCTTCTCCCTTAGATTTCTTCATTTCTGTTTTATAATAAGACCTCAATTTCTTCAAAATACCATATGTTATAACAGCTGGTGCTGTGAATATTTCGTGCTTAAGAAATAATGCACCATTTTCTACTATAACGTAATCATTTTTTATTTTATTAAGTAAATCTTGTGCTAAAAGTTTCTTAGTCTTCCCAGTAACAGACGAATAAATCTCTATTTCTTTATTCATAAATTTAGTAGCAAATGCACTAGTTAAATAATCAGTATCTTCTATACCAGTTAATATTTGCATAGCTCCTATCCAAGACATTTTAAAGTTCTCTAAATCCTTAATTACATCAATCATAATATACACTCCTTATTATTAAAAAATAAATATTTTCTAAGCATTTAGTTTAATAAAATCGACATAAAAGGGCTTCCCTATTGCGGGAAGCGAACTTTTATTTGTTTCTTTTATCGGCTCTAAATTCATAATTATTCGGTGATGTACTAGGCTTACTTTTACCTGTCATTTGGTTCCACATTTCTGTAACTCCGTTTTTGAATAACTTAACACTTTGTACGTAATTATCTCCTCTATAAGTCAGACCATCAACTAAATCATGAAAATAAACATTTACATCATTGAATTTCTGTTTTACAGATCCTTCGTGTTTGAAATACATATCTTCAATACGTCTATTAACAGTTTTCTTTTGCTGTTTAGTTAACGTTGATACGTTTATACCGCATAATGTGGCTAAGAATGTCGTATATGAAGATCCTAATCCCATACCAGATTTAAACCACCCAGGATAGCTTCTAAATAGATAAGCATTTAAGTCTCTTACTGTCATACTCACGTCTATTTCTGTAGGCATTCCCCAGTCATTACACGTCTCCATTTTTCTATCAATCGTTAAATCTGTTATTAAAGAATATTCACTATTAATTACACCTTGAGAATATACCTTACATATAGGAGGTGAAGTAAAGAATCCTCCTGTTCCTGGTGGTACGGCTAGACACGTTAACTGTACTAAAGGAAATATTGTATTCATAAAGGTGCTGATTTTATCGCCTGAAGGTGTGGCTAATTTTAATTTAACAGTGTAACTTTTCTCGAATGAAGAATTAGCCCATACATCTGGTATAGCAGGAACTCCCATAAAATAATTAAGTACACTTTGTTGCACTTTATTTCTAGGATTTCCTAGCATAGGAGACGCTATAGCTTTTACTACTTCTGCTGTAGTTCCTAAAGAATCTAATTGTTCTTTAAATGGAGATGGGTTAGCTTGGTTACTTAATGTATCAGAAGCTTCTATTATTCCATCACTATAAAAAACAACATACCCAGGAGAATCATCATTTGTGTTACCAGATCCTAACTTCTCTAACATAGCAGGATAACCTCCTATAGCTAGAGAAGAAAGACTTGATCCTAAATACGCTATATCTTCTGCTGTAAATCTTTCGAAATCTAGTATTCCATTTTTTAGGGCAACATCTCCTCCACCACCAAAAGAGGCTGTTATACCATGACCTTGTAAACCGCATAACATCGCTGCTAATCTAGTATAACGTGCTACGTCTTTTCTGTAGTCGTACATTATAGATTGATTGAATTGTAAGTTACCGGTAAAGGCATCTCTAGCAATTGTCATTACTTTACCACCAACGGCTGATGTTGCAGCTGCTGCATTCTCTGATATTTGCCAATTTATAAATCCAGGCTGGAAAGCTATAAATGTACCATATCTCAATACATTATTTATAAACATTGATCCTAGCGAATTAGGGTAATCAGCTAACGGCGGGTCAGTGTCTTGTAAGAAGTTTGCTGGTAGTCCACTTATTCCCCAAATAGATCCTCTCGCAGCTTTAGAAGCAGCTTCTTTAATACCCATAGGACCACGGTATCTACTGGCACTATATTTTGGATTACCACTTTTTTCATAAGTTGTTGTACCCCATAATTTACCTTCTGCTTGTTTTATTTCGTTTTCGTCGTATCCACTTCTGGTTTTGCCATCCCATTTAAGCATCTCGTTAACGTCGACATCATTTCCATCTTTATTCTCATGTACACCGTCACGAGTATCTTCGGTTCTACCTAGATCTTGTTTTTTCTCTTTCTCTGCTTTCTTAGCTGCTTGTTCTTTGTCCCACTTAGATCCATATCTACTGTTACCTACACCGACTACGCTATCACTGGCTTTACTTTTCTCAACACGTTTATTTCTAACGTCATTAGCTTTAGCTCCTTGGAATCTATCCCCACCAATACTTTCTTTTACATTTTTATTAGTACTAACACCAAAAGGTTTAGTACCAGTTTTAGGAACAGCATTCGTTGCATCTATTTCTGTTTTATTTCCTCTATCGAAAAGCATTATCGGTTTTCCGTTATAGTTTATCAATTAGTATCCTCCTCTCTTATATTATAGAAATAGACGATGCGTATTTAATACACACCGTCTAAAAATTAAAATTCAAAACTCGGCATCCAGCTTTTTACTGTAGCGTTAAATTGATCGAAATTAGCTAATTCTTCGTTTGCCGGTGCTGCATAATTATTTATTACTCTCGGTTCTGGTATAGGCTTCTTAGCCACTTCTTCTGTAGATGAAGCAATATCTTTATTTGTATTAGCAACTTCTTGAACAACATTTGTTTGTTCTTTAGTAGCTAGTAACTGTTGTGATGCTAAGTTTCTTTGTTGAACTGCTGTTTCTCCTAGTAGTCCTAATACCTTTAATAAAGGATTACTACTATTCTGCATTTTCTTAGCTGCTTGTTCTACAGATTTATCTTGCCAAGACTTGTCTGCAGGAGTTTCTATTGTTACAGAATCTTTAAATAGACCATTACCTATTCCATAGACACTTCTCTTATATCCGTCAGACATCTTACCAAATCCTTGTTGTTTTACTTTATCTTTGGCATATATTTCTCTAGCCATATTAGAAGCTAATAATTTTTGTAAATCATTCTTAGTAGAAAGATCAATATTAGCTGTACTAGGGATAGCTTCTGCTAAAGCCTTTTGAGGATCTCCTTCTTTTAGTTTAGTTTTCTTAGTTGTAGGATTAGAAGATCTTCTTTTCTTAGTGACAGATCCTGCTTGTTTTTCCGCTATACCAGGATCATTCTTACTTCCGTCTTTATTTCCACTAGACGATGGGTTAGGCCAGAAAGCTCCTAAGAATTCTTTACCACCTCTCATCATCTTGCCAGCTACAGAAACACTGCTTTCTGTAATGGCACGTCCTTGGTTTCCTCCTATAAATTTAACAGCGTCACCTGTAACTTCAGTACAAATAGCTGTATGCCCTCCTCCATCACGTTTCCATACTAGTATGGCACCTGGTTTAGGAGCGTCTAATTTAGTATATTCACTAGCACCATCGTGCAATGGATATAATGATGACATAGATCCTTTAAATGTAGGATGACATTTCTTAATACAATAAGATATGAATAACGCACACCAAGGTTGTCCACTGTAGTTAGTTCCAAATACGAAGTTCTGATAAGTATTCATCGGATCTTCTTTAGGACTATTATTTTTCTTTTTGTTTCCATGCTTACTTAATTCATCTCTAGCAACTGTTACCCAACCAGCACCTGATGTATCAGACGATACTATCCCGCCAGTAGACGTAGATTCTGTTTTAATTCTTTCAGTATCCCATTCAAATTTATCTTTATGTAGGAATAACTGCTGCCCTGCTGAGTTAAACACTCCTCCCCAAGTTCCAGCTCTTACTCCACTCCATCCCTCAGATGTTGTAGTAGAAGTTGAGCCACCTGTAGTGCTACTGCTACTGCTGCTACTGTCACTAGAAGAAGACTGAGTCATAGCTGCTGTTGCAACTTGTTTAGTTGCGTTAGATATTTTGTCGATAGTCTTATTGGATATACTACAAGCTTGTAACCATTTATCTGAACTAAATGATGCGTAGTCTTTTAAGTTAGCTTTAGTAAATCTGATAAAAGCTACAGCGTTTGTCGATATATCCTTACCATTTATAATAGGAGTATAAGGATATGCTAGTCTAATTGGTTGACCACAATTTCCTTTTCCATCATAGTTAGGGTCAATTAAATAGAATTCCTTAGACGTCTGTCTGATCATCAGATAGTAATGATGATTTGATAATATAACAGCACACATCTCATCTTCTTTCATCATACGATCGAATCTCTTATCTTTAGAAATATCTATACTATCGTCTCCCTGAGCACCTGCACTAAAGAACTCGCTTCTGACGTAACCAGATGATCCTTTAAATGCTTTAGCTAACCTTTGTACTTTACCTCCTATAGATTGATTCTTAAGCTCTGGTCTTAAGTATCTATATACCATAGTCATTACCGCAGGAGCACATCCTGTATTTATGTCAAATCCATCAGTAAAGTTTTTAGATCCTAAAGGAACACCACTTAAAGTAGTCCCAGCTCCTCCTTCGTTAGGGTTATAGAAATTACCTTTCTGTCCTTTTAATATAGTAGCTTTAAGCCCAGAACCACTTCCTCCTTTATTTCCTACAGAAGTTCCTCCTACTCCAACAGGTCCGTCTGGTCCGTATGTTATTCCTTTATATTTAAAGGATTTAGAACCATCACCGTACCCAGGTTGTCCAGTGTCGATAAAGTTATTATTACCTTTCATACGATTAGCACCATAACCATATTTACCCCAGTGTACTTGGTTGATTGTTTTAGCTAATTCTTTTTGTTTAGCATCAGGTACAGAGTTAATAGCGTCGTACATACTATCGTCGTATATAGGAAGCTCATCTTTCCACTTAGCTCCTTTTATTTTACTACCGTCTACGCCCATCTTAGATAAAGCTGTTTTTACCTCACCAGCAACGTATGCTGGTCCATGTCCAGATATATCCATCAATATAAATTGTGTAGCACCATTTTTAGCTTTGGAAAATTTAGCAGCATTCCACCAATCTTCCCAAATCTTATCTGCTGTAGTAAATGGCATATCTGCAACATTACCTTCGTTTATTCCATATCTATTTCTAGCATATTTATTTGTCTTACCATCGATTCCAAATAATGTCTTTCCTCCACCTTTAGAACCGTCATACCATCCACCTTCATTTATTATCTGCTGACGTCTAGCAGCCCTAAATCCTGTAGAGTTTCCTAAGGAAGCTATCGTCGAAGGATCCATAGGTCCTCCTTCTGACGTAGTAACTTTTGCTGTAGATTTATTTTCTAATCTCCAACTACTGTTAGAACTACCACTCTTCGTAAGCATAGTACGATCTTTTCTAGATAAGAAATTTAAAGGCTTAGCTTTAGCTCCAAATCCAGTAAACAATCCACTAGAACCTCCACCTCTGTTGATGATAGAATAATCAGATCCTATATTAGCTCCGAATATAGCAGCACCACTACTATAAGAAGCTATTCTTTGATCGTTAACTGATATTTCTTGGAATTCTTGTCCTAAAGGATCTCCTAATAATAGAGTAGTAGAATCTTTATATAATAAAGCTACAAAGTGATTATTACCTCCACTACGAGTTAACAATGCTATAGCAGCTCCTGGTGTTTTAACAGATCTCATAATAGTCTTTTTATCGGCTGTTACCTGACCACCAAAAGAATCAAAGTAATTTAAACTTACTCCACCAGCAGACATAACAAAGTTTCTAGCTTTCTTAATTAATTCTCCATCTGATATATCATAACCTTTATAAGCTGATATCATTTTCATAACGGCAACAGCACATCCATCGTCTGCTAAAGTAGATGAACCTAATGATCCTTGCATAGAAGATTGAGATACGAATAATGCACCTGATATATAAGCACCTTTACCTTTAATGGCTGTTCCTCTAGAAAGATCTCCTCCAGATCCTCCTTTATTTCCAGTACCTGGTTTAGAAGCTATATTATTTTGTGCATCGTATACTCCTCCCCAAGCACCTCCACTAGCCATCCAGTCATCTCCCTTAGAAGAACCGCCTATATTTCCTTCGGCACTACCATTATCTCCTCCACTAGAAGAATCAATCTTAGTTGTTTGTTCGTCTTGTTTGTTTGATCCTCCATTAGCGACATTTTCTTCTTGTTGTTTAGCTAATCCATCTTTATCCCAGTTTTTAAATAAGAATTCGTATAATGCCCAAGCCATTACTTTTGGTACCATATTACCTGTAGTAAGGTTAATCCAGAATATCCATGTTCCTAAAGGATTTTCTCCTACTTCTAGTAATGAGTTAATCATACCTCCTAAAGTACAAGCTGTCTTTTGCCAGTTAGTAGGATTATCTATATTAAACCATTCCTTTGCTGATTTATAAGCTTGCCATCCATCCCATGCCGCAAATAGAATTGGCATAGCTATATTTATGTATGGTAAAGCAGCCGATATCGTTTTAGCTAAGAACTTAAAGTTTTTCTTACCTAAAGTTTTTAAAGCAACTTTCTTAACCATCTTACTAGCTTTTTTAGTTATCTTTTTCCAAGCAAATTGAATTATATCGTCTATTTTAGTAGCAAATTTTGCTAAGTGTTTTCCTATAAAAGGAATCTTTTTAATACCTTTAGCAAACTGTTTTAGACGAGAAGATCCTTCTGCTATTTCTGCAGCTTTAGAAGCATTTTTAGCCATATCTTCTGCCGCCTCACCAGCGACTTTCTTAGTGGTATTTTCTGTTATCTTTTCTGTAACATTTTCTACGGCTTCTTCTGCTCCTCCAATAGCCACTTTCTGAGCGGTTTTCTTAGCTGAGTCTTCTGCCATATTTTGCCCACTAGCAGTAGCGTCCATAGCCTTAGCTACTATATCGTCTGCGTCTAAAGGTATCTTACCTTTCTTAGCAGCGTCCATTAATGCTTTTTTATTCTTTTGATATAGTTTGATTTCACTAGGTTTCATTCCTAATAAATGTTGTCTTTCTGTGAACGAATAACCAGCAGCTCCAAATAGACCACTAGTCATTTTATTCCTTAACCATTTCTTCGGGTTAGCTATAGCAGAAAATAGTCCTGTTGGTCCGCCAAATCCAGGAAATAGTTTTTGTAACCCTTTACCTGCTAATTTACCTAAATCTCCTACAGCAGATAAAGGATTGGTAATATATTGAGCTATTTTAGGAAGTACCATACCTCCCATTATTCCCATTATACCACTTATTATTCCGTTATCAAAGAAATCTAATAATCCTTTTTTCTTATCTTTCTTTTTATCTTTACCGTCTCCAGAACCACCGTTTGCTAACTTCTGAAGAGCTTCGGCATTCGCTCTTTCTCTTCCTTCTTGCGCGTTCTGTTCCTTCAACATATTTTTAGCTATATTATCTCTATTGAAGAATAGGCTTTCCTTATTAAGATTCTCATCTGCACCAGGATTCTCTCTATTCATCATTTTTAATTTACTCTTATAAGTCTCAGCGTCTATAGCACCAACAATTCCTAAAGTATCTAAACGTCCTCCAACAAGTCTTACATTTAATACGTTAGGAAGTCCTGTATTTCCGCCTTTAGCACCAAAGTAAGAACCTACTCCTCCATTAGCTGTACTAAATTGACCTTGAGCCATAGCTCCTGCTCCAGCCCCTACTAGTACTTTAGTTAAATCCATAGCTTTCTCAGTAACAGACTTCATAGCAGCTTCTACAGAGGCTTTTGGTGACTTAATTATTATATAATATTTCATTAAAGATTTAGCAGCTACACGAGATATTGTTTTCTGTCCTTTTTTATTAGGATCATACATTTTAAAATTATCTTTATCTCCTTTATAGTAAAGTACATAGTGACCTTTACCTTGATCATTTAAAGCTACTACAACTTTATTATCTCCTAGACTCATTTTTAAAGAGAATGTATGACCTTTTTGCCATCCACTAGCACTACAGTTAAGTGATTTAGCATACTCGTTAAAGAATGTTAAAGTAACTCCTCTTCCTAATTTATCTAAGTGATTTTCTGCTATAGGAACTAAGTCTCTAGGATTAGTAACAATTCCTGTTAATACTTCAGCAGCTTTAGCAGCTACTAATATAGCACAGGCAGATTTTCTTACAGGAGCACCACTAGAGAATCTAAGCCCTGCTAATTGAGCTTCGTCAGAAGCTTCTCCTGATGGGATTTCTTCTTTTTCTTCTTTCGTTTTAGGTTTATTACCGGTAAATGTATTGAAGAAATTACCTTTTTTATCTTTAGTTCCACCCATTTGTTTATGTACATCGTTAATAGAGAATTGAGAAGAGTCTTTATTTAACCCCATAACCTGTCTTGCTTTGTCTCGTATAAGGTCTCCTAAACCAACTTCCATTCCCATTTTTCTTCCAGCCCAGTTAGCTATTCCTTTAAGTCCTTTCCCTATCCACTTAACAGCTTTCATAAACATAGGAGTCAAAGCACTCAACATTAACCCTGTTCCCATACCTACTACCGGTCCTAGTATAGCTCCGAATCTTAAGTTGTTCTTAACCCACCCTCCAACTTTCATACCAGCACCGAACGCCATTGTTTTAGGTAAGAATTCTCTATACATAGCTTCCATTGCAGCTTGTCTTTTAGTAACGTCTGTTTCGTTACCGTTCTTATCTTTCATTTTTTCGTTACCCGCGTCTGTTCCTAAGGCGTCCATCATAGTACCTAATTTACCAGACATAGCTAACGAACCTGCTGCCATAGCTCCTAATAATATAGAAGATTTAGGTCCTAGCATACCAGAAGATTGAGCCATTTTCGCTGTAAGAGCACCGAAAGCTCCTATACCACCAATTTGTAATCCTGCTCTAAGTTTCTTGTTGTTCTTTAAATGGAAGTCAATAGAACTAGCTAGGAATTCCTTCATTGATTTCTCTTCACGTTGTGGATTAAATTTACCACCGTTTTTATAGAAATTATCTTCGACCTCGTCTGTTACCATAGCAGAATAATCTTCATCAACTCCGAATATTTCTCTACCAGATTTTTCTATATTAACTAGTAAAGATCTTATATGGTTTTTAGCCCATCCTATACCAGAGCCTTCTTGAGAAGCTTTTTTTAGTAAGTTAGTTAAATGACGTTTCATGCCTTTAAACTCTGTAGCGAATGCTGGTGCTACGAGCATGTTGAATTTAGTTCTAACCTCTCTAGCAGCTTCTTCTGGACTAAATGCCATCTTAACAGCGTCTGGAGTTAAATTATCAGCTAAATCATTATATAATCTTTTATGAGCTGATTGTTTCCATCCACCTAAGATCGCATCTTTGTCTACACGTTTTTTACTAGTTTTATTTCTCCAGATTCCATGTTTATCTTGGAAATGTTCTGAATAGAATTTAGCTTCTGTTTTTTCTTTCTCACTAGCATTACCCGACGTAGCATGAGCGTACCAAGCTGCTGTATTAAACGCACTACGAGAAGCAGTTTCTATATCCTTTATTCTCTCTTCACGAAATCTATCAACTTCCGACAAAAGCATCTTCCACATTTCATTAGCAGTAGTACTTTTCATTCCTTTAAAAAGTCTCATGAATTTAGAAAGGAATTGTACACCTTGTAACTGTTCTTTAGAAAAACTACCGTAGTGATTGGGGTATATTATTTTAGCTAAATAGTCTAGATCATCGAAGTTAAACATATCAAAGACCATACCAGCATTTTCATTAGTGTCGGCTATATGCGACATAACAAGCAATAATTGACTCGCAAGTACTTTTCGTTTATGGTCATCTGATAATATTGACTTAATGTATTTCATCTCTGGTTCATTTTGTAAACTAGAATTTCTAAATTCATTAAATAAACCACCATAAACATTACCGTCGTTATATTTCTTACCCAGTAATCTTTCAGTAGCCTTGCTTAAGCTTTTATCGACTTGTCCACCATAAGCTTTACTTAAAGCACTTTTCCCAGAAGAGACACTTTCAAATCTGTTAGTATCATAATTCCATAATTCTAATTCTTTCTTTCTATCGGCACCTCTTGCTAATGATTTATTAATCTTAGCTAATTCTAAAGGAATTACCTTAGTTAATGCGGTATGAGCTGCTCCGTCAAATGTTGCTCTTCCCTTAGGATCTTTATTTAAGAATTCCGATATATCAATACCGTAATTTCTTTTTTGTCCACTACCGAATGCTGTTCCAAAAAGCTTCTTCCATTGGTTATTAGAACCAGCCCAAGCGTTCATCATAGCATCCATAAATTCGCCAGGATTATTTAAGAAATTATTTATTTTAGTACCTCTACGGACACCAAACATTTTATTCATCCCAGCTTCTTTAGCAGAGTCTAATCCCATTTGAGCTATCATTCCAGGAGAAAATTGAGTAAGCATAGGTAACATACCTAATGCCATAGTAACACCCATTCCTTGCCCACCAGGCATAAATTGTTCTATAGCTGTTTTACCTAATTTAAGAGCTGCTTGTTTTCCAGTCTTTACTAATCCTTGTCCACTAAATAATTTCTTCATTATGGACTCAGTAACTTTATCTTCTCTTTTTCGACCTTTATCATCGATATTAAATCCTATTTTAATATTCTTATTAATATCTTGTAAAGTCTCTAATATTTTATTTTGAGTATCTAAGTTTTTTTTATAGTATTCTGTCTGTACTGTATCACGGAAATTACTTTGTTTTATTATTTCCTTTTTGATATCAGTAAGAATCGTCATTGACGCATTATGATGTTTTACCATAGCTGACATATTATCTGCGTGTAATTTAGTAGATAAAGACATTTGTCTACTAGCTATACCAGTAAATAACTTTATTTGTCCATTAAATCCTCCACGAGTTAAAGAACCAGCTTTCGTCAATGGTTTTATTTTTTTGCTACTAGCAACCAAGTCGTCTTGTGTTAAGATCTGTCTATCGGGCGCAGTATCATTAGCGAATCCTAGAGAAGCAGACTCCTTTTCTTCTAAGTACTTAAATTCTTTATTCTTAATTATAGAATCAAAATTCTTACTATACTTATCTAATAAAGTGGTGTCTACTATTTCTGGTCTAATATTTCTATATTTATCTTTAGACGCTATCTTCTTCCCTAGTTGTTCGTTCTTCCTAATAGACTTATCAAATTGCTTTAACGCACGTTCTTGATTAGCCAGTATCATATTTGGATTACTCATTAGTATCCTCCTCTCTTATATTCTTCATACATCGCCGTTTTAGACGAAAAAATAAGTAAGGTTTTTTGAACAACATAAAAAGCCTCTCCACTAATGGGAGAGGTATTATGTTATTTCTATATCTAGTACTAACCCGTAGTAACCTGGGATGTCTTTTTCTACTTCGTCAGATACTCTAAAATCAGGTACTAGATTAAATAAGTTTTCTTTAAATGTTGCTAATTGTTGCTCTGTCATTATAGGATCATCTGGGCTTATATGAGTCCAGTAATAAATTGTCTCATTAGGAAAAGATACTAGTGTTATTAAGCAATTGTAAGTTGGTACAGAAATGTGGGAAGTAATCTTTCCCACATTCCTTTTACTTCTAATCTCATAAATTAATGCTTCTAATTCAGAGATGGTCATATACTTAAATATAAAACCTTCTTGCATTAATACCCACTCGTATATCTTAAGAATACATCTATATCTTTTTCTACAGTCGGTCCTACAGTTGGTCTACAAGCCATATTCTTACAGCAGTAATGTCCGAATCTTGACACTTCACTTCTAATAGCTTGTATAATAGATCTATCTTGTGGTGTACTATTTTCTAAGAAATCTTCTCCTGGTATTAAATAATGATAAGGCATTCCACAATGTGGACACACTAAAGGTCTTCTAGGATCCTTAGGCACCACATATCCATAATCTAATATAACAAGATTATTTCTTTCGTCAAATCCAAAGTTAAATGATGAGAACTCTGGGTTCAAATCTGCCATTACAAAATAAGTATCCATAGCTTTCATTAACTTAAAGTACTGACTATAAACTGTTGGATTTTCTAGTACAGTATCTCTACAAGCATCAGCTATTTGGTTTGGTGTGTATTGACCTGTTTTTATTAATTGTTGTACTGGTACAGAATCTTCTATTCTAGTAACCTGTTTTTGCATAAGTATATTGCTATTAGGTATCATTCTAGAAGGAAGTGTTCTTTCCTTAAGCACAGTAATATTTGGATCTCCGTTTAATGGTAAATTAAATACGAAGTTAAATACACCTTCTTCTCTCTTGTTATCTTTTAATCCATCGACTATTTTAAATGCAGGTATCATATAAATAACATTAGGGAAATTAGCCATTCCTGCAGCATTTCTTAATTGCATGTCATTATGTTTGATGTTGTTGAATCTAATTGCTATACGGTTAGATCCTCCACCTACTTTCAATATATCTCCAGATTCAATAAATTTTTCTATCACCTTAATAGCATAAAACGGGTCACTTGTTTGCCCATAGTAAACAGCACTCACTGCTAAGTTTATTTCTCTTAAAATCGCTTCTGGAGTCAACGCTTGTGTTTGTTGCACCCCGTAATTATTTGATTGATAATTGTTGTAAAAATTCATATATTTCATCCTCCTCTAATCCTTCTTCTTTTTTCTCTTCGTAAATCATTTTCTGAACATCTGTCAACGCATCGAATTTTGCTTTCCACTCGTCAAAAGCGGATTCATCATCGATCTCCCACCACTCTTCATCTCGTGTGGCTTCATATTTTAAGTGTGTCATTACTTCTTCGTCGGTAAAACCACGTCCGTTGTAGTTATACCATAATCCATCTTCACCGTAATCATTTTCTATTCTTTGTTTTGGAACACCTGTAGAGATGTCTTGTTGCCAACGTCCTGATTCGACATAGGAAACAATATCGCCGTCAAATTTAGGTGGAAGAAGGTATTCCGATTCTTCCAATATTGCTTGTTCTGTTTCATATAAAGGAACTAGTCCAGGTTCCTCTTGTTGTATGTCTCCGTTAACATCTTTAAATGTACTTGGTGTTATTAGTGCATCTCTGTCTGATATTTCAAAGCATGTTTTATTTCTCGCATCATAAATATATGCTCTATCAGGATGTATCATGTATCTTGCAAAATAATCTCCTCCCATCTTAGCAAGGAAATCTTTATCATCTGTATACCTAGTTACGGTGTCGTAATCATAATCATTTGACATAACTACATTACCGTCTTCTAGCAGTACTAATTTATATGGCGAATATACTAGCTCCCTCATTCTAGTCTCGTTACTAGGATCTAAGAAAGGGAGCATTTTTAATAAGCTATATTGCAAGATCTTTTCATCTCTTGCATCAGTTGTTATATATTTTATTTTACATTTACTGTCAAAGTCTATAAACCCTAAAGGAACTACCGACAAAGGTTCTTTCTTTGCCTGGTACACCCCGTCTTTAGGGATTTGCGTTGTTGCCTGGGAACCTAAGTTCTCATCAAGTAGTTGGGGGATTACATTATGACCGGATTCGTGAACCCAGGCAGGGAAAAAGCATGTCCGTTAGCAACTCCTGGTGTGACGTCTACATAATTAACGTCAGCTCCATCATATGTTGGTAAAGCTATTTTTATCGAACTATCCTGCATAACTGGTCGTCCTGTCATACGTGCTTGATACTGGTCAGAAGCTCTCTGTCGAGCTAAATATTCATTTGGAGATATATACTCATTCTCTGCTGGTAATGTATTTGTAGTATAAGTATAATTTCCTGTAGGCAGTGGTGCTCCTCCATTAGCGAACGCCATTGGGTCGTTAGAAGCTCCAAATGTTACTTGAGTGCCTACTCCATATCCTCCATTATTAACAGGTGCTGTTGGTTGATAATTAAATACCTGAGCAGCTTGTTGTTGTAGAGTTGGTTGAGGTTGAGGCATTGGTATAATTGTACTATTAGGATTTATTCCCATAGTTGCTAAAAACTGGTCATATGTTACTTTATATACTTGGTCTGTCCAATAACGTTTCTTATGATTAAAGTATTCTGTTGTTACTACATGATTAGGATCTACCTGTGTATAAGATACTCCATCTGATGCTATATAACTTGGTGCAGAAGTTGCATTTACTATTAATTGGTCAGGTGTCTGATTATCAAGTCTTGTCTTAGGATAAACGACATTTGGAACCTGAACTGCTACTGCTTGATTCATTACTGGTTGTGTAGTAACAGGCGCTTGTGCTATAGGAGCTGCTCCTACTGGTGCTCCAAAAGCTCCTAATGGATTATTTCCTCCTCCTAATGTTAATAGGTTATCGCTATTACTAGAAGTTGCTGGTTGAGGATTTGTATTTATTCCTGCTTGCTGAGCTTGCATTTTGTTCCATGCAGCCGCTGCTGGATTTACGTATCCTGTGCCGTTTCCTGTCATTACTTGATTAGGGGCACCTCTATAATAACCATTATTAACAGGTGCTGTAGATACTACACTAGTAGCTTGTGATTGTACAGCTTGATTTATTTGTTGATTAGTGCTATAAGTTACTGGTGCGCTTCCGTTATTAGGGTACATAGTTGCTAATTGTTGATTAGCATTTACTACTATAGGTCCTTGTGCATTAGGATCGTATATCACCGCATTAGATCCTCCTGTTATAGGAACACTATAAGTTCCACTAGCTTGTGTTGTTGCTGGCTGACTCATCCATCCATATGGGTCTGTACCATCAGCAAACTTAGCTGCTTGGAATTGTGGTAATTGTCCTGTATTTAAATAGTGTGTAACATATGGAGCGTATTCTCCCCATTGTTCTGGGTTATTTCTGTAGTTAGTTGCTAAGAATTTAATATAAGATCCTATATCACCGTCTTGATTAATTCTTACTTCTAATCTTTTATCTTCGTTCAACAATCCACAATTAATAAATTCATTAATTATAGATATTTCTGCATCTGCTTTTGTTAATTTATCTCTTAAGTGTTGTAATACTTTTCTTACTAAATCAGTAGTATCTCCTAAAGATGACATACCTACTGCTCCTAATGTTTTTAGCATATATTCTGATAAATCAGCATCTGTTACTAACCAAGCAAAAACATCTGATGGAGTTGCTGTTACGTCATTTGCTGCATTTACTATAAAATTAAATTCATCAGTATTTATTCCTATATTTGTATTAGGGTCCATATTTTGTAAAAGATTTATAAAGTTAACATTCTTAATCATTCTTTCTAAGATTTCTAAATATCTTTGTATATTAGCAAATTTGTTAACTTGTAATTGGTCACTTAATCCTCTAAAGTATTGATGTAACTTATCCCAAGATTCAAATACATTATCAGCTTCTTGTCTTGATGTTATAGGTCTTCCTCCTGACGGTGACCAAGCTTCCTTTCTAGTATTTAAATCACTAAACATATTTACGTAGCTTTGTAACGTTTCCTTTCTCTGAGGTATTTCTGTCACCTCTGTTGGTCCCAACATATAAGTTGAGTATTTTGGTGCTTTAATATAAGCGTCTAATTTGTTTTCTACATTCATTAAATGTCCTCCTCTTCTATAAAATTCATCATTTTTCATTGCTTCAATATTAGGTGCGTGTCTGCTATCTCCTATAGCCATAATTAATTCCTCCTATTTAATTTATTTTTTGATCTTAAAGATCTTTAACCTCAATTAATTCCCTTTCTTTATTTAATATATTAAATAAAGCTATCACGGAGAAAAAAAGCCTCTCCTAATTACTTATTTAAAAGGCGTAAGCAAGACGGTAAATGTCCTACTTACGCCTTCAAAAAGGAGTAATCGATAAAAATGAAATATTTGTAAAGAGAATATTTCAGCTTTATTCATTCTTATAATATATATTTATAAATTATTAAGATTTTTAATAAGTCATAGCACCTTCTGCTAACCTAAAAACCTCATCTAATTTCTTTAAAGCATCTGAAGGATTATCTATATAAGATATCGCATACTCAGATACTATAATAGAAGAAGTATAATCGTTAGCGTCTAGTATATTAATTCCGAAGAACTTCTTAACGTCTATTATTTCTTTCAGACACATCTTTCTAAATGTCATAAAGCCACCTGAGTTCAATTCTAAAAAGTCTTCTACGTCAGCACATTTATTTTTTGTTACTACAGCTATTAACTTATCTAATTTTCTCATTAGACTATCTTCTTTCGTTATGGCGCTTTTAGAATCTACCGGTTCTTCTTCTAATGCAGTTAGTATTTTATTAACATTAGCTTCTAAGCATTCTATCTTAGTCAATAAGGTTTCTTTCACTAATTTTGTAAGCTCATTTATTTTCTCACGCTCTGATTCCTTTTCTGTTAATTCTTGAAATGTTAATTTTCTTGGTACTCCCATATTATAAATCCTCCTCTTCGTCGTCTGATACACTTAAGGTATTTATTACAGTAGAATCTATACCTAAGTCAAATGCTGTTATAGTGTCACTATATTGATTTGATATTTTGAATGGTCTAGCAGGGTTTCCGGTTAACCTAGAAACATAGTGGACCCTTCCATATCTATTATTTTCTTTCTTTCCTTCTGGGTTAATATATTTAGCTAATCCATCCCTATCTTTATCTACTATTAAAGAAAAGAACTCATCATCTCTTGTCGGTATACCAAATTTATAACAGAAATATAATTGCTCTGGTACGTTTATTATATTAAAAGCTTTAGCTATTTTATCAGAAGCCATAAACTTCAATAAATCTACCGTATGAGCTTTGTACATATTCTTCTTTAACTCGGCAGAATCTCTGTTAAGCTGTATTCCTGTTAATACTGGTATTCCTTTATCTTTTCCTAAATCTCTCAAAGACTCAGCTTTAGATACAAGCGGCTCTACACGTTCAGCTTCATCTGTTTCACGAGCATCATATTTCATTCTATCTAAATAGTCTACTACTAGTGCTACTATATAATATCCCATTTTCTCATACATTTGTATATCCTGCTTTATACTAGCTATCGGATAATTCTTCTCATTAGCTTGGTATATAACAGGAATTTCTATACCGTTTTCTTCGGATATTTTAATAGCATCTTCTACCATATCTTTATCACCAGTTGCATACTCGTCTGTCTCTTTACCATAGAATGACATCTTACGTTCCATCATCTGGTGTTCCATTAATTCTAAATTTATATATAATATAGCTCCTGTCATTCCAGTCGGCACCTTTAAATCAGAATTAGTGTTAGCTAAAGACATAAATTCAGCCATATTTTGCATCCAACCACTTTTAAATCCTCCAGATATAGATCCTACTACATAGAGTCCTGGTCTAAATCCTCCACCAGTTACGTGATCCATCCACATTCCTGTTTTGACTTTAACGAAAGAGTCTAATACTTTTTCTTTAACTCTTTCTTTTCCTATTACTTTATTATTCTTAGGATCTATTATTACAACATTCTTAGGATTTCTAGTAGATGCTAATTCATCTCTTAATACAGAAAGATTGTCAATTGTATTCTCTAATTTTTCTGACAATTCCTGAACATTAGAAACTCCTGCTGATTCGAAATTAGTCCAAGCAGTATTAAATTTATCAGCAGCTTTTTCTAGTCTAGGTTGTATCTTTACCTTATGGAAGAACACCATAAAGTCATTTAATATTTCTTTATTAAAATAGACTTCATCATTTACTATACTTTTCAAGTCATCGTCTAATTCTATATTGTCGAAATATAACCTAGCTTGCTCAGTAGTATAAATACCTTTCTCAGCCATAGCAGAAGAAAAGGATTTACACATCTTTAGAATTTTCCTATCGTAAGCATCGTCTACTGTTTCGGGATTTACATTATCAAGAGCTTCTTTTATAGTAGCCATTAGCTCTATTTTTTCTGGGTGATTCACCATTAGTTTGAGAGCAGTTTGTAACGTAGCTTTTGATTTATAAAACATTTAATCTCTCCTAACTTATATATTTTCGTATTTCTTCTAAAGATAATCTCATACCATAATCTTCTTCTACTAAAGTACGTATCTTTTCCTCTATAGGAATAGTATCATCTGCGTAGAAATCAGCTTTCTCAGATAGAGTATCATCTTCTATTATATCGTCCAATCTTTGTTCTATTTTAACATCATAATTCTTCATAAGACTTTTAATAAATCCTAAATTACTCATTGCTTTTAAATCTTTCTTTCCTACTACTAAAAAAGATATGTGGTCATTTTTATTAGCAGATATAAGTACATTACCTATAATTGATCTTACTTCATCTTTCGTTAGGTTGTGTATTTTGTCTATTACGAATTTCTTATATTTAGGAGCTTTAGTGTTAGGGATAAATTTATAACTCCATTTAAGATTTTCGTCTATATCAAATTCCATATATCCTTTAATGTCGTCTACGTCAGAAAAATTATGAGTAGTTAAAGAATTTACATAGAAAATATCATCTCCTATATTTATATGTCTATGTATATGTCCTCCTACTGAGAAGAGACGTGTGTTATTCCTTAGATCATTAGCTTTCATTAAAACACTTTTTGCTAAGTTTGTAGGATTGTCTGTTTGTTTTAAGAAAGGTATAACTCCATCGATTGTTCCGTGGAATATAGTAACATCTGCTTCTTCTTGAAATGCATATTCATAAAAAGAATTATATGTATCAAAATAAGGCTCTGGTAAATATCTAAATTTAATCCCATTAAATTCTTCGTATCCTACTGTAGTATAACATTTTAAAAATGGGTCGTCTTCGTATATTTTCTTAAGTACATCTATTACTTTTCCTTCATGTGTTGATGTTCCTTTTATTATTCTGAATTGTGTATTTGTCTGCTCACATATTTCTCTAACACGAGCCACAAATCTCATACAGTTTACAAATCTAAGGTCATCGGTTGAATAGACCTTGTGGGTTAAATCTCCTGCAAATATTAACATATCTACAGGATGTAATATCAATTCATTTTGTAAATCAAGTAATTCATTTATATCATATTGTGTCATTTCGTCTAATCTATAATATAGATGTAAATCTGCGTATACTCTAATTTTCATTATATCACCTCTTTCTAAAAATAAAAAATATAATTTCGACACTAAAAGGGTTTAAGAAAAAAATGTACTTTCTGAACGACATAAAAAAGCCCCCTGACTTAGTCGGTTAGAACTAAGCCAGAGAGCTAAAATATTGTGGACATTTTATCTAAGTTAGGAGCTCAGACACTTACATAATATATAACTAAGATTATCTAACATTTTCTTCTTCTTTATGATTAGCGTCGTATAAATCTAGATTAAATAGAGATCTGTAATTAGGCTCATTTTTAAATACTACAAACTCTACATACCCTAATATAGACGTTATTAAGAAATAATAAGCGTATAATGTAGGTCCTACACTATAAATACCATGCTCGTAGTAAATCCACATAGATAGACACATAGAGTTATAAATAATCCAGTACAACCATTTTTGTTGATCATGTTTATAATGATACCAAGTAGCTATAATACTTGTAATGACTAGTGCGGCACTAACATTAGCTGTTGGATCATTTAGACTTTCTAGAGCTTCTCTAAAGAGTAGAAAAATAATTACACAAAGTGTAGCAGTTTTAGTGACGTCCCAATTTGTTTTCTTTTTTATTCTAAGAATATAAGGATTCTCGTAGAATTTCTTATTACGTGCCGAATCATACCAAGATAATATAGTTAATGGTATTAACACTGCTACTTTGGTTATAAATTCAGAATATATTCTGTATTTTAAAGCTAACGTTGCATATAGGAATAAAAATCCTATATCAGTCACATTGGCCCACATAGAATTACTGTACATAAAGTAATGCCCTGCGACAATTAAATTCAACATAAGGAATCCTATAAAAGATTCTCTACCTACAGCAAATACTATTATATTAATAACTGCTAGCATAACAATATGTGTCTCAAATAATATTTTTAAAATCGATCTTATTTTCTGTTTTTTCTCATCCATTTTATCACCTCAACTGATTAGGAGCTTCATGTATATGGGAGAATTTAAGAAGTTCTTTTAAGAATTCTTCTTTCTTGTCTCCTGCTTGTTGCCACTCTTCTATCCTCAAGTTTACATTTCCGGCTCCAGAAGCCAAGTTTTCAATATATTTACCTTCATTTTGATAAAGTACTATCATTGTATTTAATTTAGCTAACTGAAAGAAGTCGTGTTCTCTGGTAGGACTAACAGCGAATAAGTTTGGTGACTGACTTAGATTAAATGTAAGAGAACAATTAAATCCTGCTACTACAACATCAGAGAACACAAATCTTAGCTTATTAGGTTTCTCGTAGAAGCATCCTAATAAAGCTTGAGTATTTATGTCATTGTTAGCATATCTCAATGTATTATGTGTAGCAGTATAAAGTTCAGATAAACCTAAGTCCATTTCGTAGTTAGCCACAAATGAACCAAAACCAGACGTTGATCCATAGTATCCGAATCTATAGTCTTTTAAATCCATTATTTCTAAACCAGCTTTCTTGATTTTATCTGTAATGAATTTAGGTATTTCGTATAGATCAGGACCAACCTTTCCTTCAGTAGTAAATAATACATTATTGAATTCCATTTCGTATTTAAAATATCTAGACCATTCCGGCATAGTATGTTCTACTACTATGTCATATAAGTCATGATCTGTGTAAGATAATTTAAGGAATCTAGAAAGACCAAGTTCGTTCTTAATTCTTTTTATTAGTTGATTTACATTCATATAAACCTCCTAAAAAGCATTATGTCTAATAGTTTTTAATTTATTTAATTGGTCCTTATCCAGTCTTTCTACTTTCTTATAGAATCCCTTACCTAAAGCGATTAAAGATTCATTCTCTTTAATACCTAATTCATCGAAAGATTCACTTCTAGTTACTATACGAGTATCACGTGAGAATCCTTCAACTATAGGTGGTTCAACGAATTTAAATTCATCACTATTATGAACGTAAGATGTTGGATTTCCAGGGTATCCTACCCAGTCGATTGATATTATAGTAATGTCATGTAATTCTGTATACTTACCTTTCTTAGTAGGAGCTCCTATTACTCTTATAGAGAATGCAGGCAATTCTCCGCATACTATAGCTTCGTATAACAGATTACCATTTCCACTAAATGTCTGTACTGTACCTTTCATAACGTTACCTTCGAACCAAATCTTTGTCCATTTAAATCTTCTATTAGATACATCGTTATAAACCCATCTTTGGAAATCTTCTGGATTTAAAGGATGCTCACCTTCTCCATAGAAAGATCCTCTCTTTAACATATCTTGAATTCTTTCACTGTTAACAGCTTTCTTCATTTCTTCTAAAGGATATAACATTCCATTTCTTGTAGGTCCTGGTAAAGTTATTATTTCTACGTCGAAAGTAATTACTTTACGACCTCCCATAATATCTTCTCTTCTATTAGTTATTTCTGCATTCTCTCCTACAGTTAAATAACCAGCATAAAGAGTACCTATATCATATTTGTCTATATTTTTATTAGCTGTAAAAATCATTTATATATCTCCCCTCCTTATCCTTCTGTAACCGCATAGTAATCTACTAGACACTTTTTACTAATATTTAAAAAGTCTGTGTATATTTTAGTAAGATTACCTATTGTATCATTCAATATCTGACTATAAGTAACCATTAGCGTCTGAACAAGTTTCTGTTCATGTGTCATGACTTCTTGATTTTGATTATCGTTATTTTGCTGATTGTTATTATTGTTATTAGAATTATTGTTATTCAATATAGCTTCTCCATATGTTTTTAATGAGAAGTCACTTAAAGCTTTTAATAACTTATCATCAACGAATGATTGTCCAGATGGTTGTTGGTTATCGTTTTGAACATTATTGTTGTTACCTGTATTATTTTGAATATTTTGGTTTTGATTATTGTTAGTTTGTTGATTGTTATTATTTTGATTTTGTTGATTATTTTGTTGAGATTGTTTTTGTTGATAATTTTGATCACGTTTCATCTCATCTTCTTTTATTTTAGCTTGATCCTTTATTAATTTCATCATTTGTTTATCTAACTGATCAACTAATTGTTGTTCTTTTCTCATATAGTCTATTACTTGTAATTCTTGAAAATCTCCCATATAATCCTTTAAAGTAGTCAATACAGGTTGCAATGTTTGGAATACTTGTTGTGGTACTACATTAAATGTATTATTTTCCCATTCTTTAGTTTCAAAATCCTTCTTACTCCATACATGCAATTTCTGCATAGGACCTTTTCTAGTATTATTAGACTGATCGTTAGTATCTTGATAAACCGATAAAGCATTTATTAACATCTCTTGAAGTTGTTCCGGTTGTATACTAGAGTAATCTCCTTGTGGGTTAGAATTATTGCCATCTTTACCACTAGTCATTTGATTTAATCTACCAACTAAAGTATTTAATGATTTTTGCACATTTTCATCATTAGAAAAATCTAGATCTTCTAATATAGACTTTTCTTTAGCTTGTTGTAAATATTTATATATAGTAACTATTCTAGACCCATCTCTATTATTAGGATCTACTATCATACCTATACGAGATAAAGTCTCTTCTGTTACTATTTTCATCTTTTTATTAGGTAAATTGCCATTCTTTTGTCTTCTACCAGACAAAGCATTATTTATATCTCCTACAAGTCTTTTCATTCTAGGTTCTACACCATTTAGTTGTTGTATAAGATTTCCCACCATTCTTTTTACAGCAGCAAATATCTTTTTAAATAACTCAGTTAATTTTTGTAATTCGTATTTGATTTTCTGTCCATTTTGTCCTGTTAATAAATTCTTATCAATTTGATTAGCCGCAAACTTAGCAGTTCCTTTAGCTCCTCTGTAAGCTGCTTGTCCGCCAGCTTTAGCCATTCCTATAGCCATATCTTTTATAACTCCTTCTCCAGAAGTTGTATATTTAAATTCGTCTATAAGGAAAGCATTCTCTCCAAATGGATCATGTCTATTTGTTCTAGAATATCCAAATTTAGTGTATACTGAATCTATAAAATCTTCTTTAGCTTCTACTACATCTTTCCAGAACTCATCTTCGGACGCTACAGGGTTTATAATTCCTGCTTCAGCAAAAGAAACTATCCCGTCTTTAAGAACATAAAAAGCTTCTCCCTGTTTTGCTAAAGGAAGTCCATCTTCTGGTGTGTATTGAGCCATATATTTATTAAATATTTTTTTATTTAAAAATACACAAGATTCAGATCCTACACGTATAGACGTATTACTTAATTTAGATAACATATCTTTTCCCATAGAACTACAATTAAGATCATGTAGATCTATTAGTTCTTGTATCTCTGATTTAGTCATTTTATCCCGTTCCTTTCTATATATTTTTAATAAAGGACTGGGTTTTTCTAGGCTTTAGTAACAAAAAAAAAAACTCCACCGACACACTAGTGGAGTTTTAAAGATGGATTACTGAAATTATTTTTCAATTATTATTTCTTTAGCCTGGGAATTGAGTTTTTGTTCAAACGGTTGAAACATTTGTGTTTCTCCCATCATCATTAACATCGCTATTTCGGCTAATACTCTGTCTGTGACTTGGATCTCTTCTTTATCTCTGCACAGACCGAACATTTTCTTTCTTTGAGCTAATTTCTGAATACCCCTTAGATGAGTTGGATCTGTTAATATATAAGTAACAGAATTTCTTCTCATTTCATCTGAGTAAGTAGTCATCATATCAAGCGACTCGATATACATTATTATAGTAATAATATCTTCGTCTTTCTTGACCTTCTCAAAGTTACCTGCAGCTTGTCTTAGTTCACTCTTTTCTTGAGCCCAAGATCTAGCTTGCTCGTCTTCAACATATGTTTGGTCATATTCTGATTGAAGTCTGTCTACTTCTTCATAAATATTCTTCCAATCTCTCAAACTCTCTTTCAAGTCATCAAACACATGTGCAGCTTGGTATTCCCAGGTATCTTTTATCTCGATGATCTCGGCCATGTTGTTCCTTCCTTTCTAAAAATATATTTTTACAAAAAGTAATTCATCTTTATAAATAACGTGGATGCGAGTCACGTTATTCAATGTGATAATATATAACTCAGAAAAGATAAAGTTTTCGTGAACGACATAAAAAACCCTCCCTGGGGCGGGAGGGTAATAAAATAAATTTAGGAGATGAGATTACAAAATCTCATCTAGAATAGAGTATGCTAAAAGTACACTTTCAGATATATCAAAAGCTGCTTAATAATAATGTTTATTAAAATCCTAGTCCATAACGGTTTCTAGTAACCATTATAACAGCTGCTTGATTTACTATAGCTTTATGTGTATCATTCGCTAATAATCTTTCGTCAGAAGTTATATTATCGAATCCTGCCGCTTCCCCTATAGCTTTAATAGACTGTTTTTCAGCTTCTAATAATACATCTGTCATTTTTTTCATATCTACAGGAGTCGTAGTAATTAACTCTCCTCCATAATAGAACTTCATACTTTCTGCATATCTAGCATGTCTATTTCTATTTTTAAGGAAACTTTCTAAATCAGCAACAGTTTCAAAACCATAATGATTTTCTTTAACAGGAGCTGATTCAAAACTTCCTGTAGGAATACCTGTATCGTCTGATCCTTCCTCAGGAGCGTCTTCATCGTCAGTTCCTTCACCGTATTCTTGATCAGCCAAAGCTTGATAATCATCGTCGCCCGCTTCTTCACCTTCGTTTAAATCTTCTTCAGGTAAACCTTCAGTAGGTTGCTCCTCATCTGCTGGAAGTTCTTCTTGTTGTTGAAGATCTTCTTCTGGCATTCCTTCCATGTCAGCGTTATCAGGAGTGGCATTTTCTTCTTCCTCTTGTTCTCTTTTTATAAATTCGTTTTTACCTTCTTTTAAAAGAACACGGATATCTTGCTTAAGATCGTCGTCTTCTACACCTTCTCCGTAAGCTACTCTAACAGCTGCTCCTTGTAACTTAGAAGCATATTTAAGTACATTATCGATAATAGCTTTTTTATCAAATTGATGCGCCCTTAAAGACTCAGCGAATTCAGATATTTTCTTATTGGTAGCTACTAAAATCGAATTAAGAGTTCCTCCTGCTACAGGAGCACTATTTATATCAGATAAATCTATTAAATCTCTAGAAGAGAAGTCTATTTCTTTATTATTAAATTTACAAAAACTTTCACCTAAAGCTTTTATTTTGATATCCCCTAGATAAGCTGTATCTTTAGCTACTCCCTTAAGATAAGCACCCATTATAGAGTAAGATACTTGTCTTTTAATACTATCTATTTTATTACTTAACATCTTTCCCTCCTTTTTTCTTATACAATATACGCTATAATAGAATCTATTCTATCGTCTGTATATTCTTTAAAATAATCACTTAAACTATGAGTCATTTTATGACATTTAGCTAGTATCATTTCCACATTAAGAGGATCTTCCTCTAGTTTCTTTAAACAGTCGAAGAATTCAGTCCTATTTTTAGGGTACATATATTTTTTTTGGAATTCTATTACTAGTTGTACTTCTATAGGATTTAAATACATTATTTACCTCCTATCTTTTTAAGTAAGTTTTTTACGTTCTTTACTATATTTTCTATAGCTACTTCTTTAGTCCCATTAGGTTCTAATAGTTCTAAGTCTTTCTTATTATATAGACGTAATATCTGTCTAACAGCTTTCTCTACATCTTTCTTAGTTTTCTTATAAAAAGATGCTATATTTTTGTAGAACACTTTCTTCCATTGGTTGTCTGGTATCTGATTAATAAATTTATACTTCAGACTAATAGAAGCTTTAAGATATTCTATAGAAGATTCTATATTATCTTTAGCCCATCCAGGAATCCGATCGGAATAATAAATGAGTATTTCTACTCTATTCTTGGATGGACTATCTACAAAAATTTTATGAGTTCTATTTGCTATAATGGATTCATCCCTTAAAATAATAGAAAAATAATCATCTTGTAACACGTCATAATTTATTTTCTCCATATTATCGACGTCTGGTTTAACCATTGCTACAAACTCTTCTTTTTTAACAAGGGCTTTTTCTTTATTAGATAATATTTTCCACATACCTTTAGGAATCGTTACATATGCATTTAATATAATGCATATAGGACCCATTATACAAATACCTTTTAATTCATCACTGTCTTTATATATCTCGTCAAATATCTTCATTAATTGAGCTTTATGAGGATTATAAAAGAATATACCCTCAGAACCATTTTTACCCCTAGGACGAGAATCTATAACTGGTTTGCCAGGTACTACTATTCTAAGTAATTTATTAAATGAGACATTCATTATTTTATACGGCTTAATATCCGATATAGTAGTAGATTTCTTTATCTCACAATTATCGAACCTGGCTTTAATTCCTTCTTTATTTAATGTTTTCAAAATAGTCAAATCCTTTCTTATAATGTAATCAATATAAGAAAAGGGAGTTAACTTTATTTCTTCTCTTCTTGGAATTTCTTAATCTCTCTATTCATACCTTCTACAGTAAATATTATTTGAGAATATATACGATTCCCTAAAGTAGAAGTACCTTTTACCGCTTTTGATATTTCTTCAAATTTAGTAGGTATCTTCTTTATTAACTCTAGGTCAATCTTATATTCATCAGGATTAGATTGTTTTTCTATATATTCAACAGCATTTCTTTCCCAAGTGTCGAAATCCTTTTTTAAAGAATCTACATTGACTTTTCTAGTCAAATATAAGAAAGAATATTCTCCTGATTTATCTCCTAACCATTGTTTTTTAATAGCAGTACAAGCTTCTAAAATATTTACTGGCTTAGATATACTATCTTGGAAAGCTTTATTTGTTCTTACTAAAGTAGGCAATAAAGAGTCATGATCTGTGTTTGTATTCACCATCTCATGTACTACATTAGCTAATCTTTTATCTTTAGAGAATTGGTTATTAGCTAACCAATCAGAAAGTTCTTTTATTTTTCTTTCTAATTGAGAATATAGTATTTCTACATTATAACCAGAATTCTCCTTACCAGCTTCTGTTAATAGAAGTGGCATTCCGTCAATATCTCTTTTTGTAATTTCTACATTATTAGGATCTGTTAAGAAAAGATATATTTTATCAACACCTTTTCTTAATTTCTTAAGCTTCTTTTCGAATCCAAAGAATTTAGTTATATTAACCCAAATCTTTTTAAAGAAAGCTATAATTGTATTAATTAACTTTTTAAAGAAATTCTCTTTATTACCTTTAACCTTTGTAGATTCTCCAGAAGTAGTTACATTAATATATCTTCTTAATATAGTAGATCCTACACTATTGCATAAATCCCTAGATTTAAGAATAGGATCAACTGACTCATAAAATGAAGATCTAATTTTTCTATTAGTTTTAACATAATCGAAGGTATTCGTTAATTCATCTATTTTTAACATAGATTCACCTCCTTTTAATTAGTATTGACCGTTAGTTTGATTTTTCTTATGCCATAAAGCAGGATGGCCAGACGGTAATTCCGAACCTTTTTTAACTACTGTACTATAATCGGTAAAACTTCTATCACCTAGATGTCCAAATATTTGATATTGGTAAGTGAGGTTATGAGTAATACCTGCTATTTCTTGCATAGCTAGTTTTTCCTTATCTGAGAAATTTTCGTCGTCCTTAGTATTTTTGATAATAGTGTATATTTCTTTAAATAAACTCCATAAAGCTTGGGCGTTATGTTCCATCTCATCCAAACGCTTCTCTAATTCCTTAAATTCAGCTTCTGGGAATTCTTCACCATTAGTAGCTTGCCTCTTAACACGGTTTTCGAAAACAACAAATGGTTGTATTATTTTATTTGCCCCCGCAGTTCCTTTTATATAATTAAATTGCCTGAAATCATTCATAAGTCTTCTAAACACCGATTCTCTCTTTTTCTTATCAAGTTTAAAGTAGTTGATATAATGTTTTAGAGCAGGAATTAAATCATTTTCCATACGATGGTTAGCTTCGTCTACTTCAGACCATTTTATTTGTCCGTAAGTAGCTTTTTCTAGACGATGCATCTCTACACTTCTATTATCATTCCATCCATCGTGAGTAGCGTCAAAATCCTTTCTAAATTTAGAATCCATATCATTTTCTTCCCATTTCTTCTTATACTCTGCCTCATGTTTTTTCTCTTCTTTTTTCTGTTTTTGCATTCTGAAGAAACGTAGTATATTCCTTTTAATTTTGGAAGCAGCACCACGAATACCATCTACTATCTTTTTCCACATTGTTACTATCCAACCCCATATTTTCTTAAGCCAAGTTAACACTTTACCAAAGAAACCAGGTTTTGTAGTTTTAGTAGAATCTGATTCTCCTCTAGTAGATTTGTTAATAAAATTAGATAGAAGCTCTCTATTGACTTCTAGAGACGACTCTTTTACAAGAGTTCTTATCTCTACAGATTCATAAAAAGATGCTCTACTATTATTAATATTAAATGATTCTCCTGAAGCTACTAATTCGTTAATTTTTAACATACACAGTCTCCTTTCTTTAAATTGTCTTTTTATTTTTTTCGTATTCATCCCTATCTTGTACACAATACTTTTCGTATACGTCTAGAATTTCATCGTATATATAGAAAACATTCTTAAGCATCGACGTTATTTTCTTTAATGTAGTATTTAATTTTTGGAAATTATTCATTGCAGCTTGGAAATCTTTAAATGTTTTTGTTAATAAATCAATCTCTTCCGCGTTATCTAGATCAAATTCTTTACTACGAAATTTTTCTATAAGTTTCCCTATAATACTCTCCATTTTATTAAGTACTTTTTTCAATGGTTCTTCTAAAGAACTAAAATCTAATACTTCTTTCCAATGATCACTATCTCTGGAATATTCGTCATCTATCTTATTATCTCCCATAAATAGACCATAGAATCCTTGTGTACCACTAAGTTTATTTTCTACTACGTAGGCGATATCTTCTAATTTATAAACATTTAACGATTTGTCTTGTCTACTTAAAGTCTTCTCGAGGGTACCTACGTCGTTAAGGAATTTTTTATAAAACCCAAGAAATCCATCAGTGTTGAATTCACTTATAAATGGAAGGACTAGACGGTGTGCGTCTTCGTATGTCCTAATACGATAATCTTCCATAGACATTATCTTCTCAATTGTTTTTTTTATACTTTTCTTTTTTATTTTCAAATCAATGAATACTGACGTCAGTGGTGTATCTGCACCAGTGTAGGTAGAGTTAAGGATATTTATCATATACACTGGTACTTTCACATATTGTTGGTCATTAATATTTTTATACATTTTATATGTATTTTTTCTAGATACTAATTTCTTAGCCCGTTTTCTAATTCCGTTTTCCATAGTAGTCACATCTTGGCTTACGCCAGTGAGTTTATATATTAGTGCCTTGAACATTTTTTTGATAGAATTCCAAATACGTTTAAAGAAATTGATTATTCTAGCACCAACTCGTCTGTCTTCTTGATCACTAAAATCAATAGAAGACAAGTCCACAGCTTCACCAGTAGTTTGATATCTTATTATATTAACTAAATCAAAACTTTCGTATAATAGTTTAGATTCGGCAAATGCTACCTTAGACTGGACTTCTATAGAAAGCTCACTTTGTTTTCTAGGGGGAAGTTTAGTATTAATTGATTTACTCAACTCACTTATTTTAAGCATTTTTATTCCCTCCTTTGTTTTCTAAGTATCCTCCAAAACCACCTTTTTCAGTCTTTGTTTTTTCTGATGGTTTTTCGTATTCTTCGTCTGGATCTCTGAAATGAGAGTTATCTTCATTCTTACCGGCTAATCTAGTATTTTCTTTAACTATTTTATAATCTTCGGTAAATTGTGCCATCGTATTTGCTTCGATATGTTTACTATATTTCACTAGATTCTTATAGTATTTCATATAATCTTGGAAAGCTTTGACATAATGCTCGGTAATAACAGAATTCGCATGAAAAGAGTTCTTGTTATAGAGATCGATTATTTTATCTAAATTATGTGACAGTTTGTTCCATTCTCCTCCTGAAATTAATGCCCTTCTTTTTTCGACAAAGAAATTGACAGTCTTGGCGAAGGCTTTATAATATTGACCAAAATCAAATTGAGATTGTATATCTTTTAATGATACTTCTTCGTATGGTTTTTTGATATCTAAAGTTTTAACTCTTGCATTTTTTCTTCCGTTTTCTTCTTTCGCGTCTAAAAAATCTTCATATCTAGCATTCACGACAAACTCCAAAAATGATGTATTATCGAATGGTGTGTCATGAAGTTTATTTAGAAATACAGGGATTACAAAGTTTTGTTTTGGTGCATGTCTATCCACTCTTTTGTCCCATATTTTGGAACTTCTGTCTAGTCTTTTTAAAGACTCTTTTAGAGAAGACAGATTCATATTATTTACTTTACCTAACATATGAAGTCCTCTAAACCATCTTCCCAATACATTGTTATAATCATCTGGGACTTCGCCTTCTAGATAATTAGGTAATACATGTATCTTAGCGTCTGGGGAAATATCTTCTGGATCTTTAAGACGAGCTCCTTTCTTAATTAGACTTTTTACTTCTTTAGCGAATCTTTCGTATGGGGAAAATTTTGAAGTAAGCCAAGAAATAAATTTCCTTATAAGATTTCTTATAAACATAAATATTTTTAACACAATAGTGATAATTTTCTTAGCTGGTTTTCTTACTTTTTGCATTATTTCAAATTGTTTTTTAATCTTTTCACGTGTTATTCTAGAGCCAAAACGTTCTTGCCACTCTTCATCAGTTAATTGCATTAGCTCTTCATAATGTTTTTCTAAATACTCCATAAATTCATGTCCTTCTTTAAGGACTCTACTATCAAGATCCCATTTTCTTTCAGCAGCATTGTCGTATTCAGATTGATGGAGAACTCTCGAAGATTCTCCTACTTGCGTTCTTCTATTTATATATGTATTAAGAGAAAGTGAATCTATTGATAGATTTATACTTTTTTCTTGTACTGTTAGAAATACTGACTCACAAAAAGAACTTCTTCTAGTTTCTTGTCTATTCAGTATTGTGGTTTGTTTTAATTCACTAATCGATAACACAGAATAAAACCTCCTTTCTTTAAGTATTTATTCACGGTCTAATATTACTTAATTTTATTTTTGCTTCTTCTGGTACATAAGGTTCTACTACTATTAAAAAATTCAAAAGTTTATGTTGAGCCATTTTTGTTATTTTGTATATCCCATTAATATAATTCAATAACGCTTTAACGTAATCTATCTGTAATTGCAATAACCCTTTATCAGTAGCAGAGTCAGCTGACAATGTTTTAAATATATTGTCTACTTTTTTCTGAATTTTCTTAATATTACGATTGGCTATTACCATTTCTTGAATAAGTTCTTCAATCTTGAAAAAGGGAGTCCGTTTGAATTGTCCCTTTCGTTTTTCTATATTGTTTATATCGTATCCTTTGGCTAATGCATCTTTTATTTCATTGATATTTAGTCTTTCTATTCTAGTATTTAATGATTCGATAATTTCATCTATACTAATATCATTTCTCACTGAACCACCGGTATCTATCGTATTTCCTCTTTTGCTACTATCGTAATCTATTCGGGATTTTAAATCATCAATAGCATTTTTCTCCATATATTCTTTATCATTGAAACGTTCTTTGTCTCCTAATACATCAGAAAAACGATTATCAACGGTAATACTTAATGTAATTATATGTCTGATAACGTAATTGAAATCCTTTAACATCCTTGCAGCTTTTAATTCGCCGTATTCTTCTGCATGTTCATTTTCTAATTTGGTATATCTTCTTTCTGCATATTTTATATTTTCATTTCTGTTGTCTATCTCATCATTCAATTGTTTGATAGTACGTTTATTTGCGTCATTCGTTATTGTTAGTTGTAGTATTTTATCCTCTAGATACTTTAACATTTTCTTTTTACCTTCTACGTCTAACACTAATTTTAGTTTATCGTGGGAATTTTTTTTCTGGATATTTTTTATCTGGTCCTGAAGATCCTCTTTTTCGTCTAGAGTTTTTTCTAGTTCTTTATTGAGTTCCTCCACTTTCTTTTTATATTCAGCTGCTTCTTTTTCGGCTGCTTCTTTTTTAGCCACAGAGTCATCTACTTTAGTATCCTCTTTTTTGCCGTCTTTCTTCTTACGAGTAAAAATACTCTTTAGCTTAACCCAGAAATCGTTAAATCCTTTAACTATCAAGTCAATGATGCCTTTAATGAACTTCCATATTTTCTGTAATCCACCTTTAACGGCTTCTTTGAAGCCTTCTCCAGACGTTCTAGAATTAATGAAGTTTTTTAATTGGTATTCGTTATAATCTAGATTTAAAGATTTTTCTGATACAACTAAACTAGCACTTTCGTAGAACGGACTTCTAGAAGTTTCCTTAATTATATTACTCTCCGAGGATGTCATTAGTTGATTAATATTTAGCATCACTTCACCTCCGCTTTTTGATTAGATTTTCTTGTTGCAAATATTTTTTCTACACGTTCTCTGTTTTTGTCAGTACGTGTTCTTTCCTTTTTAAACAGTTTAAGCATCTTTTTATCACCTTTAGCTTCTGCCTGTCTTATTAGGTTATCTACAGCTTCTACATGCTTATCTAAGAATTTAAGTATCTTATTCACATATAAAGGATTTTTTAAATGCATCTTTATAGCATTAAATAATAAGTACTCACATAATGTGGTTATTACAAACGGTATTCCTAAAAGTAAAAAATCCCCAGCTCCTCCACCTAACCATATAACTAAAGGTATCATGATTAATATAGGTAAATATTGCCAGAATAGTTCATTTATTGGTCTTATAGTATTCCCACGATATACATTACCTATTAAGAATTTTCTAGCTCTTAACACTTCATTCGGATCGATTTCAGCTTCTTTATTCTTAGTAAACTTATTTAAAGCTAATCTAGCTCCCGCAGGAGCTGGATCCATTTTCAATTGGAATAATTTCTTAAGAGAATCTATAAATTCCATAAATCCTCTACAGAAGTTATATATCCCCCACGAAGGAATCATTTTTATTAGTTCTTCTTGTTTATGATCCAGTCCAGGTATTTTATAACCTTTATTAATTAGCTTCTTATAATTTAAATCTTCTCCAGCTGTTATTTTACTTTCTATAGTCATATATAACAGAAAGCTTTCAGCGTAAGAATTTACTACTTTTTTATTTATTATAGTAGAAGCATTAGTATAGAACTTAGACCTAGACTTACTTTTTAAAGAATAAGATTCCCCAGAAGTAGTTAACTCGCTAATCGTTAACATAAATTACCTCCTTCTTATCTTTTCTCTCTATTACTTCTCTTTATGTCTTCTTTTTCCTTGATACTTTTGAATTTCTTAAAAACACCTGATATTTTTAAAGTGATTTTTAATATCTTATCTAGATACACTTTCTTTTTCTGTAATTCTTCATGAATATCTGGTCTAGCAGATTTACCGAAAGCAGCTTCTGTTTTTTCCATATTTTTAATACATTTTTCAGAGACTTTTTTTATTGAGTCTAGGAATTCTTGTATAGAATTTACTCTCTGATCCAAAGTTCTTTCTTCGTCTTCTATATTTCTTTTTATTCTTTCTACTTTAGCAGGACTTATTTCATCAAGATCTGGGTCTGGATTATCAGAAGTATATAATTTAGATAACTCGTCAGCTGATTCTACAGTGACTTTCTTTAATTCTTCCCATGATTTATCCATTTTATAGTCTTTAGATTTTCCTTTAAATAAATATTTTAACCACTCACCAATTTTTTTAATAAGTTCCCATATTTTTTTAGCAGTGGTTCTAATAAAGTTAGCTGTCGTGTCTAATAGTTTTTTAGCTTTATCTTTAAAAGAAGTACCATCTTCTCCTGCTATATATTTGGTAAGATTATATCTATCCCATCTTAAAGATAAATCTTTATCAAGTACATTTAATACAGTACTTTCATAGAATGATGCTCTCTTGTTTCTTTTAATTCCGTAGCTTTCTCCTGAAGCTACCAATTCGCTAATTTTTAACATTTCTCGCCTCCATTTTCTAAGGAAAAAAGACTAAATAAAAAAGCCATGGAAAGATCCCAGATTAATCCAGAATCTCCCCATGGCGAATTTTAATTATTGTCTATTTTTTCTCTTCTTTTTTAGTTTCTTTCTTATCTGTGTTTCCTTTTTTAGCAGTTTCACTACCACCTTTAAGAACTTTCATTAATCTTCCAGCGTTAGTTATATGAGCTGAGTAGTAAGCCGTTGTTGCACCAGATAATGCAGTTATTTGTTGTGAAATCTGGTGAGCAGCTTTTCTTTTATTAACGAAATCTTCTTTCTTCTTAGCTTGAGCTTCTTCAGATTCATTCTTAGATAACTCTTTAGCTTTTTTATCTGAATAAAGATCTTTAATCTTTTTAAGAGTTTTTCTAGCTGTCTGCTCACTTTTTTCAGCAGCGTCACATGTTTTTTCAGCCATAGATAATATAAATCTTTCTACTCTTAAAGCAGCTTTAGCTTGAGTTGCAGTTATATTTTTAGCAACTTGCTCTTTAGATCTTATTTCATTTTTAGTATCATCTTTCAATGTTTTCATTTGTTCGTCAGAAAGAAGTTTTGGAGTACTATCAGGAGTTACTTGATCCATCATTTTTGTAAGTTCATCGAATTTCTTATCGATATAATTTTTAGTACCATCATTTTTATTATCTATTCCTTTTTTATCAAATGGGAATGAATATAATTTAACTTCTATAACATCTGTTTTAGTTACATTTCTTTTAAGAACAGTATCTATTGCCTTTATAGTTCTTCTAGCGTTTGCTCTTATACCAATAACTTTTCTCACTAGCTGTGTTATCAATCCAACTAATGCTTCCCAAGCTTTAACCACTGCCGTTTTTACAGTGTCACCCCATTTAGCAATTTTTTCTTTTATAGTGTTGTCTGATTCTCCTTGCTGCATTAAATGGATAGCATTTGCTTTTATAAGCATTCTTTCATTCTGCATTCTTTTTGGTTCAGTTTTTAACAATCCGAAAGACTCTCCGAATATTTCCACATTCATTGGTCTTTCAAGGTGTTTCTTAAGTCTATAAGATTCTCCGAAAGCTTTCTTCAATCCTGTTGAATTAGCTATCAGAGCGTCTAAATTAGCTCTTATTGCCATTATGGCACCTCCTTAAAAATTTTTTAATTTTTTAATAAATTATCTCATTTTCGAAAATGATATAAAAAACTCCTCCACAAAAAGGGAGGAGTTTAAATTATATATTAATATTATTTATTAAACTGCGTGAAGTGGTTCTTCAACGTATGTGACTACTCCTAATGATTTATTCAATGCTGCGTAATCAAACTTAGTTTCTAAGTTCAGTGATTTGTTTCTTGAATAAGTAGAAGTACCTGTACCTTCTTCGATGTATTCAGGACCTAATAAGCATAGGTAATTATCTTGAACTTCTTCGAATCTTGGTAACATTACATATCTGTGCTCTTTAGTTTTTAATTTCTTAGTAGCACCGTTTACTAATACGTCTACTTCAACATCATGTTTAGAATGAAGTCTATTAGAAGCTATATAGAATGCTTCGTAATATCCACCAATTCTTATTTTCTTCAAGCTATAAGGTAATGACAGGTTAGCAACTGTTCCATCAGCTACATCTCCAATTTCACCAAATCTGTGGAAATCAGATCCGTCAGATTGTTTAATCCATTGAGCTGCACTTGAAGAAGAGTAGATAGTAAATCTTCTTTCTTGAGGATTTAATCCTACTTCTAATTCGTTAGCTACGTCATGCATTCCTTTAGCAAGAATATCATTATATCCTGAGAATGATTTTTGGAATCCGTATTTAGCGATATTTCCATCTACTTTTTCTGTAGCATAAATTGATCTTTGAGAAACAGTTGTTCCGTAGTTAATCAAGTTATCATTTCCTAATTTCTTATTGCTTTCTAATTCAGCGATTATTCCATCGATGAAATCAAATCCAGCTACGTCTCTATAAGCGTTAACTGCTTGCATAGAGTGTTTGTGGAAAGTTTCTATAAGATCTTTTCCTAATATAAGAGCAGATTCTTGTAAGAAAGTTTCATTTAATGTAGTTTGAGCTGCTGTTCCTTTTGTTATAGGGATAACTATTGGTACAGTTCTATTACCAAATGTAACCGGTCTTTGTGGTCCTAATGCTGGTAAGTTAAACTTAAGCTCAATTTTCTTTAAGTTAGTATCAGGTGTGTGTAATTGTACAGTACCGTCAAGTAATACAGATCCTAATACTTTTACTTTCTTAGATCTGTCAGGTTTATTAAGTTCTAGGTCAATAACACCTACAACGTTTGATACTTGTCCTGATTGAGTAAATGATCCTGTAGCGATGTAGTTAACAGGATATTTCTTAGCACCTGATCCACCATCCCAAGTAACTGATACTACTGAGATTCCTCTGTTTAAGAAGTTGTAAGGTCCATTAATAAATGGAGCATCTGGATCAGAAGCTTGCAGAGCTGCGTTAAATTCATCTATTAAGTTTTTATCAATTGCACCAGCTGTGAAGTCTAATTCAACAACACCTGATGGCATATTAGCTCCCATGAATTTTTCCAAGTTTACTTTTGAGTTAACAAGGTCGAAGAAATCTATGTATTCATTATCGAATGACACAGCAAATGGTTGTTCAACCTGTCTTGTAAATTGGATATCTTTTGTTACGAATGTTTTGAATATTACGTTGTAAGAGTTTTGTATAACTCCTGCGATCAATGCTACTAAGTGTAATTGATCAGGTGATCTTAATTCAGATATATAGTTACCTATTGACTGAGAGTTTTTGAATATTGCATTTTCTGCTGCTTGTACATAAATATCTTTTAATTTACTAACAAGTTCAGCTTTCATTCCGTAATCTAATCCACCGTTAGTAACGAAACCTCCGTTTTCTCCAGCTCCTTTCAATTCTCCAGCAAATGCTGATTCAGTTAAATCTGAAATTATGTCTCTTATATCTTCTGGCGATAAGTTCTTCATTGGCTTACCGAATGTTTGATCATGTAGTGATCTAGTATTTTGCCCTTCTTTGACCATGATGTCAGTCAAAACTTGAGCGTCATTTAAAAATGCCATCTGAGCATCTCCTTTCTTGTATGAATTTATATATTCTATTATTTAAATAATGAAATATATACCATTATATTTCATATTGTGCTGGTTACTAAGCACTAGTCAGTGTTCTTTTTATCCAGCTTCGCTAACAACTCGTTAGTTGTGTCTATTAAAGTATTTAATCTTCCTTTATATCTAGAGAATTGGATTATTCTAGTAGTAGTACTTTCTTTATCATATTTATTTTTAATATAAGAATACATACTATCTAGATCATCCTTAAATTGAGATTGAATTTCTTTGAATTCAGCTCCGAAATCAGATGTGTCGTAGTTTTTAGAAATAAATCTTTCGTATACATCTTTAGAAGATTCATATAGCGTAGCAAAATTTTCTCTTAAATTTGCTACTAGAGATATTTCTGCATCTTCTACGTCGTCAAGAGGATTTTCTATAGCTATTTCTCCGTCACCGTCCATTCCTTGAGGATCATCGAAGGACATGGGGTCTCCCATACCATCGTCAGCGACACCTGGATCATCAAAAGAAGTGTCCATATTTCCAGAGAAATCTCCGTCAGGAATTCCCCCTATGTCGAAATCATCTGCTTCCCCAGAAGTTATATAAGGATTATCTACTTTAATACTTTCATCAGGTTTTTTATCCCTAGTCTTGGACAATAAATCAAAGATATCCATAACTTATTAAATTCCTTTCTCCATATATCTTTCTGATTGACTTCTCTTTCGTTTTTCTTCTTTTATTTTTTCTAAAATAGACTCTGTATATTTAATTACTCTGTGTAGCGACCTTACCTTTCTAAAATCAGCTTTAGCTTCTGCTTCTTCTTTCTTATTACTAAACTTATTTAATTCTTCTTCATAATAAGATTCTAACTTGTTTATTCCTAAATTAGTAGGATTATAAGTCTTATTGAATATTTCTGTTATATTCTTACTTTGTGATTCATATATATCGTCTAAGTATTTTTCATTCATACTTATATTATCACTAGCTCTAGTATATAACGTCATAGCTTCTTTATGGTAATTCATTATTTCTTTTGTCAATAATTTCTCCATAGCTTTACCTTTAATGAACTTAGAAAGCGATCCTCCTAACTTCTTAAATCCTTTTACTAGACTATTAACAGATCTTCCTAGCATTTCTTTCATCTCAGCTTCTCCGTAACAATCTTCGAATCTCATTCCTTTAATTATTTTATAAGTACCAGATTCTGCTTGCACAACAAATTCTGATTTAAAAGTCCCGTCAGGTTGTTTCACCCATTCTTCGTTGTCGACGTACATTCTTTTACCAGCTACGTCAAATGATTGCTCTGGTATTACACCATTATAAGTATATCCATTCGATTTACTAAATACAAGTGCTAGTAATTTACTATCTTCTAAATACTTATCGTAATCTACGGAATATATTGTCTCATTGTCTGATACTAATAATTCAGATACTTGTCCATTCTCGTATTTTACTATAGGTAAATTATCAAAGTATCCTTGTGATATAGATTTTAATAATTCCTTATTATATCCATATTTAAGTAATAACTCACTATAATTCATATTAGCAGACGATGGATCTCTTAAGGTATATCTACTAGACGGAATAAGAGATAATATTTTAGCTATAGTATAATCAGAATCGTCTAATACAGAATAAGCATATTTAGCTACACTTGGTAGTAAATCTTCGAAGATATTTATTACCTTATAATTTTCCAGATCTTCTTTATCCATAGGATTACCTACTTTAATAGCATCTCTTACGAATATAAATACAGGATTATTATTTACCCAACCTATTAACGCTGGTACAGGTACTACAATATCATTTATCGAGAAAGTAAAGTAGTAAACAAAAAATGCAGAATAATCGTACCCAGTATAAGATCTGTCAAGCTGTTTCTTTAGTTCTGTCTTATGTATTCCTAGATTCTTACAAGGAAATTCTACGTCAACCATATTATCTCCTCTATCAGTATCTTTATTTATAGAATACATCTTACTAACTATATCAGCTCTTACTTTATCTTGTACATCTTTAGGAAAACTTAAAGTAAGTTTTTGTCCTTGTATTTCTACCTGACCTTCATAAATCTTTTCTGCAAATTTGATTAATCTATCTGTAGTATTTTTTACATAAAGTGATGTATAAGTCATGTATAGTCTTCTCCTCCTTCTTCTTATATTTAAAAAGGCTAAAAATCAGCCATTTTTTATACGAAATCAGTTATTTTCAAGGGTCTGAAAACCGATTCCCATATTAATTATATACGATTCGAAGGTATATAATTAAAATACATTACAGAAAGGATTTTAAGATGATTAAAATTAAAAAAACTAATCTTTTCGGACTGGATCCAGAAAAGAAAATAATATTATTAGAGCACGACGCTTATCCTATTAAATTTCTACAGGATGTAGGTGATGGGTATAGAGTATCGGTAGGATCTAAAATAGAAAAATGGTCTAAAAGTGATCTTAAAAGTAGTTTATCTAAATATATATATGTATATCCTTTCCATTTCTTAAAAGTTAACTATAACGGAGATTTGGATGATATATTAAATATAGTAGAGAAAGCTAGGTCACATGACAATGAGAAATTTACTGTTGTAATACCAGAAGGATTATCTCAAGCATTAAAAGATGCTTCTTTAAATGACGAGATAATTAATAAAGTAATAACAGAAAAAATGGAGTCTAAAGGAAGTCCTGCTTATTTAAAGGATATACTAGAAAAATTCTGGTACGAGTTAGTAGATACGACAGATGCTAAAAGTTATCTTTTATTAGGAGATGATCAATGGACACAAGTATTTAATTTGCACTTCTTAGATAGGTTAGCTAAAGGAAATAATTATTATAACGTCTATGGACAACCTAATAGAGAAGAAGTATTGCTAAATAAATTAGCATTCGTTATTACTAGAGGATACAATATAGATAGAACATTAGAAGAATTAGCTTCTATAATAGAACTTGATATAACAGAATATGGATTAGGTATAATGTTAGTATTGAATTCTTGTCTTTCTACTTTTAATAATAATACTTACTTCAACACTTTATTCGATCAAAGTCGTATAAATCACATTGTATGGAGAGCTAATAATTTTACAGATCAATTAGCTAAACACATAAGAAGATTAAGTAAATTAAATGTGACTACATACGGAGAGAATATGCTTCCTTTAGGAGAAAATAGTTTAGCTAGTCAAGCTATGGGACCTTATTTAAGTGAGTATAAAAATCCTATAGTAGGATTAAGACCTTTAGAATCTGGTGTTATAAGTCCAGTAAATGGAGTCACTCCTTTAGAAGAGAGAGACCCTGGAATATTAAAAAGTCATGCTTTAGATATTAATAAGAATGCTTTACGTACAATTCAATATAAAAAGATATCTAATAGAATAGATGATTTAATAGAAATGAGTGATTGTATAGAAAATGACGATTCTAAAGAAAAAGCTATTAATTTAGCTAAAAGTATATTAGAAGAAATATATAATACTAGAAAAGCTAATGAAATGAAAAGAGAAGCTTTTAATGAATTAGACGCACTTACTAGTAAAGTAGAAGGTATAGTAGCCGACATTCAAATTAAGAAATACGATGTAGCAGGAGAAGGTTATATAAAGGATAAATTATGGAATAGAAAGCAACAAGCTTACGGTCCTAAATTCGAAAAAGCTTTAGAAGGAATTTCTATGGATGTTTATAACTTAGTAAGAAATGTTAAGTATCTTAAAGGTGGAGAATATTACCCAGATTTTTTCTATAACTACGGAAAAAAAGGTGGATACACAAAAGGTCTACTACCTAGTGGAAGAACAGCTCCGTTCATAGAAGATCTAAAGAATATGGATAAGAGTAAGATAGATAAAGTAATAAAATTTGCTTTACCTTATTTAAAAGGTAAAAAAGATGATTTTACAAATGAATGGATGGATAAAATTGTAAATCCAATGATGGAATATGCTAGAACTGAGATTAAAAAAGAGGATGAATATAGACATATAGAAAAAGTAATAAATTGTATTTCTTTAGACGTGCAAAATTTATATATGGCTAAATATCCTAGTGCGGGTAAAATAGAAGGTCTTTATAGAAGTGGGGAAGCAGGAATAATCAGATCTATAGGTAAAGGAATAATGAGAATCCCTACTGCTGTGGCTGATAAAATAAAATCTTTATTCACAGCTCAAAATACTTATAAGAAAGCAGTAACAGAAGGAAAGATAGGTCCTATAAAGGAATTCTTCCAAAGAGCTCAAGTAGCTTTAGATACTATTACACCTCCTTCATTAATGATTCCTCCTCATATCCCAGTTGTAGGTGGATTAGGGATTACTACTCATATGAAGTATGATCATATAGCTAAAAGGGAATTGAGAAGACAAGATAGAAAAGAGAAATATGAGGAATTAAGAGAAGAAAGAGGTTATAGAGAATCAATTGATCTTTATACTCAATTTGAAAATATGGAGTTATATGAAGCAGGAGAAGCTGTAGATGAATTACTAGACACAGCTGGTAGATTTGCTAGAGGTGCTAAAGATGTAGCTGTAGCAACAGGACAAGTAGCTACGAAAGGAGCTAAAGCAGCTGCTAAGGGTACTGTAGCAGGAACTAAGTTCGTAGCTAAGAAAGCAGATGACTTATGGAAAATACAAGCTATTAAGAAAATCTTTAAAGAAGTTAAGACTGCTATATTAACAACACAAAAAAATGAAGTATTGTATAATAATACAAATGTACAAAGAATAATCAACGACCATATTGATTATTGGGAAAGATATAATGATACTTTAAAAGATAATCCTGAATACGAAGGAATTTCTAAAGCAATAGACAAAGAATTAGCTTCTTTTAGAAAAATGCTTAAGAAGCATAAAATCGCTTCGGAGGGAAAGTAGTATCCGTAGCTAAGAAGGGACAAGTTGGTTACGGAGAAGACGAGGACGTTATTAATAATAGTCCCGAGTACTTTAACCCTATGGATGACGAAGATGAGGAAGAAATATCTTCTGAAGAAGTAGAGCAATCTTTAGATTCTGGGGTTGAAGGTGAAGAAAAAGAAGAAATGGTGGAAGAACTAGAAGAAAAGATTCTAGATAAATTAAAGGAAGAAAATATATTAGTAGAAGAAAAGAAAGACGATAAAACTACTAGTGGAGAATTCTTTGGTTTTGGTAAAAGAGAAACTAAAGAAGAAGTAATAGAAAGACTTAAAAAACATATTAAAGCTTTAGAAAATGCTATCGAAGAAGAGAAAAAGAGAGGTAACGTCAAAAGAGCTAATCACTTAAGAGATATCATGACAGACTTTAAAGCTAAAATAGAGAATTTTAAAATATTTAGTAGTAACGATCTTCCATTTAAGTTAAAAAAGGATACTCCTTATATATGCTTTCATAGAGGTACTACTGATTATGGTAGAGCGATTTCTTTAATTACACGAGGTCCTTATAGTCATGTCGATATAATAATGAATGGTAAGGTCTATACTGCTTTAGATCCAGGAGGAGTTGATGAATATACTTTGCCGAAAGATAAAGAAGTAATAGTATATGAACTTAGTAAGAAAGTTAACCCTAAGAAAATCTTAACATTCTTTAAAAAGACTAAAGGAGCTCCATACGATTTTAAACGTGCTATAAAAGCTCATATATTAGGACAACATACAGAAGAAAATTTTAATAGCTTCTTCTGTAGTCAATGGGTTACAGCTTGTTTAGATTATGCAACAGATTTTCAAATAAAATATAAAGGTAAGAAATTAACAGATTTCGGATACGATATGATACATCCAAATGCATTGTTTAGATACTTATTAAACGATGACTTCCTCATTAAAAGAGTTAAGGAGATAGAGGAGGGATAGAATGAAAGAAATACAGAAAGACGAATATGGTAGATTATGTTATGCTGACGGTGATCTCGTGAATACACGGGATTACCTTCTTACTAAACCTTATATCCCTAGACACTACGATTTTACTACAAAAAATACATCAGCTATTCAATTACACATATTACTTAAGAAATTAGGTCTAAAAAATAATAAAGAGCATTTACAAATATTTGACCAAGGATTAATAGGAGTAGACCCTTGGGATCCTTTGTTACCAGATGCTATCAAAATGAGAATAGTGAACGAATGTAGACGTAATTACTGGTATGTATACAGAGAGATATTAAAGGTAAATAATAATACAGAACCTTTCGATCTAAATATAGGAAATTATACTGCTATTTATATGATGTTAAGAAATCAATCATTCTTTTACGAAGCTGCCCGTCAGTTAGGAAAGACAGAAGTTATCGCTGCTCAGATAGCTATAGAATTTAATTTCGAACGTAACTTAGAAATGGCTAACGTACACTACGATAGTGTAATGGCCGCTAAGAACATGGAGAAGATTTCTGATAGATTAAAAGGATTTCCTAATTACTTAAAATTCTACGATAAGATACTTGGTAAAACAGATAAGAAAACAGGGAAAGTTCAGGTAACTAGTAAATCTAGAAGTGCTGCTAGAAAAGAAAGTTTAAAGGCAGAAGCTTTTAATAATCTAATTACTACTTTTGTAGTAGGACAAGATAGTAAAAAAGCCAATACAACAGGAAGGGGTACTACAATTGGATTATGGTTTCTAGACGAGATACCTCATATCAAATTTAACGATATAGCTTTCGGAGCGTTCAACCAAGCAACTAAAACAGCTTCTAAAGTTAGTAAAAGAAATAATAAACCATTCGGAATTAGAATGTTAGGAACACCAGGAGATCTTAAGACAGCAGAAGGAACTTGGATGTTTGATAATATTACTCGTAATTATACTAACTTAAACGAGAATACATTAGACGTATTAGATTTAACAGAAGACGAAATTAACGAATGGAATGCTGTTAGAAATTTAGAGAGTAATATATTCCATATAAAATTCGATTTCGATAAAGTAGGAATGGATTCTAAATGGTTTAATGACAGATGTAAAAACGAAAAGGTCGAAGGTATAAGATCAGAGCTTTTACTTAGATGGGAAGAAAAAGGGGATAATAGTCCATTCCCTCAACAATCATTAACTAACTTAGCTAACCAAGTAGCAAATACTATAGAAAAAGAATATATAGTAGAGAATCTTGAAGGAGAGAAAAAAATAAAAATATATCCTAAAGAAGGAGATATTTATACTAACTGGATAGATTTCTTAGGATTAAACTATAGAAATGGATTAGTTATAGGAATTGACGTGGCTTATGGTGGGGGACTTAATTCGGATAGTACAGCTTTAGTATTTGTTGATGCTATAGAAGCTCGTGTAGTAGCTACATTAGCTTTTAATGATATAGACACTAACTCACAAAAAGTTTTTATATGCTGGTTAGTAGAAAATGTATTAAATGCTCAAGCTATTAGATCAGTCTTAGCTATAGAGCGTAATTCACCTGGTATTAGTATGCTAGATGATTTAATGATTTTACCTCAAGTACAACCTTACTTAATGAGATATCCTGTAACAGGTTATAGATTAAGTAATCCTTTAGCTAAAGTAGATTTCGAATATAAAGATAAAAATGGATTAGTAAAAAAATATATGTACGGGTATACTACTAATAGTGATACTAGAGATAAGCTAATTAAAATAATACAACAATTAGTAATTAAACATACAAATGCAATAGCGGCTAGAGATTTAGCAGCTGAGATTAAGACAATGGTGTATGTTAAAACTAAAACAAAAGAAAGAGCAGAAGCAGCTCCTGGTAAACACGATGACCTTGTTATGGCATGTGCTCATGCTTATCATTGTATATTTAATGAAGCTGATACGTTGAAGTATTTTGGTATAGAAGTAGATCCTGACAGATGGTTGATAAATACTAATACAGATATCTTTACTACAAGCAATCATAAATATAGTGGAAGAATAGTTCCTTATTATGAAGAAGTAAGAGGAGAATTAATCGTTAAGTATTTTGATACTATAAGTAGAAAATACGTAGATCAAGAAGAAGCTGATCGATTAATGAAAGACGAAGAAGAAAGAAGAAGAAATAAATATAATGTAAATACTAATAAGCAAAGAGATAATGACAACATACCATTACCAGAAGTAAGAGATCAATTTGATGATAGGTTAACAAGATATGCTAGTAGTAACGTAAGAGTAGCTACAGCAGAAGAAACAGCCTTTATCAACAGAGGAATACAAATGGATCAAGGTAGTAGTAATTACGATGCTATGGTAGGTTCATTATTAAATGATTTAGGATTGCAGAATTTCTATTAAAAAGACCCTCCTAAAAAGGGAGGGCTTTTTATGTTGTTTACAAAAAAAAAAGAGGATTATTCATCCTCTCCTTCTTCTACTGGATCATCTGGAAGTGCCCGCTCTTTTAGAGCAGACACCTCATTCCAGTCTATAAAATGTGGTGCTGTTAGGAATCTTTTAAAGAATCCCTTAACGGAATTACCTGACATAGCCGTATCTTCGAAGTGCACCCAGGCACTTCTGAATACTAGAGTTCCCCCTTCTTCTAACTGCCACCAATGTACATTTACACTCAGAACCTTATTGTCTGGATCCCATTTCCAGTTATCCCAGTGAGCTGGGGTCTGGAACCCCTTCTCATCCAGGATCTGAGCAAAGAGAGCATACCCTCTAAGCTCTTTTTCTGAATATGTCCCGAATTTTTTTGTTGGATTTAATCCAGTTATTTTTCTCGCCTTATTAATTAATTCTTCTTTAACTTTTAAATTCTTTTTCATCGTTTTTCACCTTATCCTATATTTTTATAGGATCCTTTCTTTTTTTTTTAGTTTGATTTTGGTTTTGGTTTTGAATACTTCGAACTGGTCTTGTTCTTGGTATTCATATATATAATATATAATTATATAGAATTAATATTCCGAAGGGAACGACATAAAGAGCCTCCCCTGGCCGTGGGGAGGAATATCTCTATGTGTGAGGTTAACATAACATGAATAATTTACTTCTTGCGAAATATATTTCTATTTCTAGAAATGTTATTTAGTAGCTGATTCTACTAAATACTTTTTTTATAGTTTGATAAAATTCAATGGAATTGAAGGATATAAATAAATATCTCCTTGGTATAGAATTCTATTATGTTTTGTCTTTTTATTATCGTATCTATAATTAACTGTGTCTAATTCGTATTCTCTACCAGATAACGCATACTCATGTTTTATTTGGTCTACGGCTAACTCATGTGACGTCATTATGTGTTGTAGATTAAAGTCTTCTGGTAAAGCTACTATTCTAGGAACACTCTCCCATGTTTCATTTACTTCTGTGTCTAACATTTTTTGTCCATTTTTAGTAGTAAACATTTCAGGAAATTCCATTTGTGCTTCATTCCAAAATTCATTTCCATAATCATCTGAAGGATCGCCCGAGTATAAGAACTCTCCTGAGAAATATTTAGTGAAGAATACATGTTGTCTAAAAGCTTTGTCAGGATATCTTTTGGGAACATTTTCATCAGTTAAAGTAAACTGTCCTTGTCTATTTAGCAGAAGCTTTCTTATTTCAGGATGATTATAGAATTTGTATCTAAAGGACTTTATTTTAGCTATATCTTTTAAGATAGGCTCGATTATTCCTTCGTAATAGATAGTCATATCTACATACTCGTCCTCTAGGTTTTCCGTATAACAGGATATGGGTCTTAAGAATTCTACTATATTAGGAGCTAGTATTCTATAATCTATTCCTAATATTAAAGTAAACGGTCCTATCACTATATGATGTCTAAAATCTATATAATCCGTGTAGAATATATTTTTATAAATATATTTATCAGGCTCTGTTAATTTAAGTAAGTCAGCTGTATCTATTTTTACTTTAACCTTTAAATTCTTCTTTTCTTGTTTTATATCAATAGCATTTCCTGAGATCATTATTTGGTGATGTTTTTGAGCTCTTCTTGGGAAAGCTGCTACTAGATTATTAGGCTTTATATTCTGTAAAGTGACATCGTCATCCTTTAAGATAATCCCGTTGTCGTAAACTACCTTGTCTTTTAAATCATACCAATCATGTGATATAAATTCTACTCCATTGTAATCAGTGTCTACGTTATAGTAATCTATTCTTTTATATGTATGACTTCTTAAGACTACTTGCCCATATATATCAGGTAATTTATCCACTTCCATATTGTAATAACTATTTAATCTTTCTAAAGAAATATAAACAGTAGAGAAAACTCCGTTATGTGTCCATATAAAAGATCCTTGATAAACACGACCAAAGAAAGATATCTCGAAAGGATTCTTCCCATAGTTAGGAAATCCTATTTTAATAAAATGTCTTTCTCTTTTCTCTTTAGGAGTATTATACCATTCTGCTTTAGATATCTTAATAGATTGAGTCTCATCTGTCAATTCAATTTCTTTAAAAGTAAAAGGATATTTAGTAGAATGTTTTACTCTCATTAATCCCATAAATAGATCGTAATTATAATTCAACATTTCCTGCACTATAGTAGTGTCATTTTGTTCACTATATTTATTTATTATTCTACTAGGGAAATAATCTTCTTCAGGAAATAAATTATTATCTACTATAACGTCTTTATGATTTTTTAAGTAATATTTAAAATCATCTTCAAAATACTTCTTCTCATTCATATAAGGATACTTAGCATTTACTTTACTTCTATACGTAGAAGGATCTTCTCCATCGTAAAATATATAAGCTTTCTTATTAGAAGTATTCTTTAATCTTATATAAAATGATTTTAACTCTAAATCACTATAAGATGTAGAAAGTCCATTGTTGTCTACTAATAATATATTTACTATCTTATTATGAAATAAATAATCAACAGGATCGTCTGTATACTTCCCTAAAACCGTAAGTAAATCTTCTCCTGGTTTCATTTCTACATAAGGTTGATTGATTTCTAAATAGAGTCCATTACTAGAAGATTGATCATATCTAAACTGATCATCAAACGATAGTCTTAGACGAGTATCTTTTTCTTCTATATTTTGTACACTATTATTTATTACTATTTTAGCAGGTACATCTACATAAATAACTAATAGAGAATTGATAGTTATTTTATTTGGCATACCTAAATAAAGATATCCTCCATTTAATTCTACTTTAAAATTATCGTAAGTAGATATATGCTTACCATTTAACCAGAAAGCCCATTTATAATTATCAAAAAAAGATGGACTTACAGACATGGTGTAAATATGTGGAGTGTCTTTAAAATTATGATCGTCTAAGAATTTCTTAATAGGAGGTAGAGTAATTTTATCGTATTCTAAATATTCTAAATCATCTTTAAATTCTTTTAATAGAAAAAGGCTATCTAATTTATTATTACTGAATAGAAAGTAATTTTCTACTAATTCATTTAATTTATCGTAATACATAAATTACCTCCTAATTATAATTTAGATTTAATTACTTCTATTATATTATTATACATGTGTGATTTAAATACTCCTTGGAAAGCTCCGTGTTCTGCGTTTAAAGAAAGTCTATTACCCATTACATTATCTACCATTAGACATCCTATAGTTTCTATATTATCTAATAGATAAGTATTATAAGGTCCGTACATCACTGCCATTGTATGTAGTAACATTGTAGGATTTAATTTCTTCATAAAAGAAAATTCATTTACTAATACTCCATTAAATACAGAATCAAATCCAGCATCGCATATTTTATCTAAATCGTATTTTTTATTTAATATATTAAACTCATCTTCTGGTAATTCAGACATTTTCTTAGCATATCCAGCTATATTAGACACTACCGTTTTATTATTTTTAAATAAGTAGTAAAGTATTATATAGTGGAATATCGCAGCTTCTGTATTTGATTTAAAATATCCTTTTCCACCTTTCATAAATACTTTAGCCATTAATTCTATATAACAATTAGCCACGTCGTTTAAATATTCTCTATTATAATTCAATTTATCAGTAAAGTACACCACAGCAGCTCCTATCAGAAAGCTATATAGATTAGACGTAGAAATTATATACTCGTTGTCCATCCCTTTCTTTAATTTAGCTTTAGGAGTAACATTTATAAAAACAGTAGATCCTTGTTTAACCCATCTAACCGTAGCGTGTGCTAATCTTTCATCGAATATTAGTCTAAATGTCTTATTCTTCACCATTTTAGTTAATTCTTTTACTATAGGTAGTCTATTGCTTTCTAATAGTAAAAGTAAATTGTCTATATCTTTATTAATATCTTTTACAGATGATGTAAGTATTTTTATATCTTCATTATTTATACCAGCAACATATGTATTGTCTAAATTTGTACTCATTAATTAGTACCTCCTTCTGATTTATAATATAAAAGCCGTTTGGGTAGTAAACGACATAAAAAAGCCTCCTATTATTCGGAGGCCTTTTGTTCTTCTCTCTCATCGTCATTAGATATTAAGAATTCTCCTTTTAGGTCTAAATAAATAAATATTGTGACCATTATCCCTAATATAAAGCTAGATAAAAAGAAGTCAGTAGTTTTTCTAATAATCTCCTTTTGCTCATTCTCTTCGATGAAATCGAATATTATATCATCCATCACGTCAGGACGAACATTTCTTGACCGCAAGTCTTGGACAAATTGTGTAGTTACGTGTCTCATCATAGTGTCGTATCTCTTGCTATCGGACTCCCCCATCCATAAATTATACGTAAAAAAGATTGCGATGAATAGAATGAAGATATGTCTAGTCGGGTGGAATTTAGGTTTTTTAGTGTATGTCCCAGCCATTGACTTTCTCTTCATGCTTCTTATCTTCCGGTCGCTCTTCTTCTTCGCTGTTTTTATGAATTCCAGGAGGCTCGTTAACATTTTTGATTTTAACTTTCTCATCACCGCTACCTCCTTTTCCATCAGATAGATTGCTCAGGAATCCTATAAGTTTTCCCAAAGCAAAATTCACAATCATTGCTCCTCTCATATGTACATCTGAAACGAGCACATCTCCAAAAACTCCAGCAAAACCAGAGACAATAGCCTTCAGAAAAGGGTCATTAGTCTTAATCACTAATCTGATGAGAGACATAGCAACTAGACCAGCTATTCCTCCTGTCCCAAAAAAACGTGATAGAGGTGGAATCTTTTGACCTTTTGATGTTCTCGATAGGTATAATCCCATAAAAGAACATGAAAAAGGTAAAAATACGTCAAAAATAATAGTTGTCAGTGCGTTCCTTATTTCAGGATCTTTTAGCATATCTCCTAACATATATCTTCAACACCCCTTTCTTTATTTTTTGTTGCACATACAGATCCGTTAACGTTAGAAAAAAAAAACCAGGATTACTCCTGGTTTTCTAGTGTTATAAAGATTTCTCCTGATTTCTTTCTTGTAATAGTAATAGTGTCGTCGGAAATCTTTAAATCAAATCTCTTTTCTACAGCCCATATATACTTCTTTATATACAGGTTTTTTTGTGTGTAATATAACCCTAGTAGAAGTTGAGTATTGGTGTCTAATGTTTTTAATTCTTTATGAGTTTCTACTAGGTCAAGAATCTTATTGATTAGTCTTCTTATATCATCAGGTCCTAAGATTCTTAAAAGGTTCCTAATAAAGCTATAGCGACGCCTGCGGTGTTCTCCGTTTTTAAAACGTCTTCTAAGATTAATGAACTTCTTTCTCTCAGCTACTATTTTACATACTTCGAAAAAGATTCTATTATCGTCTAAATCTGATACAAGAAGATTTCTTATTTGTTTATTCATATATTACCTCCTTTATTAATTTCTCTCACGAAGATAATATATAACTTCAATAAATTAAAAAAAAAAATGGTGCGCTAATCAGCACACCAAATTGGGTAGAGTTCCTTCTCTACTAAGTTTATCACCTCCTGATTTACAAAATCTAAATCATCAAGAATGGCTAAGATTTGCCATCTCTCCTTTCTTACTGTTATCAGATCTCCGTTTACCCAAAGGGTAAATGAGTTATCCTTGTTTCTTTTGATTGTTAGATAATGTTCCCTTTTTATGGGAACCTCCCTAAAAATTTTTTCATATGTTATTTTTGTACCTCTGAGAGTGTGAAAAATGCTCATTTCTCTCCCCTCTTCTGTGTGGGAATATCTCTCCCATTTAATTTTAATGTAATCATTCTTTTTCATTTCGATCATCCTCTTTCTTTTTTTTTATTTGATTTTGGTATTCATATATATAATATATAATTATAAATAAATTACCAAAACGACATAAAAACCCCCTCCACAATGGGAAGGGGGAAATATGACTTACACAAAATCCTTGTCATAGTAGGATCTCGTTGAAGAAAAAATTGATGAATTTACTCTAAAAATCTTAGAAAAAATATTAGGTTGAGCTACCTAATATAATCTATGTTACTTAATCTTCCTCTGATTTGAATAAATCATTAGATACTTTCGTTAATAATCCTTCGGAAGCATATTTAATAAACACTTGACTAGGACTTCTTTTATATCCTTTATCGTCTATAGGTCTTCTCAATAGTACGTCTACTAAAAGAGGTACTATATCTGAGCATATATATTTATCTCTAAATAATTTAGGTAAGAAGAATAATCTTAATATATGGAAAAGTACTATAGAAGGATAGTCGTATTTTCCTTTAGATGATTTGTGCATTTTGTAATCCATGTTGAGTGAATTTAAATAAGAATTCTTTATTTCTTCTGCTATTTTTACATCAGGTCTATCTTGCTTAATTTCGAATATATCCCATTTACCAGGATCATCAAAATGCATATGTTCTTGATACTTCCATCTACAACCATTGTCTCTGGCAGATGATGAGTAACATTTGCCATCTACTATCAATTCTACATGAGTATAGGGTCCTCTAGATGTAAAAGATATTATTTTATCATGTAATTTCTTTCTTGGTTTATAAAATGCTATATACAATATATTACCTCCTTTATTCTTTTATTTTAGTCCATTCCCCATTGACCTTTACTTCCAAAGGTCTGAATGTAGCTGTTAATTTATCTATTGCTAGATTATGGTTAAAACCGTAACTAACACGTGACTTCAATCTTTGGTTAAAAGTATTTCTATCAAGAGAGTAAGGTTTTAGTCCTTCTTGGTCTATATTTCTATAACGGAAAGAATCTTGGTTTATTTCAAATTTAATATTAGTTAGAACCATATTAGGTTCATTGTCTATAGTATAAATAGATCTTTCTCTTTCTGTAGGGTTAGATAACATATTGTCTGAGATATCCTTAGTGTATGTAACAGGGTCTCCTAAACGAATATCTTCTACTATATTATGTGATTTAATATAAGCTATTAAATTATCTACTACAGGATTATCCATAATTTGTGTAGATTGAGCTATTTTATAATATTGACCAAATAGTCCTAAATTAACAATAGAAGCGTATTTCTTAATCCCTTCTAAATCAGTGTATCTGTTTACTACCTCGTCCATATCGTTTTTAACGTTATTAGAATTACTTCTTATATTATCCAGATTTCTATCTAATAAATCTCTTAATATATAATTTATTTTAATACCACTAGAACCTTCATGACCCGATAATGCTCTTATAGGAACAGATGGTCCGTAATGTATTTGAGGTATATATACTAAATCTTCATCAGGTGTTCTAATAGCTCTAGAAAGGAAGTATAATCCTTTATCATGTCCCAGTTTATTTAAAGTAGATTTAATTTCTCTATTATTTCTATTTTGTATATAATAATAATTTCCTCTCAAGTCATAACTTTCAAATGATAAATAATCGTCTAGAGTCTTAATTAACTTATCTCCTAGAAATTCACTTAATCCACTAAATATAGTAGGAACATTCATTTTTCTTAATATAGGAACATCTTTGTTATAAACTGGATTGACAAATCTAACTAAATCTCCTCCAGGATCTCTATTATTACGGTATTGAGGATAACTAATTTGTCCTTTAATAACTCCTCTATCTAACGGCAGTAAATCAGGATTAAAATCGCCTATATTATTAGGGTATCGTACAACAGATATCGCATCTATATTACCTATTCTTTTCTTATTAAATTTATTAAATTCATCAGTTAAACTCATAGACACCGTAGGTCTTACATTTAGTTTACCATTATTTTCTATATAGAAAACATTGTCGTTTCCTATATCATCTACATTCTTATTTGGATTATTCCCTATAGAAGTGTAATAATATAAAGGAGAGAAATAAGACCTTTTATAGAATAATGTATTTAACTCGTCTTCTGAGTAATATAAATCAGATATATTATTATTAGTAATTACTTTCTTCTTTAATCCTAATTCTAAAGGAGTAGGTATTTTTTTATCTACTATGTATTTCCATTCATATATATTTCCACTTTCTGTATAGTAATGGTATTTAACAAATACTTCAGCATCTCTCATCAAATTAGCATCAGTTAAATGAGAATAAATGTCTTTTAATTCGTTAGTGTCTTTATTAGCGTATAAAGATACTTTTAAAAATCCAGAACCAGATATCGTTTCATTACTTTTGACATTAAAATAATCTTTAATTATCTTAGCATCGTCTACGTAATAGATACCTTCTATACCCTTTATATTAGAATAAGTAGGCTGTAGAACATGATCATTTTCTTTTAATTGTCTTATTCTTCCGTATGTCCTTAACATAAGTTACCTCCTTTCTATTAATAATTATTACTAAAATCATCGTCAAATATATCTGCGATATAATGCTCATTATATTTTAATTGTCTATAAGATATTGCAGTAGATAAATTATTTGTATCCCAATAAATTGCTAAAGATGATGTATAAGGGATATTGTCGTTTATTCGTCCATTTTCTTTGTATTTAGGAAATAGAGATCTAGCCCAATATTTATCATTAGTAGCTATATTAAAATGACTAGATTTAGTAAATATACCTTTTATACTATCCAATGTACCTAAAGTTAATTTGTTATTATTTAAATAATTTTTATAATTAATTAAAATATCTCCTGAGAATACATGGTTATTTTTTGGAACATAGTTTGCCGAAATACTTTCGCTAACATCTAAAGGAGTTATATAACCTAACACATTAGAACCTATTACAGGAGCTGATTTCACGTTAGGATTATATATATCGTATATTGCACCTTCATCAGTTGATATTTTGTCTTTTATATGTTCAGGTGTAATAAATCCTTGTGTAATATTTACTTTAGCTTTAGGATCAATCTTTATACTAGAATAGCAAGGTATCATTCCAGTAAAATATAATTTAGGATTTAACCAAGTAGAAGTTCCTAAAAGATCAATTGTTTCTAAACCTCTCCACCAACTCCATCTATTAGTCTCTTTATTGTAGTAACGAGACAAATGATGAATTATAGGATAAGAAATATGCAATCTTTGGAATACCACCTTTTCTAAATCATATACTTCTAATACTGCATTTACTAATAGATTCTTATCGTTAGCTTTCTCATATTCATACTGTAATTCTTTGGATCTAACCTTATATTCTAGATCACCATTATTAACTGATAATAAATTTCTTTCAAGAAATTCTTTCTCATTTGTATTATCGGATGTATTTGTAGTAGTAATAGAATAAAATCCAGTAACTGTATTTTGATCCATATCAGTTAATTTAGTCTTTCCTTTATAACGGAATAATTTCTTCTCTATTTTATCGTCTTTACTCATATATTTACCATTAGCATAAGCTTTACTAAATTTAGATAATTTAGTTATAAGCTCACTAGAGTCTGTCATAAAACTTTCCCTTTTCCATTCGGTAAACTTAAATTCATCTATATTAGTAAAGGTAAGATTTTGTCTAGACACATTAGCATCTTTTTTAGTCGCCATTCTTATATAAGTATAAGGATATCCTTGACACTCTAATTTTTGATACAGAATATCATTTGAATACAGATTTTCTAATATTATAATAATATCTCTTTCTTTATTTCTTTCTACTATACTAGTAGGGGCATCGTTAGTTAACGTATTTTGCGGTAAAATAATTGTCCATACCCCATTGAATCTTTCGTCAGTTAGTGTATTGAAGTTTTTGTATTCTATTTTTCCATGTCCTATAGTTCCTGTCAATATAAATCACCTCCTATATTAACTCGAGGTATTAATTTCCCACTACTATAATACCAACCAAAAGAATTCATTATAGTAGTAACAAGAGATCTTCTATTATCTTTCTCGTCTAATATGCTATAAGAATAATCTCTTATTAATTCACTACACAATTCTTCTGGTTCTATACTGTTTATATATCTAACTGAATTATTTGTGTATTTTATATATCCAGTCCCTGATGGTACTAATGCGGCTATCCATCCGTTTTCTGGAGCGGATATTTCTAAAGTATTTCCTTTAGATATCCAGGTACTACTATATTGAGGAATTACTTCCCAAGATAATAGACCAGAATGTACCATCGATATATTTTCTCCTATATTAGGATTAAGATTGTTAGGAGTTGTTCCTCTATAACCTCTTATAGACGATAAGTCATTTTTCCATAAAGGATTTATCCAAGGCAACCTATTACCATTCTCATCTTTATTTCTGTCAAAGAAATCGATTACCTTTTTATTCAAAGATTGTGTTAAAGAAGAGTCACAAGAATATTTATGCCATAATAAATTAGGATTAGAATTTGTTCTAGAATAATCGTCATATTTATTATTAACAGTATGCGTAACGTAAATATCTCCTGTCTCGTATTCAGTAAATATTAGAGTCTTTTCTATTTCGATGCTGTATATGTCACTATCTCCTTCTAGAAATTGAGAAAATACTTCTAAAATACCAGGTCTTCTACTAGGAGCATTAATTGTAGCTAAATCTATTTCATTGGGTATAGGATTAGGTCTGTCATAATATCCTACAACAACATCTGTTTCATTCTTATTTAAAGTGCTAACTGATTTAACTGTCAATAGATTCGTATCGTCTTTTAAAATACCTTCGTATTTATAAGTAAATAATTCGAATCCTATTTTAGGATCAAAAGTATCTTTTCTATCAGCTGGTACTTCTAGTATACCTTTTTCCTTTAATGAGAAATTATCATTATCTGGTATATTACTAACAGAATTAAAGTCATCTTGCGTCATATATACGTCGTCTAGATCGAAGGTTCTGTCGTCTTTTTGTAAATCGTGGATTGTTAAATAATAAGACCATTCTCCCCAAGAGAATAGATTTGTTTTAGGATCAAACTTTCCTGATCTAAAATAAGTTCTTAAAGTAAAGAAAGTTATTTGTTGAAATACTACTTTATCTTTATCGTCACTATATATAGTAAGGATACCCGCCTCACCTTCTAACGGGTAACCTTTATCTAATTTACAAACCGTAGCAGGAAAAGTAGCTACTCCTTCATATGCTCTGGATCTTAACTGATCTAAATGTAAACCAGCTAGATCTCTTCCGTAAGCTAGAGCTTTAGTAGTCATATTAGTCCTCCTTTGGTGGTTGAGGTGCTTTTTTAGCCATGATTTTAGAAATACCATTTTCATCAGAAGGTACTAAGTTCTTAGCTTTAATAAATGCTTTAATATCGCTTATTACTTTAGCTACAGTAGCAACTTCTTCTATTTGTTTTTTGAGGTTTCTTAAAATAATTACTATATAATTTGCTTCTATATATTGTAATTTAGGTAATGCAGTTTCGTTTTGTACGTTAAGTATTAATTGTTCCATACCTACTTTTACGTAAGAAGAATATACAGTAATAAATTGAGCTATAACTTTTAAGACTTCATCTGTTACCTGTTGTTGTATTAACCAATCACACGTTCCAGTAGCTGTCAATCTTTTCTTAGTTGTAGGATCTTCCTTAAATAACTTTAATGCTCTCATTTCTAAAGGAGCATTAGTTATCATTGTAGATATTATTAATAAATCATTTTCTGGAGTATTTCTAAAAGGTTGACAATATTCCTTACCAAATATATCATGATAGAATCCATGGTGTTTAATGTCATCTTCGCTATTAGCTATTAGATGAATTATTTTATTCTTATATTTTTCCAAATTCAAATCCATAGTATTGGTGATAGGATTGTAATCTTTTGTAGCGTCGTTATCAAATATATGGAAAGCATTTTCAAAATACTTAACTACTTTTAAAGATCTATCTTGATAATAATAGTGGACGAAGTCTTTATTGGATACTTCCGTGTAGTAGAAATTTTCATCATCTGTACCCTTAAAGTCCACTCTAGAAAAATCGTTAGTTTTCTTATCTATCATGATAAATACATTAGACTCGACGTATTTAGGTCTATAGTTATCTTTCTCGTCTATTATTATTTTACCAAATCCTTTATCTATATCTTCCTTATGTACTGACTCTAATACGGATATAGCTACAGTATCTATTACTGTAACGTCGTTATAAGCTATTAGCTGCTTAGCAGAATTATGGTATAAATAAATTTTAGCCATTTATTATCCCTCCTTTATTAAACGCTCTAACTCGTTATAAGCGTCTTGTCTTATAGTTGACGCTTTAACTTCAGCTTCAGTAACATTAGTAATAGATTGTATATTATTAGAGACATTATTGACCGCAGTTTTTACGTAAGATTCGTATTTTATTATTTTAGCAATCATATTAGAAAGAAACTCATCAGAAATTGATTTACCCTTAATAACGTCATATTGTAACGGGTCTCTTGTAAATTCCCCGTCTATATAACGATAAAGCTTCAATTCTCTCTGTTCCATTGGTATATCATTTTTAAGTAGCTGATAATAGGATCTGTCTTCTAGAGATCTAAATGGTTGCAAATAACTTTTACCAGCTATAGTATATACAAATCCTCTGTCTCTTATATCGGCTTCTACTGCTTCTGGATGTATGTGACGTTTTATACGATTCAGTACCATATTTGTGTCTAACACCATAGTCTTACTTTTTGGATCAAATATATGATCCTCTATAAATGGAACTTCATGAAATTGATCGTCCCAATATAGTATAGTGGCTTGTCCTATAACCGCACTTCTTCTCATAGACCAGAAATCCCATTCCTTTAAAGTGATTTCTTTGATTTTATAAGGGTCTGTAACCTTGTCTGGATCGTTAGTCATATGAAATTGACCACTTGTTTCATCGTACGCTATAGTAGTCATTAAAGGTTCATATTTCAATTCATTATTTTTAAATACAATATTCCCATATCCATTTTGTATATCCAACTGATGCTCGTTTTTTAATTCTTCCATTTTTTTACTATCTATTAATGTATACATATTATCGTCTAGCAATTCGATAGAATTATACATCTTATTAAATACATACATTTATATTCTCCTTTCTTTATCGGAAGTCTCTGTAAAATAATGCTCTTATCCCACAAGCTCCTGTATTGTAGAATGTATCATAGCTATAACTAGTATCGTCGTCCCCTGTATCATTGTCTCCTCCTCTACCACTATGACGACCGCCACCTTGGCGTTCTATAGTTACTATATATCCTTTAGAAGATCCTATGGTGTTGAAACCACCACCGCCATCATAATTTAATACATATTCTACTTGCTCATCTGATGCTATACCTACCCACGATCCAGAATGACCTCTTACTATCTGTACTTGCATATTATTACCAGAACCTATATCACCATCGCCACCATGTACATATCCCCATACTTCAAAGAAATCTTCACCAATTCCACCGCTCCATTCATTTTCGTTAGGACCTGGCTCGATAGCTCTCTTCCAGTTCATATCTGATCTAACTAAAATCGGTTCGTGAAAATGTCCCGCATTATAAACTGATGCACGTTCATGACCTGGGCAGAATATATGCATCCTTCTAGACGTATCACCTAATAGCACTCTTCTCCAGTTACCACCGTCCCATATACCGACCAATCTAGTGATTTCACCACCAGCGTGTAAAGTAAGTACGGCTGGTATACCAGAGTTATTAAACCAGTGGAAAAAAATGCTATTATTTCTAGAAAAAATACCCCTAGTAGTAAGTTGTCCTTGGAATAAAACATCTCCATTTCTAGGAGCCAATTCGTCCTTTCTTTCTAAAGGTACTTTGGAATTTATCTGAGATTTTATATCGGTGTCGTCGTAAATAACGTTAGGTCCATTGTCATTCCAAGTGGCTGAAGCTCCCCTTACTGAAAGAAAATACTCCTTGCATTTATCTCTTAGGGATATTTCGTTATTTTGTATACCTCTCGTTCTTAATGACTTTTGCTCGGATAACGTTTTCTTCTGTGTATATAAAGTATACGAGTCTAAAGATTCAGGGACAGTAGTATCATTTCTCAGAGCTGTTTCAAACTCATCGTTCTGATCTTTTTTAATTATTCTACGTTGTATTCCTGCTGGTGTTCTAATTTCTTGTATTAATATATTTTCTCCGACAATAATCTTGTACAGATTTTTATCTTCATCCTGTTCTCTCCTAGGTATTGTAGTGTCCCCCTCTAAGATAGAGGATAGGTCGTTTGGTAACTGATTAAAGTTTTTTTTATTAAATAGCACGTCAAAAGGTTTATCATTTTCATCTAATATATAATATCCTGGGGAAGAAAATAAGGTAGATAAAGACGTCCCTATTTTCTTCTCACTTACGCCAATAGTCTTTAACATCTCGTCCACACCCGTCTCAATGAAATAGACCATGCACCATCGAAATTTAAATTACGTCTACGTCCGAATGCTCTCTTACATACTGGACAATGTGATTTAGGATATGAGTCTCCGTCAAATTGTATCCAAATTCTACAATGTGCAGAATGATTCCAGTGTATAGCACCGTGAAAACAATGAGCGTGAAAATAAACACCGGGTATGACTCGTATTGGCTCTAGATCTTCATAATTTTGATTTTGATAATTTATGCAGCATTGTATTAGGAATTCTGGTTTTCCGTGTAAATCAGCTGGAACTGTCCAATCTCTGATAACAGCTGCTCCTGAATCAAATATCATTCTCCAGGTTAAATCATCTTTAGTTATAACTTCTTGCCATCCTGGAATCCCTCCCCCCATGATTACAGGTTTATAGTTAGAGAATATTTCAGATCTATCGTGATTTTGTCCTGCTTCTCCTATTCTAACACCCCTATCAACTGTGTAATTTCCATGATATCCTATTATATTTATACTAGCATGTCCAGTTTGATTTAATAAATTATACATATGGACGATATTATTGTAGTCATTATTCTCATTTCTAAATGGAACGTGTGCTGGCAATGTTTCAGGTGGCACTCTTGTACCTTGTCCATTTCTATGATAGTATCTTAGGTGATGCGGTCTTTTAAAATTCAAATGTCCTCTACCAGAATTTATTCTAGTAGTACCAACTCCCCAAGTTGGACCATTTCTAACGTCATCTCCGTTGTTGATCATATAATCATTAACTAGAGTTGCCCTTGTTAGTTTTTTGTCTATTTCTCTGTTATGCCACGTATCGTCGAACGGTGTCAGATACTTCCTAACTAATTCTACGATCTCATCTATTCTAAATAATCCAGTATCTTCTATACCAGAAGACCTATGATCATTCGACAAAGTGATGACTTCCCAGTCTGTCATTTGTTCTGGTTTAGCTAACGGTTTTAAATTAGCGGATCCTAGTTTAGTTAATATGTAATAAGATTTCCTGTATACTTTATTCTTCGTGATATATATCATTTCACCGTAATTTTTTCTTTTTAATATAAATAAATACCCAGGAGTACTGGTAGGATATCCCTGGAGTGTATCTGGATACATACATCGATACCCTTCTCCCGATTCATATTGGAATAAGCTATCCAATTGTATATTCATTGGAATATTTTTTACACTACCTAAAGTTTTGATCATTTATTTCTACCCCCTTCCGTATAACCAAATGTGACAACCTGAATTATTCCACACATGTACTGCGTTATTATTAGTATCTACCCATACTCTGAGATCGGGGTATTGTTCGTAAAAAGCCATTAGTCTAAAACTTTGACTACCGAATCCTGCATCGATTGGAACGACAAATGACGTTTTCCATGCGGCGTTGGCTGGATGCCTAACGACCACCATCACTTCTCTCCATTGATTAGCATTATGCGCCCATACATCTCCGCCTTCAGTTATATATTTCCATCTCATATGCCAACGATTCGCAATATCCTGTCTTATATTGTTACCGACCCACTGTAATCCATAGATATCTCTACCATCGGCGTAAAATAATGGGGCACCGTCATGAAAATGCTCGTCGCCTAAGTACGTATTGTTTCTATCTTGCTGTATTACTCTAGCATTACGAACACCAGGTGTCTCAGAGTAAATCCCAACCCCTGCTTCAACTAATATATCGGTCATTTGTCTCCATATACCATTGTCATTGACTATACCTGATGTTGTGCCGAATCTTTTCTTTAATCTTTGATTAAATTCTTCCCAAGTAGCTCTTTCGTTTATCTTAGTTCTTATTGGACGATCGTCGTATCTAGGGGCATACACTTCAGCAGCTCTTAACAACAAATCATCGTCGGCAAAAATCAAATCGTTAGCGTAATTATGATATACGCTTAACTCATTATTTTCCCATACCCAGTCATGCCATTTATTGTTGTCGTATATTCTCATAAATACCATTTTATCTGGTAGCCTATAAAATTTCTGCATACAGAAGTCTTCGGTTTGTGATACGGTATTTTCTAATATACCAGTTATTACACGTTCACCTATACCAGAAAGATGCTCATATGCTGGTCTGAATAAATTTTTGATAAACGTTATATTTTCCTCTGACGCATACTTTGGTTGTAATTCTCTTAATTTCGAATATAATCGACTGTCATCGTTCATTATCTTATATAATAGGTGACTATCGTCCGGATAATTATTGAAGCTATTTACAACATTGGGATCCTTTATTTCATAGAACCCATTATGTTGGTTTTTTGCTAAATCATTCAAATTTGTATTATTTAGTATACCTAAATAACCTACTGCAGAAATCATCGGTTTTTTCACCTCCTAAAAAAACAAATAAAAAATCCCATCCCTCGTTTAAGAGAGATGGGAAATATACTATATTCTACTAGCTTGATATAAAGTAATTGCTCCATCAAAATCAGTGTTGGCTATAGAAGAGAATCTCATGTATGTATCAAAAGATGTAAAGTTGTTTCCTAGTTTATTTCTTAAACCAAAACAAACGAATCCATCAGATGATAAATATAGCTCTTCTACTTCTACAGGAGAACCTGCTAGAGCATTTATTGAGTTAATTTTTTCTAAAGTAGTTGTGGCGTTATTGAAGTTGATTGACCCAGAAAGTATAATGTTAATAGCTCCTGGTAATTCTCCTTCAGTATATCCGTCTAAATAGATATTGAATCTTTTAGAATCTACTCCAGATTTACAAGTTATATTAGTCTTGAAGTACATCAATCCTTCATCACCAAGTGTTTCTTGGTTATGAGTATGAACTAATTTTCTAGGTATCGAATTATTTGTACTGTATCCTGTAAAGGAGTATAAAGAAGATTTTTGAAGCTTTAATAATTCTGCTTTTAAAGCTGCTAATAGAGCATCTACTTCTTTTTTAGTATAATACATAGAAATATCATAGAAATATTTCCATTCACCTTGACCATTATTAATAGTTAAAATACCCATCACAAAAGGATTAGTATCATTTCTATTATCACTCATAGTGAGATATCTAAAGGATCTTATTTCTGCCCCTTTTTTATCGTCAGCTATCAATATACCTTCATTACCTTTTACTATATTAGAATCTATTCCTAAAACAGTCTTTTCTTGAGCAGAAGTTAATTTATAGAATCCTGCGTCTAAGTTATTGAAATTAGCTAAACTAAAAGTCGATCCTGTTATAGTAGTTGCTATAAATCCTCTATCTTCTCCTAATACCATACTATATAATTCTTTACCTTTAGAAGCTGCTAATACTTCACTACCTGTACCAGTAAATGTATTATTTATTTGGTCACGGAATAAGATAGTTCTAGAATTAGTTTTTAAAGCTCCGTTCAATATAGCATTTAAAGATACTGTACCGTCTTTAGCCATCGATATTTGGATACCAGATGGAGTATTAACCGTAGTAGTCAATGACGAGTTAGAAGATATAGTAAATACACCTAAATCATTATTACTGTCTATATTTACTAAATCATATCTCATTATATTCTTTAAGCTATTAGCTGATAACTGGTTGAAGTCTTGTAAAGTATTAAATCTTTCTCCTGGTATATTAAATTTAGTATTATTAGAGAAAGTAATACTTCCGTTAACTACTTCTAATCCACCAGCGTTTATTGTTACTTTTCCTCCTATAGGTCCACCAGCTTTATCGTATTTAGTATTCATATCATTTGTATAAGTCGATGTCTCTACTTTTCTATTTAATAAAGGAGTAATTTGTTGTATACTATAATATTTAGTAACTAAATCATTTGCTATAGCATCAGTATCTCTCTTAAGAGCAAATTGAGACGTTGTTATTCCATCTGTCCATTTAGGTACATTTTTAGAAGCTACATTTATATTTACTAATCCTGTATCTCCTAAAGACATAGTACCATCAGTAGATACTCCTATAATAGATCTATCTCCGCTTTGTGATTTAATTACGTTTGTATTAACTGATGCTAAAGTAGAACTACCTTGAACTTTTAAAGTTGATTTAAATGTCGTAGCTCCTGATACTTCTCCACCTTTTTTGTCGAACTTAAGATCCATGTCTAGATCGTTAGGAATTATAGACCATTCTCCCCAATTCGAATTATTTCTATTTCTTATATAAATTCTATTAGAATCATTTTCATCTACAAAAGCTATTTGCATAGCGTGGTTAGTATCTATAGCATATGTATGGATATATCCTTTAGTATTATTTATAGGATATCCACTAGCTTTATTACCAGACGTGATATAATACCAACCAGATTTCTTAGGATCATATATAGTAGATAAATCAGTAACAACTCCACGTTGTGCTAAAGATCCTTTATATTCCCAAGAATTTCTTAAATCATACGCCGTTATCCAAGGATAACTAGTTCCATCTTCATCATACCAAGTTGGTCTATTTTTGGAGTAAAATCCTAGATTATAGAAATTAGTATCCCCAACAGATATTTTAGTATTCTGAGAAGCTGTAGATCCCTCGTAAGAGATTACATTACTTTCACTAACTATATCTGGAGAAGTCGTTTTTATATACCCGGAAGTATTTGCCATTACTACTTTAGACGCTATAGCTTTTCCAATAACTTTTAAATCATTTTCAAACCTACCTTCTTTTTTTGTTGTTAGATTATTAACAGTAGTAACGTCTTGAATTTCTTTAACAGATTTCTGCCAAATACCATCATCTATATAAGCTGGAGAAGAATATATTTTAGAATACTCATTTCCATCTGTTCCATACAGTTTAGAGTGTATATTTTGTGACTTATCTTTATAAGATACCACAACTCCATTTACTGGTGTATTGAATATTCTATCTATATTCTCAGTAGTAGTTGCTTCTACTTTCCCAACAGTTTCTAAATAAATAGCATTATCTTTCATTCTCTTAGTAGCTTCTTTGAAGTATGTAGGAGAAGTATTATATCTCAATCCTATTTCTGCATTGGTAAATTTTAATTCTTTATAAGAAGCGTATACGTTATCTTCAGATACTACGTTTTTAACTAGATTGTGTAGCTCGTCTAGATAAGTTTTTAAATCTCCTCTATTTTCTGATCCACTTCCTATAGATGTCCATTGGTGATCAACTAAAGTAGTTTTTGTTTTAGGGAGTACTACCTTATATGTAGAATTATCTCCTGTTAAAGAGTTATCTATTACAGTAATATTTCCTTCTATAAATTTAGGACTATTCCAATCTAACGTTCCTCTCTTAATATAAGCTCTAGAAGGGTCAGATTCTAATTTAACTAAAGCGTCAATTGGATTATCAGTAACCCTCATGGAATTTCTAATATGGTCAATAATTACATCATCATATTTTCCTTCTATACGGAATATATTATGAGATCTATCTTTAGAATATAATCCTTTATTATTTAGATCTATTATTAATTCTCCTACACGAGCATTGTCTCTGTCATTGTAGTCTCTTAATACAGAAAGTAATCTTCCTGAATCTACAAAGTTAGATAAGAAATTATTATTACCTAATTGTACTGACTGAGCATTAGTTGCTATAGCATAGTTAGCAAATACTTTTTCTCCTGGTAAAGAGGAATTTAATACTCTATATCCGTCAGGTATTTTTCTTATAAGAATAGATCTTATATAAAAGGAAGTAAATCCTGACGTATTACTAGAAGTAGCTCCTACTGCTAGTCTTGCCAAGTTCATAGAGAATCCGGCGTTAGTATCAGTTCCGTGTATATAAGAAAGTGTACCGTCATCTAGTACGTATCCTAATCTTATACTAGAATTAGTACCTTGTCTATCTACTTGGATAAAGATAGTCTTTTTATCCATCTTAAACTGTTTAGGAGTGTCTACATTTCTTATTTTCAATTTAGCAGAATCTATATAAGCTCTAGATCCATCTACTTCTGTTCCATAAGAATCAGAAGAAGGTTGAGAAATATCATTTCCTAAGAATACTAAATAAGCTTTGTCTTGAGGATCTTCTACGTATAATTCTATATAATACTTACCGTCAGTATTAAATGCAAATTGAGTTAATACATGTCCCCAATCTGCTGTATTAGTTAAGTCAATTTTAGTAGCTTTAGATTCATTCTCTATAGTAGCTCCTGCTTTAGTTATATTATTTTCTTTAGTAAATTTAAGACCAGTACTTTTGCTTCCATCTATTGCTGATAAAGTCATAGTACGAGCTAAAGCTAAATCAGCGTCATTTGGATGAATCCATATTGTGTTATTATTCCAGTTAGTAGGAGCTTCTTCTGATACTTTTATTTGCTCTACTATTCTTTCTCTTAAATACGTATTAACCGTACCTAAAAGTCTTTGGTCTTCAGGTCTAGGACCTTGTTTTAAATAAAGTTCGTTATTTCCGTTAACGTACAATTCTCCATTAGCTGCTTGTGTTACATCGATAGAAGGTGTTACCTTAATTCTATTCTTATATACTATGTCTGCTAAAGTAATTGTATTACCAGAACTGTCTTGACCTAAATTGACATTTTTAGCATGTGTTATAGGCAATACAGATGTCCATTGCCAGTTACCCGGTGTTTTTTCGTGTTGTATAGCAATATAAGCATTAGCTGCATTTTCTGGCTCTACATATACTAATGCTGTATTGTACCATATTGTACTTTTATCGTAATTAGTCGGAGTTAAGTTTCCTATCACGTGAGCCCTAGATAGATGTTCTAGAAGATCTATCTTACCTTGCCCTACAACAGGAGTAACCATTTTAACTCCTGGTCTACTAGGATCTTCTACTACAAAATAAAGTATATTTCTAGCTCTATCAGCTACTAGTTCACCTAGGTTTCTTATTTGTAAAGCATTAGGATCAAGATCAGGAACTCTTAACCCGTTTAACATTACACCCATTTCATTCCTCTCTTTCTTTAATAAGATTAAATATTTTTTATAAAAAATACACAAAACTATAGGTTTTGTAATATCTCCGTCTGTTTTACCCAAAAACGTAGGGGAGTATAAAACGTAATAGAAAGGTAGGTGAAATTAGATGTGTTATAAATCTGAGCTACTTAAGAGATTGGAAGACTTAGCACAAGAAATTGAATTCAATAAATCGTTACTAGGAAGACCTAGATTAAATATTACCGTCATGGAAAAAAAGACAAATGGTAAAGGTGATTATGATCTATTATTAGAAGTAGTAGAAAATTTCATGAAAGCTAATTCCTCTAAAAGAGATGCAGTTAATGAATTACTAGCCGATATGAAGATGGGAGAGAAAACATTAGCGGATCTACAAGAAATAGAAATGAGTAAGGATGAATATAAGAGAATAGGTCACTTAATTAGACTCTATAAAAATAGTCCTTATAAGAGTGTAGATTTAGATCAAGAGCAAGCTGCTATATATATTTCTATAGTAGAGGATAAGGTAAAAGAAGCTATAGAATTCACTAAAGGAGAGAGATCTGGAGAAGCTAAAAATGAAGAGTCTCTTAAAGAGGAAATTAGAGAGCAAGTAGCTGATAAAAAAGTGGATGAAGGTGAGACAGATCCTGAAGCAATTGGTGAGGCAGCTGACTTAGTTGCGAATAGTATAGCTGAATCACTTGATAACAAGGATTTATTAAATGAGGCTTGGTCTTTACTAGATGATTTTATTACTATACTATTAAATAATCTACGTAGAATGATCAAGTAGGAACTCTGCCCATTTAATTTCTTTTATAAAAGAAAAAGATTATTTTAATTAAAAAAATTTTTAAGGAGGTGCCATAATGGCAGATTTTGAAAAAGACTACTTAGAAAACGAAGACGTTGAAGTAGAAGAAACAGATGTTGAGGATGAAACACCTGAAGAAGAAGAAGGAGAAGAACTTATCTCTGAAGATATGCAAGAAGCTTCTGATAATATCGAAGCAGCTCAAGCAGAAGAAGATGCTCAATACGACGAAGCTGGAGAACCTATAGAAGGAACTGATGCAGCTGAATACGCTCAAGAACAAGACGATTGGGATAAAGCAGTAGAAAGTCCTGAAGGAACTGACGTTCCAGTTGATTTCGAATTTATAATTCAAAAAGGTGAAGATGGATTCCAAGAAGGAAACGACATGATCGATCTAGTTGGTCCATCAGATAACTCAGACTACAACGCTATCGTAGTAGAAAACGAAGAAGGAGTAATTACATTACCTGATGAAGATGGTACATTTGTTACTCAAGATCTTACTGGTTTAGGAGACGACGACCAAGATGAGATCGAAAATACTTCACTTGATTCAGAAGAACCTTTTGGTCTTGATGGAGAAGAAGGATCAAGCGAAGATGATTACGAAGGATCTAGTATAGAAGTTACTGGAGAAGATTTAGACGAAGAATTCTAGTTTTAAATAAGGAGATTTATAATGGAGAAAAATGATAATTATTCTAAAGAAGGAATGATGATTAATTTATTAGTCTATAATATCTCTAATGATTTAATTACTGGACTTCTTAAGAGTCAGAAACAAGTTTTCTCTACTTATAAACAAAAGATGATTGAATTATCGCGTAAAATAGACAAGGATTATAAGCACCTCAGTATTGAATACTGGGGTACTTCTTCCACGTTTATGGGATACGATCCATTCTTCTTGGAAAAAACTGGAGAAGACTTCAATTTCTGGTTAAATGAGATAAATAATATTATCTTTGATTTAATCGAAAGAATCCTATCATTTATTGAAGAAGACACTAAGAAAGAGGATATGAGAAAATTAAGGGAGTTTCAAGATAGTTTAGACGACATAATTAATAGTATGCCATCAGACTATGATATAAAAAGAAACTTTGTTCAACAAGGTCCTCAGATACTAGATTTTGGTACTAAGAAAAAACAAGTAATTGGAGAATGGTTTGTTAACGTGACTAATGGAATGAAGAGACTAGATGAAATAATGCTAGGATTAGAGACATTAATTAATAGTATTACTTTATTAGTAAACCATCAACAGAAATTAGCCATTAGACAAAGTTACTTATCAGGTGTTAGATCTAACACCGAAAAAGTTTTCTTAAGTGTTAATTTAGATATGACTAGATTCTTCTCATATGAAATTAAGATTAGAAAAATAGTTGAGACTAGACTTAAAGCTATGATGAAATGCAGTATGTTTAGATTCGGTAATTACTTAAAATGCTTACAGCTAGTTAATAAAGATATCGAAACAATGAAAGGAGTGCTAAAATAATGAAAATAAATACTATTAGTAATAGTAGTGGTACAGTTCATATGTCTAGAGCAGGTGTTACACACGATATTATTAAAAATACAGAAAGATATTTAGATAGTAGTGCTGTACAATTTATTGACGCTACTCCTATTATATGTGATTACTATTCTACTGATAAATTAGCTAGTGTTGTGAGTACTGGAGATAAAACTACTTTAGGAGCATTTAGTGGAGCTACTAAATATAAGTATATTAAAGATATGGTGATATATGGATATCCTGAAGAGAAGAATACTACTATAGATCAAAATGAGCAGATGAATACTAAAGTTGATTTAGAATCTATTACTGCTCTAGTATTGCCTAATACATTAAATTGCGTAGTAGGGGATAGACTTACTTTAAAATTAGAAAATAATGCTATTTGGTATAAAGTAGATTCCGTAGAACCAGTTACATTTCATAATAAACCTTATTTCAAAATAGAATATAGTGTAGACGATACTTTAAAAGAACAAAACTGGACTTTGGCTCATATGAAGACAAAGGGTCTAGTTACTAAAGAATATATTTTTATTCAAGAAAATGTAGGAACAGATTATAGTCCGTTTTTAGAAGAAGTTTTTTATAAGAAAATCAATACTATTAGAGAATTAAGAAAAGAGCTTAATGATTTATTTATTGATTATTTTTATAAAGAGTTTACTAATATGCTCGTGTGTCACGAAGCTGACAAGGACGGAGATTTAAAAGAAGATAGATTAGAGTATTATCCGTTTGTAGTTGATCTGCAAATGGAATATAAACCTTTATATGTCTTCGATATTAATATGATTTTACATCACGAAGAATTGTTATCTATCAATAGTAAGACTAATTTTAAAAGACATCCTATTAGAAAATTCTTTAAGAGAGAAGAAAATGATTTAATTAATGGAGAAGATGTTAATCCTTTAAAATTCTATAAATACCAATATGTGAATAACCCAGCTTGGAGTGATTTTAAAATTGAATCTTATATGAATTCTACGGATATGTATAAAGTATTCGATTATAATAAAGGTACTAGAAGAGAAGAGGTTAATATAGAAATACCTTCTGAGATTAAAAAAATCATGTTAAAATATTTTAAAAATGAGCTTACGATAGATGGAGTAATAACATTCTTAAAAGAATACGATATAGAGGAATTAAATGGTAGCTATTTAATTGGTACTGTTATAGGATTAATTATAGTAGAAAGAATATTTGAAGAATCTATTAGTATTTATAAAATAGAAAGATTTTATTAATCCTTTAAGAAAGGAGAGAGAATGAGTAAGATATTAACGTATGTAGCTAGTAACACATACGATGAAGTAGAATTAAAAATGTATCCTGACGAAGAGCCTGTTTTAAGAGATGCGGATGAAATCGAAAGATTAATCGTTCAAGGACATTTAGTACAATATAGAAAAGGTACTATGTCTATGGATTTGGATTTAGAAAAGTTTAATAGTTTAGTAAAGCCACTTTACATAGATGAGACACCTGTTAATAATGTTAGTAATTTCGACGAAATATTAAATAGTATAGCTCCTAGTGTAGAACCTGGAGATGTCGCTGAATCTAATACTACAGCAATTCCTGAAGATTTCCCTACAGAAGTTAGTAAAGGTATAGAAAATATAATAACACCTGAACCAGCTCCTGTTGAAAAGAAGTCTGAACAACCAGTAACAGTTGGAGGAGCACCTGTAGATAAAAATAAAAAGAAAAAAGAAGAAGGAGGGAATAACTAATGGCTAAGATCAAAGTATCTATCGCACAAGATAAAATCTATATACCACATATAGGTGCTTGTACACCTATATTCAATTATGACTTACCAGAAAAAGTAGTGGCTGATTTATTAGCTCAAGGTGTTCAAGTTACTGCACCAGACGGTACACCTATGGTATATGATCACACAACAAATAAACCAAAAAAAGGAAAAAAAGCGGGTTTTAAAAAGACGGTTACACCGTCTGGACCGCCTAGACAAGGTGGAGGACCAGCTGGATCACCTCCAAGTGGTGCATCTCACGCATAATAAGGAAGGAGATATAGATGTTAAAAATAAATGATTTAATAACTAGTGGAGAAAATTTCTCTGCTAGAAAACCTAAAAGAAGATCTGCTTTCTATGAATCTGCTTCTATTATAGTTCAAGGTAAGGAATTAGATTCTAGATGGGACACCTTTAATCTAACTAAGTATATGGCTTTTTCTGAAGCTGGTCCTAATGGTCCATATGGTAAAAATAATGTAGGATATTCAAAAGATGCTTTCGAAGGATCTGATCAGAAAACTACAAAAGAAAAACCTACTGGAATTTGGGCTAAAGCTAAGACTCTTGCTAAAAATACTTGGGAATGGATTAAAAGAGTATTTAAGAGATTTAGAGAATGGTTAGCAGATACTTGGAAGAAAATCAAAGAATGGTTTGGTAAAACTTTCAAAAAGAATAAAAAAGATGCTTCACAAGAAGCACAGAAAGCTGCTGATAAAATGGAAGCGGCTGCTGAAACAGTAAGTACAGCTGCTAATAATCCTACAGCAGAAAACATAAAAGAAGCTACTACTGTTATAGAAGAAGTAGTAGAAGTTATGGAAGCAGAAGATGCGGAAGTAGTTACTGAAGCTACTGTTATAACACCAGAATTCGTTAAAGCTGCTGACACATTAGCGGCAACTGTTATTAAAGAAGCTGAGAAAGTAACTAGTGGTGGAGATGTAACAGAAGCACAAGAGAAAGTAGAAGCTGTTAAAGCTGCTGCTACAGCTGTAACTAATATACAAAAAACAGTAACTAAAAAGATGGCTGAGTCTGCTAGAAGAAGAAAAGGTATGAGAGGTGCCGGACAAATACCTGGTTCTGAATTTGAAGTTAAAAAAGGTAATACTAGAAAACAAACTAAACGTACGCAACAATGGATGACTAGATAAGATAAATTTCCCTCCCCGTCTGAGGGAGGGTTTTTATGTCATTCTTGAAATTTATAATATTGGAGGTAAAAGATGTTAAAAATAAACGAATTGATCAGTAGTGGAGAATCTTCTACATTTAAAACAAAAAGAAGAAGTGCATTCTTCGAAAGTGTTTCACTCAAAGTCGATCAAGCAGACATCAAAACTAGATGGGATGGTTATAATCTAACTAGATATATCGCTGTAGCAGAAGACGGCAATAACAAAAAAGGTGGATTTGGGGATAAGGTCAAGAACTTAGCTAACAAAACTTGGACATGGATCAAAACGATATGGGAGAAAATCAAGAAGTTCTTTAAAGAAACTTTGGCTAAAATTAAAAAATTCTTCACTAAAAAGAAAAAAGGAAAGAATACTTCCGAAGAAGGTAAGAGCGTTTCTAAAAATATAAACGAGCTAACTAAAGAAGCAGGAGACAAGGCTAGTAAATTATCAGAAATGACGCACGATAAAACCATCGATCCCGAAGAGATCAACAAATGTCTAAACGATATACTTCGTCCTATGTATAATATAAAGGTGAAATTAAGAGAAGCCAGAGAGAAGAAAGATAAGGACGCTATAGAAGCTATACTTACAGAATATCCTTGGATAGAGAGATTTACAGATATGTTAGATAGTAAGTTAGACGAGTTTTTCAAGTCCGGTTTAAATTCATTCCAGGGCAATATGAATGATATGTCGGAAAATATAGCTAGAAGTCAAGAAATTATTAATCAAGAAATACTACAAAACGCACAGAAAGTAGCACAAGTATTGAATGATGTAGCAGTAGATGCTTCTAACCTAGCTAACGAAATAACTCATAGGCAAGAAGAAGTTGTTAATAATATAAACTTTACTAATCAACAAATGTCGGATTCTGGTATGATATAATAGAGAGGAGTAACTTATGTTAAAGATAGATGAATTAATAACATCTTCCGAAAGTGTAAGAATATCTAGAACTAAGAAAAGATCTGCTTTTTACGAAAGTGCATTTCTTACTATAGATAAGAAAGAGATATCTTCCAGATGGGACAATTATAATCTTACTAAATATATCTCTATAGCAGAATCTGCTAACGTTAAAGATGGAGAAATATTCAACGAAGAAGATGTAGATAATAGTAAGATGGAAGATGTTACGGATAGTGCTAATAGTAGTGCTAAATCTTCTTCTACTAAGAAAGAGAATAAATTTACATCTAGAATTAAATCTTTAGTAGAAAGAACTAAGAAGTGGATTAAAACTATTTGGGAGAAAATTAAGAAGTTCTTTAAAGCTTTATGGAAGAGAATAAAAAGTTTATTTAAAAAGAAAGATAAAGATGTCAGACCATCGACTAATTCTGCTGACGATACAGTAAAAGGTAATTTAGCAGTTGTAGCTGAAAGAGATGATTCTACCCCTAGTTCATTAGGAGAAGAATACAATACGGAAATAAAGAAAGCATCAGGAGATATAAGAAAATTGTCTAAAATACTAAATATAGAACCTTTAAGAAAAGATGATGTTTTAAAGTTATTAGATATGAATATAGGTACATTGAATAGACTAGAATCTTTACTTATGAGAATAAGAACTAATGCTCATGCTTTACCATATATATTCTTAAAAGATGATAAATGGATGGACGACTTTCAAAAGAATGTATTAGATCCTATAGATAATATAATAAACAGTAAAACTTGGGAAAGTGATCCAGAAATTGTTAAGAAGATGTCAGAACTAATATCTAGTCTTAAGAATGTACAAATGAAATATAAAGTAATATTAGATACATTCAAAATAGAAGACGCAGAAATAGTTGAATAACGGAGGTGAATTATGTTAAGAATAAACGAATTGGTAGCTTCAGGAGAAAGTGTGTCTGTTAGAAGACCGAAAAGAAGAAGCACTTTCTTTGAATCTGCTTCTATTGTGATTGGTAATAAGATATTGAAAACTAGATGGGATGCTTATCAACTAACCAAAATAATCTCTGGAGAGTCAAGTAAATTTGGCGATAAAGTTAAGAAATTATTCAATGATACAGTAACGTGGATTAAGAAAGTTTGTAAATGGATATGGAGAAAGATTAAAAAAATAGGTAGATTCTTTAAATATTTATTTACTGGTAAAATAAAAGATTTCAAAAACGACGAAGCCTGGAGAGAAGCTGCTGAAAAAATGGCAGATGAAGTAGAAAACGTTTTCAGTGAAATGAACACTAAAGAGTTTCAGAGTAAAGTTGCTAAGGAAATGTCCGATCTTTATGGCGATGTAATAAACGAGATGACAGATACTACGTCAACTATGAGGGACAGATCTAAGTCCTATAAAGAACAGGCTAAGTCTATGGACGACTTTTTAAATAACATGTCTAAAGCTACGGAAGATATAACAGATTATGTAGAAAAGAAAGAAAGAGAAGTAGTAATAGACGAAGTAGTTGAAGCGGAGATTTTATCTGCTAGTCAAATGACTTCTAGTATATATAAGGCGACTAGTAGCACCGAAAAAAATATTAGGGATTATTTGAATTCAAAGGTTCGAAAGTCACAGAAGGAAGTTAATGACGAAATGAAAAATTTCGAAAATAATAAAAATAATATAAAAGATAATATCGATAAAAGACATTCCGAGTTAAATGATTCCTTAGAATCGTTAAGAAAAATATTTAACAAAAACGACGATGAAAATGAAACTGGCGAACAAGGTAATAAATCAAGCACTCCTATTAATAAAAAAATGAATGATGATATAGACAAAGCCAGTAAGGATTTAGATGAATTATTAGATTCGTTATAAAAATCATAAGGAGGTGACTATTTTGTTAAAGACTAATGAACTTATAGCTTTTGCCGAGAGTTCTTTAATTACTAGACCAGTTAGAAAAAGAAGTGCTTTTTCGGAACAAGCTTCTCTAATAATAGAGCGTAAAAGTTTATATCAAGATTCTAAAGAATTACAATATAAGATATTTATTAATTCTAGAACATACGGGGAAGCCACTAAAACTAAAAAAGAAGGATTTCTTACTAAGGTACTAAATATTATAAAATCTATATTTGAAGCTATAACTAAAGCATTTGTTAATTTCTGGAACTGGTTAAGAAAATTATTTAAAAGTAAGAAACTAACTCAAGCAGAAGAAAAGATATCTAAATTAGAAAAAGAAATAGCTGATCTTAAAGCTGAGATAAATAAAGTAAGAGAAAGAGGACTTAATTCTGTTAGAAATATAGCTAAAGAAAAGAAAAATCTTCAAAGTGAACTAGCTTCTACTAAAGAGAATGCTAAAAATAGAGAAGAAAAAATGAATGAAGTTATTATTAATCTACAAAAGAGAGTAGAAGAAAAGCAAGCTTTTATCGAAAAATTACAAAAGAAATTAGATAAAGGAAAGGGATCTACTAATAAAGGTAATAATAAACAAACTCCTAAACCGGCTAATAAACCTGTTAAAAAAGAAGATAGAGGGGATAGTCCTAGACTTAGAGAATGGATAAAAACTCTTAGAACAGTAGCCATTAAATGCAACGATACAGCAGGCGTTATATTACAATTCTTAAGCAGCAATAAAGAAACTTTAATGAATTTACCGGAAGAAGGTATTAAGAAAATAGGATCATATACATTAAACGGAGAGAAAAGCGAGAGTCCAGCTTATTTAGACGCAGCTAACGAAGCTTTTAAGAAGTTCTCTGATATGTCAGGTTCTATTATAAGTGATATAGAAGAAGATATAATTTATTTAGGAAAAGACGATGCTGATGAGATAATGGAGATATTTAGAGATATTAAATACAGATCAGCCGTAGGATTCCAACATATTTCTAAGCTAACTTACCAAACAATAGAAAACCCTGAGCCTGAGTTTGCTAAACAGGTTAATCTAATTGTAGAAGCTGCTAATAATTTAAATGGAAATGTTATGAAGTTGTTAAGGGAATCTGCTAAAATACTTACAAAACTATTTCAGACAAATAATATTGATCCTGGAGCGGTTAAAGTATTGCAAAAATATTTATAAAAAAAAAAAGACTATCCCCGTATACTTGGTAGATAGTCTTTTTACTTCTATTTCTGTCTTCTAGGATTGTTGTAATCCTCTAAAGCTTGTCTTGCATATTCATCTAATTGTTCGTCTGTCAATTCAGGATGTAATTTTTTCATCACTCCTTTAGCGGCCTTTAAGAATACATTGTCTTTCCATCTTTTCTCGCTAGTAGCTTTCAACATCATATGAATTGGTCTATTGATTACTTTAGTAGAAGATTGAGTTCTAACGTGGTCTATTCTAGGTAAAGACTTAATATTATTCTCTATACTTAGTTGTACTTTTTTAGGAAATTTCTTTAAATCCAATTTATAAACCTCCTTCTAATTTCTTTTCATAAAAATCACTGATAATTCTTTCTCTTATGTTGTTCGGTATTAATTCCTTTTTCATTTTATTGACCATTTTGTTTCTAGTAGACTCTAATATGTCATCTTTTTCTTTTCTATTCTCTCTTTGTTCCACTAGAAATTCATGTTTAATCTCTATCTTTTGTTTCGGAACTAATCTCTTCTTTTGTGTTATCTTCCTCATCATCTTCCTCCTCTATGTCATTTTCGTATTTATATTCGTATATAACGCTACGGACCATATTAATCCCTTGAGAGAAATCTCCTACATCTTTATAAGCAGAATTATAAAGTATAATCATTTCACATATTCTATCGTATACTTTAGGTAATAAATAATACCTATACCAACTCATCTGAACATCGTTATCCGACACTACAACAATATGTGGTTTAAAGTGGTATTTTCCGAATTCTCGGATGGTTGTTAGAAATCCACCTATTCCACCAGTCATTACGAAGTGTGCGTTAATATGTTTGGGAGCTACGTGTAATACGGAATTAATTATATCAAAAGGTCCTTCTGCTAATATTAAAGTATCTCTGTCAGGACTCATATGGAACGTACCATCTCTTTTAATTATATAAGGTTTATGCTTCATTTTACTACCTTTAATTGCATGATTTAAAGATATCTTACCTTTAGCATTTTCTCCGTATATTTCTCTATACCAACACATAGTGAAAGAATCATTAAAGAAGTATATAAAGCTATGACCATCTTTCTCTTTTTTGAGTAGAAAGTATATCTTTTTTCTATCAATGTTTATTTTATTCTTATTATAGAATTCTGTCATATTATCAGTAATTCTGAATTCCTCATATAGATCTAATAACTCATGATTAGTTCTGAATCTAAAATAATCTATAGCGTCTTTACTAGGTTCAGGTAAAAAGAACTCATCTTGCTTCCTAAGGTATTTCCTATTATTCTTAATATTTCTCGAATATTTAGAAGCATGACTTTCTAATTCATTACATATATCGTAAGGGAGACCTAATTTCCTACCAAAAGATCTATTAAGTATCCCTCCTGTATTACAATTAGCTCTCCAACATTTATACGTAATAGCTTCGTCTTCATTTAAGTTTATTGCTAGATGAGTCTTTTTATTGCCAGGTTTCTGATCACATCTAGGACATTTGCAAGCATACCATTTCGTATTATTCGAGTACTTACCCTTAGGTAATACTTCTAATAATCTTTCTTGTAATGATTTCTTCTCCATAACAATTAACTTTCCTATCTGTATAATTCTTCTAAATCTTTTATTTCGTCTAGAATCGGATCGCCTATATTATTTAAAAACGCTATAAGATTTCTAGCACACTGAGCTACAGACTTGTCTATACTTTTTACAGCATCATTATGAGTCCCTATACGATAATGACCATTACGGACATCTATTCTGAATCGGTCTAATATGTCACCCAAATTCATTACAGCTTCATTAAGACTATTGAATTGTTCTTGTGTTAAAATCTTTTCCTTAACGTAGAATTCATTATATTGCATTTCTCTATCTCCGTAGACCACTTTACTTTCATATACTGTATTAGAAGAATTTTTCCCAGATACAGGGTTATAATTAGATATTCTCTTAGATGTTATAGTAGCTTTAAATCCATCATATATTCCTTTAAAAGAGAACAGCTCTTTTTCGTCAGGAGTATTATTTATTATAGCAGATAGCCTGGTTATAACATCTTCTCTGCTTACCATAATTATCCCTCCTTCTTCTCTTTATTTACTAATTCTTCGTTGTAGAATTTCAATATATGGTCTACTACGTTATTGAATTCTTTTTCTAATTCTTTTTTAGTACAGTTTCTACCTATTGCTAAAGTACGGTCACTATCTTCTAAAGATAAGATCCTAGATCTCAAATAAACCACTAGATTTCCTAAAGCTGACTCTGGCGTATGAGTTTCCTCTAATTTAAACGCCGTAGTTTTGTATCTTTCGTATGGAGGAAGACTTTCTCTATAAAATCCATTCTTTTCTCTTATTGTTACAATAGGAAGGTATTTATCTACCATACCTTTTCTTTTTAACAGTTTAACCTTTAAGTTGAATACTGAATTATAATCATAAGAATAAAAACTACTTTCTTCAATAACATCTATTTTCATGCCTTCCATCTTAGACATAAAGTTATTTTGGTCTATAATAAAATCATTAGATTTAGTACTCTTGTCTCCGTCCGCATCTCCCTTTGATTTATCTTCATTTTCTAGGATAAGTTTATCCAAAACGTTAGATAAGACATTCTTAACACTCTGCTCTGTTTTTTTACACATCTCCACTATTTGATCAAATATAACTTTTTCTGGTGATTTTTCCATAATAAATTCCTCCTATTATTTTTCTAATATTTTATCTAAATTTTCTAATTCTTTTTCGTAATCGTATATATAAGCATCATTAATTAATAAATACTCATTAGTCTGATCTTCTATCAAGAAATTAATAAATTCTTCCGTAATATTAAAGATCATATTCTTTCTAGTATTCTTATAGTCCTGATTTAAAATCTTCTGTAAAGACTCTTCTGTTTTCTTAGGATTAATGTGATACTTCTTAATACGAGTTACTTTATCCATATATTTGTCTAGTGTCTTATTTACGTAATTTGGAGACACTTGGTTACTTTTCATAGCTTGAGCTAATATCTTGTAATCCTTAGCCATTCTATGAGATATTACGAGTACTAAGGATATATATGTCCTTTTGTCTAATAATTTTAAAGATAGAGAATCTTCTGATACTTCAGCTAATAGTTTTATTATAAAGAAGTCAGCTAAAGGATTCTTAACAGGATAACAGTCATCTTCTATAGTTAATCCATAAGTCTCTATTTTATCTTTACAGTAAGCTCTAATGAGTCTTATGTGCTTACGTCTTTTCTCCATATCAGATAAAGATTTCTTTTCTAAGAATAACTCATGCTTTGCTATAGAGTTATACGAATCAGATTCTCCTACAGATGCTGTTACGGGAGATATAACAGCTGCGAAGTTGACTCCTGTTTTTTGTCTAGCCATACGTCTAATAGTCTCAGATATATATTTAGAAGTATTTCTATCTACAAATTTATATTCCCAATAATTGTCCCCTGTCATATATTCATTTGACTGCTTATTCTTTACTTCTATAGGAATACACTTATGGATTGTAGTAATTCCTGTTACCCATTTCTCGTCTACCATTAAAGGAATAGATTGAGCATTAGATTCAAATATTCCCATCAACGGTTCATTCTTTTGGAATTCATCTACAAGTCCTTCAGTAAAATAAGAATATAACTGATCTTTGTAATCTGTGTTTATTATCTTATTGTAGACATCCCCTCTCTCGTTTAGTTGATAATAATAGAAATCAGCCATAGCCATCTGTATTCTAGGTATTAGATTTATTAGAGGTTCATATATATACTTCTCTAAAGCATAGCTTTCTAAAAGAGCTACTCCTGGTAGCATCATTTTAGTCAGAGTTATTAGACAAGTAATTAAGAATAGATCTTCTCTATCTAATACTATTTTGTCTGTCGGTCTTCTATTCTTTTCTTTTTCTAGTTCTTCTGCTGGTGGGACATATGTATTATCATGTATATATTCTACTACACCTTGTATAATATCATCGTCCATATTTGCTATTATCTTTTTAAACTGGAACGCAGAAGCTTGTGCTATAGTTTGGAAACGGCCGTCTCTAACACTTCTTAAATTCTCTTCAATAAAATCTTGAGATATAATCTTATGATACATTCCTAAAAAGAATATCTCTAATTTATTGATAAACCTAGTCCTTTCTGTGTCGTAAGCCCACGAAAATACGTGGTTTAGTCCAGCTACAATCGTTACTACAGCTTTAATACCAGGAGCTTTAGTCTTTCTACCTATAAAAGAATATGTGCTGTTAAAATTATTAAAAATCATAACTTTACTATTCTCATTAGGTGTTAGAAAGTAGCTGTACATTTGCTTACCATTTACCATCATCATTTTAATATCCTCCTCCTTATAATTTTATTATTTTTAAATCTTCTCCATCCGTTACTAGATAGTCGTGTGATACTATAAATATTTGCTTAATAGTATCTATACCTTCTGTATAACTAGATATCATTTGAAGGTATCTGTCTTTATTATTTTCGTCTAAAGCGGCAGATCCTTCATCAATTGATATTACATCCCAGTTTATAATTTTCTTTATTACAACTAATAAAGCTAAAGATAATAATGACTTCTCACCATTAGATAAAAAGTTAGCTAATCTTTCTTCACTATTTATAGTACATATGATTTCTACACCATCGGTAGTGTCAAATCTAATTGACATTATTCCATCTAGTAAGAAGTTAACATTTCTAGCAACATCAAAGAGACGAGATTCTAGAGATTTAGCAGGAAGCTTACTAGACACAACTTCTCTTACAGCTTTAATCTTAGTTACGTCTTGATTAAGCTTTTCGAATTCTTGTGTTAAGTTATGAGTCCTTTTAATCTCATTCTCTAAGTTATAATATATATCTGTATTTTCTTTAAGTTGTTTATTTATATCGATGATATCATCATTCATTTTATTAGCTAGATCAGAACTATTTTTCATCTCTTTTAATTTTTCTTCATTCTTCTCTATATACACTCTTAAATTATTTATATAATTTTCATCCATATCAGAATAAACTAATGTACGTAGATCTATTGGTAGATCTGTATTTTTAATTTCTTCTTCTAATTGAGTATACTTTAAATAATTCAATTCTACATCTTTTTTCTTTAATTCTATATTATTTAATTTTTCTAAAAGTACATCTTTTCTATCGGCAGAAGATTTAGCCTCTACTTCTAATATAGTCTTTATACTATCTCTCTTATCTTCTAATACTAATACTTCGTCCATAGACTTAATATATAATAAATTCTCGTCTAATTGCTTTATCAGAGATAGTAGTTGTTCTCTATTTAAAAGATCAATTAATTTAGCTTTAGTAAATTTAGACAATTCTTTAGGAATATCTATATTACGTAGATTTTTAATTACACTACAGACTTCTACTACGTCTTTAAAATTGTCTTCCATAGACGATATATTCTTTTCTAGAAGATCAATCTTTTCTTTTAATAGATTAGCAACTGATAATTGCTCCATTTGTCTATTATACTCGTGTCTAAATGGACATGTAGGTTTACATAGATCTTCTGGTGCGTGTATATTAACTAATGTCTCAGAGATAGATATTGATTCTAATTTGTCTCTACTGTCAGCTAATTCGTTTTTAGCTAATAATATTTCTTCTTCTTTAATGTTGTAGTAGTCTCTAATATTATCATATTCTTTCATCACGTTTCTTATATCATGTAAGCTAACAGAAGTATTGTTTATTATAGTGAGTATGGTATTTAAAGAAGATAATATGTTTTGTATTAAAGTAATGTCCATATCTATAAAAGATTTACCTTTATATTTAGTTCGTATATTATGTATAGAAGATTCTAGTCTTTCTAAATCCTTTTTAAGATCTTCACTAGATATATCCTTTATAGTAATCAATTCTTCGTTTATTTCCATTATATTAGATTTATATTGTTCTATAGTAGTGGATAATATAGCTACTTTCTTACCTATATATTTTTCTAATATCTCATAAGATAAATCTTTTAATGGAATATCTTCTACGAACTTACTGCCATTTTCTAATAAGTGTAATAGACCATGTACTCTGTCGAATGATTTCTTATTATCTTTTACTTTATATTCTAAGTCAGATATATCTTCTTCTGAGTATCTTCTCATATCTGCTAATTTACTTTGCAAATTCGTTCTTTTTTGTTCTAAAGAAAGTGCATTAGATTCGGTTAGTTTCTTCTGTCTTTTTAATTCGTCTAAGTTAGTTAATTTAGATATATCATTTTCTACATATTTTAAAGACCCATTTAACATATTATAATTTTCATTTACTTTCTTCTTTAATTCTGTTAATACTTCTAAATTAAATACTTTCTTTAAGTAATCGAGTCTTTGTTGATTAGTATAGTCTATTATGCCTCTATTATGTGACCCTATATTACATATATCGAATAAGTAATCAGAATAGTCTAATTCTTTCTCTACGGCAGATTTAAAGGAATTCACTAATCCGTTATCTGTTAAAGAGATGTATTCTCCATTTACTTCTTTAAATAAATAAGACATAACCTTTACTGATTTAGAATCTCTTTTATATATATGCTTAACTTGATATTTTCTACCATAATAATTAATGTGCATTTCCGTAAATCCTTCGTCAACACCTTTACGTAATTTATTAAATCTATTATGACTAGAAAGTGGGTGTGTTATTTGTCTCAGAAGAGATGTTTTACCACTACCATTAGGTCCTTGTATAATTACTTTCTTTTCTGGTCCCAGAGTAATATCCATATCGGGCACCCCAACCAATCCTTCAGAAATAAATCTAGTTATCATTGTTAATCCTCCTCTCTTAAATCGAAAAAACGAGAATTAACTCGTTTTTTCTTTTATGTCAGATATGAGTTTCTGGTACGCTACTTCCTGCCTAGATCTCATATCTGCATATTTATCTTCTTTGTAATGCTCTAGAATTTTATTATATAGATTTTCTAAAGCTTTAAATATGTCATCTTTTTTATTTTCGTTTTGGTTTATGAATTTTACTAATACTGGTGTATGGAATGTAGCTCCAATAAAACCTATAGTAAAATCATAATTATATTGACATAAACTTTTCATTTCAGCTGCTGAGTTTTCTGTTATTAAGAAATCAGCAAATTTATGCACAATTGGTTCATCTGATTCGTATAATTGATTTAGAGCTCTTATTAAATAGCTCGTATACAAGTCAGACTTACATATAGTATCTCTATATATTGTAGGTATCTTATCACCGTACCATTCCAATAGAAGATCTATATATTCTTCTTTACTTAATGATGGGAAATACTTCCCTCTTTCTGTTTTAAATACATAACGTCCAACAGGATTATTGTAATCCTTTTGAATTTCGATGATATGTTCCTCTTTAGTTATTAGAGGATCATCCTTAAATCTTTGTCCTGTCATTTTGTCCATATTTGTTACCTCCTTAATTATTTTTATTCAAAAATATAATATATAATTACAAAAAAATAACAACATAAAAACCCCCTCCCAGATGGAGGGGTAATTCATGAAGAGTAATTAAATTAGAAAATTCTTTTAATGTATTACTGATTTTGTTTAGAATAAAACGTATCTTGTTTCAATTGCAGAACAATTTCTTCTGATAGTTCGTATCTAAATTTAAGCTTATCCCTACCTGTTAGAGGATCTTTTGTAAATGTAGGATTAACGTTTACTCCTCCAAACGAATATCTTCTTTGCATTATAGGTATAAGCATATTTCTATCCACTGTTGGGTTATTCAGCAATTGTGTTAAATATAGACTTAAAGCATCTACGTAGTTTTCTAAGTTATTAATGAATTTCTCTGTTATTACGTGTAACTGATTTCCATAAGGATGTCCATTACCTTTTAATATTTCATTTATAGCAGGAGTAGCATCTTTAATAGCTCCGTTATTAAAGTAATTAACGTCTATAATAGTTCCCATTCCTCCGTTACCCATTATAGCACCATTATCAGTTACTAAACCTTGCCCTTTCTTTACTACAGTAGAATATACCAATGGTATGATGTGTCTGTAAGCCATATTATGTTCTATGTTAAATGTCAACATAAATTGAGAAGTACCTATTTGATATCCTTGATTATAAAGAGCTCTTTCCTGTCCTTTTATAGTGAATAGAACACGTTTTACTGATAAGTAATCATTTATATTAAGTGTATTTAGTTGAGCTTTTACTATAGCTATTAATATTAATTTATACGCCATTTCATCAGGATCCTTTGGTGGGTCGAATGGTTGAATCTGTACTCTCTGTTGTGGTTGAGGTGCTATAGGTGCTCCAGGTTGTTGTACATTTAAAGCTGGTTGTCCAGTAAATCCAGCAAATAGATTAGGGATTTGTCCTCCGTTAAAATTGTTATTGTTGTTATTCCAGTTATTATTATTCATAATTATTTCCTCCTAAAATTTATTTTATATTTTTTTTTTATCGTTCTATTTGTTGTGTATTATAGATGCAATATAGGTGAGTATATAGCAAATGCAGCGTCATAAATGTATTGTACAGTATCTATATCTACATTTCTATCGAATTCAACTATATTATCCCATTCTGTAATATCTAAAGCTCTTTTGAAATGAGACTTCTCTAGCTCAGCTCTCTTTTCGTCATCAGTTACAACACCTCCTTTAAATTCAGGGTCTACTTCAAAGTCACCTTTATAACATATAATACCTATTTTTCCATCAACTGGTGCTCCTTCTTTATATTTTGTTGTAACTTTATATAGACCACCTTCTATTCCTAACGCATAAAGAGTACAACTTCTGTACCCTTCTGTAGAAAAATATCTTCCTAATTCTACATCTACTCCATGTAATTTTGATAGTACCGCGATTGTGTCGTTTAAAGTTGTTAATAATTGCATAATCTTTCATCTCCTTGTTTTTTTTTATTCACCCATACCTTCATAGTATGAAGGTATGGTATGACTTGATATGTACCCATACGTCGATTGAATCTACATATGGGTATCCTACCTGAATTGAATTCACCCAGGGGTATTAGTTACCTGAGAATGTGTTATTAAATACTTCCACTAATACATTATACGGATATATATTTACTCTGCCATAATGTTGGTCAGGTCTATATCCTATTGCTATATTATTTTCTCTACAATACTTACTAGCTTTCTTACCTAGTTCTGCAGAATTATATGTATTAGGATCTAGTCTATAATAATTTGCGAAGCCCAATATAGACCAATACTCTGTTTCGAATACAGCTTTCTGAGCTTCTTCAACTTCTGTTATTCTACCATTATATTCCATGAGTATCTGATCTTGTTTAGTAAATCTTATATTATGTTCTTCTAGCAACAATGTATGTTCATCTACTGTATTTTTCACACCAAATATTGTGTCTACCAAAGTATGTAAAAATCCAGCGATAGTTGGTTTTTCTTGATTAAGAGTGTATTGTCCTGTACGTCTTATTGACGGGATTACTTCATAGCATATCCATTCCTGGAAACTTTGTGCTTCAGGTTTTCTAGATCCCATGATTGCTTTGTATAGATTACCTTCATCAACAAAGGTTAAATTCTGAGGTCCCCCAAGTGTGTTTATACATATATTACTTATACCTTGTTGGAATAGTCTCTTCACCACTTTATTTGGGGAAGATAACTCTAATACATCACATACATCCGTCAAACAAAACCATAACCTACCAGATGGATCGACCTGGACTCTAACTGTCCCTAGATTTTTGTAGTTAAACGCTTCAATGAATAATTGGTTATTTTCATTTAATTCATTCATTTTTTTCTTACCTCCGGTTATCTATTAATTTAAATGTCCTAATAAGGCAAAAGAGGGGGGGGGAGGGAGATGCTCCGAGAACGTCCACGAGGAAGCGGAACGTTTCGGCAAGGTGCGAGGCCTTCGCCCTCAACACAGCGGCCTTTCCGCGCGACATTCGCGGAGATGCGGTGCGCAGCGCGGAAGGGCGAAGTGACGCTTAGTCTTGGGGAACATCGGCGTAACGCACGCTACCGCCGAAGAACAGGCGGCCGTTCACAGAACCGAGATAGCATGAGTTTTCATCCAGCGTGCCGTCGAATACCACACGTCCATTCGCGTCTTGTTGGCACGCGGTCACCTTCAGCACGCCCACCACTTCGGTCATGGTGGCGGTGGTGAGGTTCGCCAGTTCAGTGGCCTCCTCCTGGTCCCTGCGAGCGGTGAATCCCCGGGGCGAGGAGGTCCAACCCAGTTCCGTTAGCCGCGGCGAGTCGACGCCGCCCCGGGGGGGCCCGG